GATCCAGATTGATCGACGGGCTGTCCGGGTGATTCAGTTCGCCAAAAGCACGATTGTGCTTGACGTACTCATTCACGTACCGGTTCACTTCCGGCTCCATGACTTCCATCGGGTAAATGCGCCCGTTTCGATTCTTCAATGACGCTTGCAGAAAGATGCCTTCGATGAAGTAACCCTTCGATTGCGACTTTGCAACGGTGATATTCTCGTTTACCTCAGTGATGAGGCGTAGTGGTTTTTGTGACATGTTAATCGTCTCCGTATGGATCTTCGTCGCCCGTGTAGTTGACCTTATCTTTGTTCTTCAACAACTTGTCCGCTAACAAACCAACAATCACTTTCATCAGCGGGTTTCCGTCTGAAAGCGTGTCCACCAAGGTATTGATGCGTTCCTTGCGGCGCTCTTGTTTCTGATTGTGATCGTCGATGTCTTTGTTGTGTACCTTCTGCAAAGACCGAAGAACATTCTGAATGGCCTTGATCTTGTTCTGATACCCGGATTGGCGTTCCCGGAAATTGTTCAGTTTGTCGCGATCATCCGTTCGCGGCGGCGTCAATTCGCGGGACGTATGTTGCGCATTGGTCAACTTCGCTTTGAGTTCCGCCGGGCCAAACTTCTCACGTTCTAACCATTGCTGGAACCACTGCGAAGGAATGGCTTTGACTTCAAATTCACCGGGCTTCCTTCCCGCAATTTTGTACGTGACTTCGCCTTTTTTGATGTCGTCATCCGCTGTGCCATCTTTGGGCATCGGCGGCGCATTGTCTTCGTCATCGTAATTGCCGAAGTCATTGCTACCATCTTCGTCGTCTTCGAAAGACGAATCAGATTTGTCAGCAACACCACCTACTTCAGTTTCCGGCTCTTCCGGTTCGGGAGTTTCATCTTCATCCGATTCGGGTTCCGGTTCCGGGTCTTTGGGTTTGGCAGACGGCTTCACTTTAGACTTGATGTCGTTCAGTTTCAAACCATTTGCCTGTGCCAAATCTTCGGCCCGCTTTAGGAGTTTTTCGTTGGTCTTTTCGTCGCCTTCGTCACCGGCATCTTCTGCCTGTTGGATCAGATCACGAATCTGTTGTTTGATGGCTTTGAGCTTTGCTTTCTGGTCATCACCTTCCGGTCCCTTTTCCAACAAGTGTTCAGCCAAGGTGATGCGGCGCGCCTCAACTAGAATTGCGGCGCGCCGGAATAGTTCATGCTCAATGAGCCGTTGTACCTTGGGTTTCACTGGACTCCTGTCCTGTTACTTCTTAACTGTGGTGGGTTTCTTCGGTGCAGCTTTCCGGGCCTTGGCCGCTTTCTCACGGGCCTTCTTTGCCTTTTCAGCTTCCTTCTTCAACCATTCCTGATATTTCTTCTGTGCTTCAGCGACGCGCTTCTTCAGGCTGGACAAACCAGCTTGCTTCTTCGCGATAGCTTCGTTCGCTTTGGCTACGCTTTCCGGCTTGGCCTTCTTCCGGCGCAAATCAGCCACCCGCTGACGGGCACCGGCGATCTGGTGCTGTTTCTCCACAACGGATGCGTTCAAACGACCGATGTAGGCTTGCCAACCGGCCTTGTCACGCGCTTCGTCAAGCTGTAAGGCTTCATTGACGGGAGCTACCCATGTTTTGCCTTGCGACTTCCGTTCATTCGCCCACTTTTCAGCATCGGCCTTGTCAGAGAAAACACGCGAATACGTTTTGGTCGTCCCAAACTTTCCTTTGCTTGGATTGTCGTGGCGCTTGTCAAGCACGCCTTGGAAACCTTCGTTGACAAACTCATCGGAGATTTCGCCAGCCGGGATCACCCACGCCGATCCTTCAGATTTGTGGTCGTTCACCCATTTCTCAGCTTCCGACTTCGTGTCGAAAAAAGGGGAGTAGGTCTTGATCTTTCCGTTCTTGCTGCCCTTTCCCTTACCCGGCTTTTCCAGCACGCCCTTGAATCCGTGCTTGACACCTTCGACCATTCCGTCTTCGTCGTCGTCTTCGTCGGTGTCGTCGCACTCTTCGACATACTCGATTTCGTCTTCAGAAATAACGCCAGCACCCGGCCCGCCGTATGCTTCCTTCATGACCGGTGGGCAATTGGCGTAGATGGCAGACAGCATAGAACGGTTCAGACCTTCACGGATCAGTTCGTTCGCGTCAAATAGCCGTCCTTCTCGAATGGCAGTGATGATGTTCATTGTTGTGGAATCCTCTTGCTAATGCTGTATTTAGCCGTGAACCGCTTTAGCGGCGCTTTTTGTTCTTCCCGTGGAAGTGCTTTGAGTCATTCGGGATGTGCTCATCTTCAACGTGATGAAGTTCCTCAGAATCTTCGAAATCTTCGGGGCCGGGCAAAGTTTCCAATTCCGTTCCGAATCCCGATAGTTCTTCGGTCTGAACAAAATCTTCTACAACCGGCGCGGGTTCTTCGATAGGCTCGACAACCGGGACCGGCTCTTCAACGACCGGAACCGAAACCGGGACAGGTTCTTCGATCACTTCAGAAACCGGCGGCACGTAGCTGGCCGCGACAGTACCACCAAACCGACCATCTGCCGGATCAGGGATCGGGGTGCCAGATGAAACATGTTCCGGTTCTTCTGTGCGATAGGGTGCGACTAGAGAGCCGCCAAAACGTTCATTGTTCATGTTATGTGTTTACTCCCACAACTTTTCTAGCTGAGTCCGAAACCGCATCCGCGATTCCGCCGTAGGTTCTTCATCCTCTTCGTCGTCAGTTTCGCCGCCCAAATCATTGAGCGTCCGCATGACAGTCTTCACATCGACACCGGCTTCTTTGGCCGCATTTTCGATGTTTTCTTTCTCTTCATCGCTGAGTTCGCCGATGTCTCCGTCACCACTCAGAATGTCGGTGAAAGTTCCCATCACTTCTTTCGGGTTCAGACCAGATTGCCGGGCGGCTTTGGTGATAGCTGCCCGTTCCTTGTCGGTGAACTCCACCGTGTCTTCTTCGTCATCTTCTTCCGGCTCCACGTCTTCCCCTTCATCCGGTGGAAGATCGCCACCTTCATCGCCGCCGGTCATATCAGCATCGCCACCGTCCATACCATCGCCGCCCATGCCGTCATCCATTCCCATACCGGGCTGGCCTTCGCCTTTGGCCTTTTCTTCGGCGATCTGGCGGTCTTCGTTTTCAATGACATCTTCGGTTTGCTGTAAGATGTTCTGACGAATCCACATGTTCGAGACATACGAACCAACGAATTCTTGGACACCCAAATCACGGGCGAAATTGAACCGTTCGCGCATGATTTCCATCTCTTTCAGTTCGCTGAAATAGGTGTCTTTGAGGAATGAGTAAAAGATCCGTTGCTTGATGTAGTCCCAATCTTCATAGGCAATGATGCCCTTCAGCATCAATTGGCGACTCAGTAAGGTATCCATCAACATGGTGAATTTGCTTCGCATGGACGAAACAAACTTACCGAAAGAAATTTCATCGCGGGTCACTTCCGCCGCGCGGCCCAAACTGAATCCTGTGTCGGGTTTCAAACGACTCACCGGTACGTTGAGGGCCTGATACAACTTCATTTGGAAGTACTCCACGTCCGCCAATTCGGACAGGTTTGCACCACCTTGAAGCGTCTGGATTTCCGTTCCACGGCTACCGTCACGTCGCGGAAGCCAGAAGTCTTCCATCATCGAAAGGAACTTTTTGTCGTCACGAATCTCACCGGTCTGTGCGTCATAGACGATCTTGTTCCGGTACTGGTTCATGATGTCGCGGAGATACTGTTCGGCCTTCGTCTTCGGAAGATTTCCAACGTCGATATAGAAGGCCCGGCGTTCCGGCGCGCGGCTCATACGATAGATGACTGTAGCGTCTTCCATCATGCGGAGTTGGTTCAGCGGTTTGATCGCCTTGTGTAGATGGCTCAGAATGATCTGTGAGTTGTGATCGATGATCCCGCTGTGCGCATAGGCAATTGCATCCGGCGCAATAATTGCTCCACCTTGCCCGGCATTGGTGTAGTCAATGCCCATTTCGTTGAAGATGTAGTACTCTTGCATGTCCGTGATGACTTCCACGTTGGTGCTAGTCATCGCGCGTTCAATAGTATTGACTTTGTGGATCTTGCGCGGGTCGATGTAGCGAAGTTCCTTGATGCCGTCACGCGGGTTCTTCGAATCGATCAGAATGTGATAGTGCAACCGGCCATCGATGTACCAGCGCCGAAAGATGTCTTGCCCTTCATTGTTGAAGTTCAACAGACTCATGATAGTTTCATACTCTTCACGAATCTGATCCTTGACGCTTTCGGCATAATCGAGCTTGTCAAGCACCAAAGACACACTGCTTTGGTTCTCTTCCACCACGATGGCTTCGTTGACGATGTGTCGAATAGCAGTGTCAATTTCCGGCTGAATCGACATGTCGCGGTACCGCGTGATAAGTTCCGCTTCGTTGCGGACTGATCCATCCATGTCAACGAAGGTGCCGAACATACCGCCGGATTCAACAAGAATCGCGCCGTCCTGATTCTCAGGTGGAACGAATGACCGGCGTTCTTGCGTTTTGTTGCGCCGGTCGCGCCCGATCCTGAATCCAAACAATTTCAATGGCATATCGCAATTTATTTAGAACGACGTTTTGCAAGGTCCTGTAAATGTTGATGTTTGACATACAAGTCGGCTCCGTGGTATGATAAGCCATGCTTGTTGCGATCTTTGCCCGGCCCAATATCACAGACCCTTCTGTGAGAAGTGTGATAGCTTCATTGCTCGAACAACTAGACGCGGATGGCGTCCAATACCGGTTGGATGAATATGCCGCTGGTTACGTCGGTGGTCGGGCCTTTCCGATTCCCCAAGACATCTGTACCGGCGCGAATGCGGCCATCGTGTTGGGTGGCGACGGAACTCTCCTGACCAATGCCCAAAAGATCCCGGCGAATGTGCCCGTGCTGGCCGTCAATCTTGGCAACCTTGGGTTCTTGACCACAACCACATCAGACAAGATGATGCAGACCGTACAACGTGTTCTGAAGGACGACTTCGACACATTGGAGAGAACATTCATGGGTGCCCGCCTCAAACGCTTCGGTGTGGAAACCTTGTCCTTTGAAGCCATGAATGATGTGGTCATCAAATCGGCGGATTCCGGGCGGACCCTTTCCTTCAATTTGAGCATCGACCGTCAACCGGTTGCGCAATACCGGGCGGATGGCATTATCATTTCGACGCCCACCGGGTCCACAGCATATTCGCTGGCGGCGGGCGGGCCGATCATCTACCCCACGCTGAAAGCTATGACCATCACGCCCATCTGTCCCCACACCCTGACATTCCGCCCGGTCGTGGTCCCGGATACCGTTGAAATCGTCATCGTGGCCGATCAGTCGAAACTCTACGTCGATGGACGGGATGTCGCGGAAATCGACCGCAATCATGAAGTCGTGTGCCAGATCAGTCCGAAAACCATCAACCTCATTCAGCCGCGACACATGCCTTATTTCGACGTGCTCAGATCGAAGCTAGGATGGGGAGCATAAAAAGAAAACGGCCCGGCTAGGCCGGGCCATCTTCGCTGGTACCGCCCATGCTCTACAGACGGAACCGTCACTGTTCGTACACGTGGTACGTCAGCTAAAATTGATTTGTCACGCCCGATTAGTCGGTCGTGTCGGACTGCCACCACTGATACTGAAGCGTGATTGGCGTGTCGGAAATGCTGTCGTTGTCGTCCCATCCTAGATCGATGGAACCAACCTGCGACGGCCAAACGCCAACAAACTTGTAACGCTTGTTCTCCTGACCGGTCTTGTCATAGTGAACCATCGTCAAGTCAGACTGGTAGCTGTTGGTTTCGAGGGCATCCTGACGGCGAACGTTCAAGATGTGAGCGTTTAGACCATTCGACCACTCTTCGAATGCCTTGCGGATCAAAAAGTCTTCGTCATTGATGATCGTCAACGACAGTTCATCGAACGTGCGGTCGCCCGGCACCTTCAACTTGCGGCCAAAATACCCGACTTCGATGCTGCCAATCTGCTGACCGGGCATCTGTGCGGTCTTGCACATGAATTCCGCCTTCGATCCCGCCGCCGTACCACCGGGCACAAACGCGGGGAAGGTGATGAGGCACTTGAAGAGATTCTTCCGTGCGCCGCCATACTGGAATTGCGCGCGAAATTCTTGAACGTTGAAAGCCATAATGTGTTTATCCTTCTCCTGAAAGAGATTCGTCAGTTGTATTTAGCAACGACCAGCGCACTACCCCTTCCCCACTCCCTGTTCGGCTTCCTGTTGGACTTCCAAATCGAACCGAATGGCGTAATTGAGCACCACTGGAACAGGCACGCGAAGGTCCGCTGCGATGGCTGTTGCGCCTTTTGACGCAAGCTGATCCTTCAACCACGTCTTTGACAACAGCTTGTCCCGGACATCTTTTTTGATCGGCTCCGCGACCGGGATGTGTTCGGATTGCACCTTGACACATGCTCGTTCGCCACAGGTCGCGGCGTACCCAACCTTTCGAAAAGGGACTGGACGGATGTGGCAAACTGGACACCGTACAGGTGCCGAAATGCCATGAAGTACGCAATGAATTCGTTCAGCACGGCTTGCTGTCAACGGTAGATGAATGGTTGCGTTTACGATAGCGTCCCATTGGGCGGAAGCATTCTTCAAAAGCCATTTTGGATTGCACCGGCTAGATACCAGTTTTCCGTTTTTGATGAGTGTGGTATTGATCCATTCGACTAGTTGCATCCGTGACCCTTGCACCTATTTACCCTTTTCACATCCCCGGTTTGGTCTTATATGTCAATATGTGGTATGATGCTTCTATGAACAAGGAAACCCTTGAATTGACAGCGGTTAGTCTCTTCGATGAGTGTGTGACAAAGGTCAAACGACAAGAGCAAGTCGCCGCCGGATTTTGGTTGCACAACGAACTCAATCGAGGCGAAGCGCCCCGTTTCTTCGCCTATGGTTCGGCAATCTCACCCCTTCTCAACAGCGGCCAAGGAAAAGACATGCTTTTCGCGATCACCCGACACTGGATCGAATCCTGTCGCGCGGAAGCGGTCTATATCCACACCGAAGCGTGGTCTTTTCAGGGGAATGAGAAGTGCGATCAGTTAGAAGGCGGGTGGATGAAACACATCGACACCGGCTTCAAATGGTTGGTAGAGAACGGATATGGAGTTGTCCACCAAGTTCTCTTCATCGTCGCACAAACCCCGGAATGGACGACAGTCGTGTCGCGGAAATTTGAGGAAATGACCGTCAACGGGAAACGGATGTTGGTCTTCGCCGGGCCGATGGAGTCCCATACACAAGAGACGGAAAAGTACAAAGGTCGCACCAAAATGTTCGGTACGATCAGCGAACCCGAAGTGCAAGAATACTACGACCGGTTCGCACCGGAAGTCGGAAAGTATCTGGAGAACCTGACCCAAAATGAAAAAACCGCCGGGGAGTGACCCCGGCGGCTTGATCGTCTTTCAGGTTCAGGATTAGAACTTACCGACAACTTCGGAGAAGTCCACACCCGTGCGCACCGCGATGAAGTTCAACTGGATGTAGTTGATCGACCGGGCGGGCTTGATGTAGATGTCACCCACGAAGCGGTTGCCGTCGATGACTTCCGGCGTGTTGTTCGTCGCATCGCAGACCACGCGGAAGGCGTAGATACCACGGCGACCCTGTACGTCGCGCAAGTACGGTTCCACCATCGCCACGAATTGTGCGCGGGTGAAGTCGTCGTTGAACTCGAACAGAGTGTACTTCGCGGCCCGTGTGATAGCCTTGCGGAGCACGATGAACAAGCGGCGGACGTTGATACGGTCGAACGCAGACGGCTTCGTCAGCATCGTCTTGTCGCCGAAGAGCAAGGTTCCCTGACCACGTTCCGTCATGACACTGTTGATGCCATTCTGGTACAGTTGATCGCGGAATGCCTTCTTCGGGTTGAACGCCAAGCGAACGACGTTCTTCATGATGCCCCGGTTGTAACCGGCGGGCGACCACCAAGCGTCGCGTTCGTCGTCGGTGCGGGCGCAAAGGCCAGCCACGTCGCCGTTCAGCGGCACCCAACGGTACACGTCATTGTATACGTCGTACATTTCCTTCCAACCGCTGTCGATCACGCCGTAAGACGTGGACGGCAACAGGTTGCGGAATGCGATGATGTCATCAACCTCATGACCAAAGTTGTTAACCACCGACACCTTCGGCGGGCTGAGCAACACAATGCAATCCTTGCGGAATTCGCAGATGTCAATCAACTTCATCGCCACCGTGGAGTTGGCCGGGCCACCAAGGACCAAGCTGATGTCAACTTCTTCGACCGACCGGAACTCTTCGTATCCCAAGATGTATTCCTGAGTCGTGACGTTCGCATTGTCGTCCACGCCGCCGCCCAAATTGGAGGTCAACACACCACCAGACACATTCGAAACCGTGCCCGTAGCGGATGAAGTCAATCCGACCGGAACAAATCCGTTCACAAATGCTTTCTTGGTCGGCTTGATTCGCAACGTCGGAGTCGTCCAGTTGATAACCTTACCTTCCACCGGCAAGTAGTTCGTTCCGCCGTTGGTGACAGCCACAGCCGACACCGCGCCAGTCGAAATCGTGGCCGTAGCCGTTGCACCGGAACCCGGACCAGTGATAACGATGTTCGGAGCGCCGGTGTAACCGGAACCGCCAGAAACAACCGCAATCGACAAGATCGCGCCCGTGTCAGCATCCAACACCGGAGAAACCGTAGCACCCGAACCAGCCGGGGTGATCGTCACAGTCGCGTTCGTGTAGCCGGAACCACCCGAAGTAACCGTGATTGCAGTCACGCCGCCACCAGAAACCGTGGCCGTAGCCGTTGCACCGGTACCGTCACCAGTAATGGTCACAATCGGAGCGCCGCTGTAAAGCGTACCCGGAGCGGTCACAGTGATGGTATCCACCGCACCAGAATTCAAAGCGGCTGTTGCCGTCGCGCCGGAACCCGGCGAAACCACAGTCACATTGATGGCGTAGCGAACCGTTTCATTGACTTGGAACGTACCAGACGGAGAGTTGAGCGTCAACACCGTGTCCAAAGTGGAGAATGCGGTGTTCAGTGCGCCGCCCCAATTGGAGCTAGTCGGGTGGTCCATCCACCAGATCCAGCGGCTCTTGCGGTTAATGACTTCAGCGTAGTACTGAGAAGAACCATCTTCGGTCTTCGCCAGCGCTGCCTTGCTCAAGAACGCATAGCGCTCAAGAACCGTGCCAGCCACACCAGTCAGCTTGCCGTCTTTGTCAACGACAACAACGTGAATTTCATCATTCGTTCCGCTATTGTCAGCAACCGACTTGGAAGTGCCCGGAACGCCGTCAAAATTGTCTTTGTATGCCCATGTGTCGAAGCTGTTTACGTCAGCGACCGACACACGAATGCTGTTGCCAAGCGTACCGGGGTAGCGCGCGGCCCACATACCAACCGCACCCTGACCATTGGCGTATGAGCCAAGATAGTGATCGCGATTTTTGATGAGGATACCGGCTCCATCCGCCGTCGAATTCTTGTGGGGAGTCAATCCCGTCGTCGAAATTGCACGGACGACATACAGAGAATTCGTGTACGCAAGGAAGCTAGATGCTGTGAACCACGTTTCAGCGCACAGGTTGTCGGGGGTTCCAAAATAGTCACGCAGCGTTAGTTCACTGTCAACCAACGTGCGCTCTTGGACCGGTCCCCACCGAAACGGACCCGCAATCGCGCCGGTCGATGTTGATACCGCCGGGATGATTGTCGTCAGGTCGATTTCTGTAGCGTTAATACCGGGTGAGAGGAATTGTGCCATTGCCTTTTTCTCCTAGAACTTGAAGAGACTTGTTCGTCGATGGATATTTAGGTTTCCCGCCGCTTTTGGGCGGTCTACTTATACGACAAACCGTTCCGCTGGTGGTGCTTGGGGCCGTCCGTCGTCGTAAAACCCGAACGGCATCACGTCTTCTTCAATCAATTGATCCTGTTCGGCTCGAAGAGCGGCTTGGATGTCCTGATCCATCAGATCCTTGAAGTACCGCTGATTGATGAGCCACGCAAACGAAACCAAACACATGACCAAATCGTCATGCGCTCCCGGTTCCGCCTGATATGAACTCTTGATTGATACGAACCGGCGCAACTCCTGAATCGTGTCGTTGTCACAAATCAACAACTTGTCGGATTCGATCAATGCCTTCAGGTTCGAGCACCCGACCGCCTTGACCTTCTTGTCCATTTCGACACCCAACTTGACCGATGTGCCGAAGCCGCCGCCGATGATCTGACCCAAACCGGCCCGGCGGGTCGTCATCAAAATGTTTTCGTATTCCAGATCATCGCGAAGCGCCCGCGCCACGTCGCCGCCATTGTTGTTCGATTCGATCAAAACGAAGGCTTCGTTGTATGCGTTCGCCAACAACAGGATCATGTCCGGCACCCGGAGCGGCGACATCATATTCGTCCGCCATTTGGCGACCATCTTGTATGGATAAGCTGTCACATCGACTACCACAGCCGCGTGGTAGTCTCCACCGTCGCCCTTCGATACGTCCACACAGATGATGTACGTGTGATCTTTCTCCGGGCCGTAGTAGACATCCACACCTTCGCGGCTCGAAATCGGATTCATATCGGTCAGGGTCGCTAGCTTCCAGTCGGCAACCAAGGTGTTTGTGGAACCGAGAAATTCACATTCATATTCCTGTTGGAACTTCTTCTCTCCATCCGCACCCATGTTCGCGATGGTCTTTTCCCGCCAAGCGTCATCATGGCCCGGCCAGTCTGACCAGTGAACACCGAACGGAACATACTGGTTCTGTCCAGTCGCAGCTTTCTGCCAGATCGAATGGAACAGGTTCATTCCCTTCGGTGTACTGACAATGAAAATCTTGGTGTTCTCACCTGACGAAATCGTCGGATATACTGAAGTGAAGAACTCATCGGCGATGCTGTTCGGCAAGAATGCGAACTCATCCAGCAACAGCATGTTGATCGACAGACCACGGATCGCACTGGACGAAGTGGCCGATGCGATCACCTTGCTGTTGTTCTCCAGAAGGATCGAACCCTTGTTCCACTCGACGACCCCTTGCTGAAGCCACTTTGGAAGATGCTCATAAGCCAACTTCAATTTGCTCAACAATTCGCGCGCCGTCGATAGCTTGTTCGCTAGGATGGCGACCGACAGTTCCGGCGTGAACAGAATTTGATGAAGAAGGAATGCAATCAGTGTGGTAGATTTGCCGCACTGACGCGGGCACTTGGCGATCACGAACCGATTTGAGGAAAGGGTACGGATCAATTTTTCTTGGTACGGAAAAGGTTCGAAGTTCACCAAACCCTTGTCAAGATTGATGATCTTCACATAATTCGCGATGAAGTAGATCGGATCTTTTGCGCACCGAACGTACTCCTGAATCTGTTGTGGTGTGTACTCGACCTCTACTCCGCGCGCCTTCAAATTTGCGTTTGCGTTGTATGTAATTGACACGCCGTTATTTAGCGTTCGTTAGATGTTTCAGATCCCCACCCGCCCGGCGAAGTATGCTAAATTAGATAGACAGACCAGACCCATCATTAGGAAAAGGAGACACGAACGCAACGATGAAACGTTAATGGATGGCCGGTAAAAAGCCATGAAAGCACGACGGCTGAATGGCTGACGAACGGCTTGACAAAACACGGCAGAGTCGCCAAGTTGGTTGCCTTAAACCACACGGGTCAATTCCCCTAGACCACATCCCACACAAAGGCACCCGGCAAAAAGGCTCAAAAACTTTTTGAACGGAGGTTCTGAACAATGAAGCTATTTCGGCTTCTGTTGGCTATTTGTGTTTTCAGTTGGTTTCTGAACGCACAGAATGCAGATGCGCGCGTCGTGCGTCTGGAAGAGTACTTGCGCGCCTACCATAGCCCGGTGGCACACCTAGCGCCGGTTTTCATTGGCATCGCAGATCAGAAGGGATTGGATTGGCGTCTTCTTCCGGCGTTGGCAATCGTAGAATCCAGTGCGGGAAAGGCCATGCGACACAACAACCTGTTCGGATGGGCATCCGGCAACAAACGATTCACCAGCGCGGAACAGGCAATCACGGTTGTCGGTGATGCATTGGGAAGTGCCCGCTGGTACCGCACCAAGACTTTCGTTGCGGCGATGCGGACATACAATCCAGCGAACCGGGCATACCCGGAAAAAGTCCGCCGGGCCATGATGGAAATCGACAATGCCCCGGTCGCGGCAATGCTCGTTCAACCCAAACCAGTCGCGGTCGCGGAATCGAAATTGCCTGAATAAAATTCATTTTCATTCCAAGGAATTGGGGTATGATAATGACATATGAAGGCTGGCTCCGCTCCCGCACCTTACACAGATGCCGTCTCAGCGATTCGACACATCGAAAAAGCGACAACGGCATCTGTTCTGTTTGGTGCCGACCCTGAAAAAACCTACCGCACGCTGGCACAATTGTGCCACCCGGACAAATTGGCGACACAACCCGCCGCGATGCAAAAACGGGGAAACGACGCATTCGCCAAACTCAGTCAGATGTATGCCGCCCTCAATGGGAAGAGTGCGCCAGCTTCACCCGTCGTCTTTGGAAAATGGATCATCGAACATCCAATCACCGGCGGCGACATCGCAGACCTTTACCAGACGACTTCGAGCACTCACAAACGTGCGGTCCTGAAAATCGCCCGCTCACATGGCGACAATGACCTGATGGATCGGGAAATCACCGCGCTCAAAAAACTCCACAGCGACACCCGCTCCGACAAATTCAAACATTACATCCCACAGGCCATCGACAGCTTCAAAGCGTCTAACCGCCGCGCCGTTGTGCTCAACATGGCGGAAGCCGAACTTCGCGAAGGCGGCATGGAAGCCATGATGTCGCTTGAAGACATCACTACCATCACCGGGAAACTGGACATGCGGCACATTGTCTGGATGTCGAACCGGCTGTTATCCGCATTAGGATTCGTCCACAACAACGGAATCGTGCATGGTGCCATTGTGCCGCCACATCTGTTGTATGGTCCTTTGTCGCATACTTTGATGCTGGTAGATTGGTGCTATTCTGTTGATGCAGCGACACCGACCAACATCCCGGCCATCGTCAAAAACTACAAATCGTGGTACCCACGCGAAGTTTTGCGAAAAGAGAAACCGACGCCAGCGACCGACATTTTCATGTGGGCGATGATGGTTCGGAACACGGCTGAATTCATTCCGCCGCGTTTCAAAGGTTTGCTGGATTGGTGTCTAGCAGACTCAGCACGCACGCGCCCGCAAGATGCATGGAGCGTGCAGGACAAGTGGGGTAAACTGGCCCAAGAAGAATTCGGAAAGCCACGTTACCTCAAACTCAATCTCTAAAACACAAGGACAATCAAAACTATGGGCGGAACATATTTCTCCCGCGACGATTACGCAGCACGCGAAGACTACCGTAGTAGCACCGGCACATCAGCATTTGCCTACGATGCCGATGTGAAGGCCGGAAAAGCCTACGGTGTCAACGAAAAGATGAACCCCTTCGGGGTGAAGTATCGCGAATCCCGCGACTCCCCGGAACATCCGATCACCATTCCCATCGGTGTGTCGATGGATCTCACCGGGTCCATGTCCACGGTGCCGAAAATCTTCCAGAAAGCCCTTGCGAAGTTGATGGGTCACTTCCTTGAAGACAAAGCCAGCGGCAAGCGCTACCTTGGCGAAGGATACCCGGCCATCTGTATCGCCGGTCACGACGACTACGCGGCGATGGGCGGCGTGCAAGGCACGGTCCAAGTCGGACAGTTCGAATCCGGCATCGAAATCGACGACGACCTTGGGCGGCTGTGGTTCACGGGCAACGGCGGCGGCGGCGAACCCCGCGAAAGCTATGAACTGATGCTGTACTTCTTCGCCCGGCACACTTCCACCGATCATTGGGAAAAGCGCGGTCGCAAAGGCTTCCTCTTCCTGTTCGGCGACGAAAAAGCCTACGCCCCGGTGAAAGCCGATCAGGTCCGCGCGCTCTTCGGCGACCAGATCGACAAGGACATCCCGATCAAGGACATCGTACAGGAGTGCTCCGAACGCTGGCACATTTTCTACGTCCAGCCGAATATGACTTCCCACTGGCAGGAAGAACGCATCCTGAACTTCTGGCGCGAAACGATCAACCCGGAACACGTTCTCCTGTTGGACGACCCGAACAAGATTTGCGAACTGATCGTCTCCACGGTCGCTCTGTTCGAAGAGAACGCGGATCTTGCCGATCTGACCGCCGATGGCATCGCCACCGGACTCGACAAAGCGCTGGTGCCTCTCTCCCGCAAGGTGGGCGATATCAGCAAGTATGACGCTTCCGGTCTTCCGGCCACCACGTCCACCAGCGGCGGTACGGAACGCCTGTGATCGCACGCGCGCATATTGTAGCCGGGATGACCTTCGGCGACGAAGGCAAGGGTACTGCTGTTGATTACCTTGCCCGGATACATGATGCGTCGCTAGTCGTTCGATACAATGGCGGACCCCAATGCGCACACAATGTAGTATTGCCTGACGGACGGCACCATACGTTCGCTCAGTTCGGGTCCGCCTACTTCGTGGATGGGGTGAAGACATATCTGTCCCGTCACATGCTTGTAGAACCATTCGCCTTACTCAATGAGGCAAAAACGCTACAGTCGGTGAACGGCGATAATCCTTTCGACAGGATCATCATAGATGAGGACTGTCTAGTCATCACTCCATTTCACTGGCTCATGAACCGTTTCCGGGAATCGCTTCGCGGTGACGACCGGCACGGTTCATGCGGCCACGGCGTCGGAGAAGCCCGCGCCGATTTCCTGTCCGGCCAAATTTCTCTTTTCGTTCGCGATCTTAAAAACCCGGCGATCACAGAAACCAAGCTACAGTTGATCCGTAGGGCAAAAATCGATTCGATCCACCGCTATGACATCAATCCAGAAAATCAAGACAACCCCTATGTCGCGGCCATCTACAACGAAAACGTCCGCGCGCTTTGCCACACCTACCGCGACTTCCGTTCCCGTTTCGAATTTGGCAACACCGACCGGCTGAAAGAAATGCTCACCAAGTCAGTGTCGATCTTTGAAGGCGCACAAGGCGTCCTTCTGGACGAACGGTATGGGTTTGCTCCCTACTACACATGGACTGACACCACCTTTGGGAATGCTCACGAACTGTTGAATGACACAGGCGTGGAATCTACACGGATCGGAGTACTCCGCACTATCCTGACCCGCCACGGTGCCGGGCCTTTTCCCACGGAATCTGAACAGGTCCGCTATGAAGGCGACCACAATACGCTGAATGAATGGCAAGGCAACTTTCGTTTCGGGCACATGGACATGCTGATGTTGAAGTACGCCATGCGCGCCGCCGGACCAGTCGATAAACTCTTTCTAACCCATCTGGACAAAATCCCCGGCGTGTTGACGCGGTATTGTGTGTCCTATCAAGACATGAACGAAATTCCCTTTGGGGTGTCCACCAACCGGCTCATGCGTGCGGAACCGAAACAGTACGACTACACCAAAAACATGACGCGCACGCTAGAAGATCATCTAGGCGTGCGCGTCGGGTATACTTCGTCTGGTCCTACCTATAAAGACAAACTCAATCTTCTCCCATAAGAGTTCCGATACGGAGCACTTCCGCTTTGACGGCGCGGGTTACGTCTTTACCTTTTTTGGTGGCCGTGGCCTTTCCATCTTTGAAGGCGTGGAAGATGCTGGCGAACCGATAGGATTCTCCCTTCACATCTCCCTGCGTCGGATGATTGCGGAACTCGACACGCAACTTACCTTCGCGGTACTCCATGAAAGAACCAGCCATAGGAATGACCGTCACGTCCTTGATCTTGTGATCGAACAGATCGCTCTTGATAAGGAACTCAACTCCCGCAAACTTCGAAGCGAAGTTCTTCAGAATTGAAGCCATTTGATCCGGGCTGACCGACTCCATGATATCGTCGCCAGCACATGCCTCTTCGGTCGGGTGAGTACGGTCGCACTTGTCGCAGAACGGTTCTGTCTCTTCTTTCACGACTGTATCTTCAACAACCTTCGGCTTCACAGATTCATTCCGAAGCTGGTACAGATCCCGGATATCACTGATCGCGTTCCGGCCTTTCGGTGTGATCGCACCGCTCGAATTCACGTATTGCTTCACTTTGAGGTTGGCAACAATCGTGTCGTATTCGGTCGGGCTGATACCGGCATGGCGCGCTTCTTCGCGGCGGTAGGCGGGTTTGTATGCGCGCAACAGCAACAGGACAGTCTTCTCTTTCTTGTCGAGGTTGGTGCCAGTATCCGGGAGCAACTGAGCGGCATTCTTATCGCTGATGATGAACGTCAGGCCCATGTCCTTCCCCATGAAGATGCTGTGTTGAATCACACACATGTTTTCATGGATCTTCACTGGCGCAATGCGCTTCGTGTTCGGATTGCCGTTTTGCGGAACCGGTAAAGACTTCAACGTGACCAGATTCATGACCACGAAGTATTCGCGCGATCCGCCGTCCCAATAGCTTGTGACATCAACGCTCGAACCTTCCGGCATCACCTGAACCTTGAACTTCCGGCCTGTGTAGTCGGGAAACGAGGCATGTGCCAGCTTCTTCGCCATCGGATCGTTCGGTTCGAGCACAATGGTTTTGCTCTCATTGAGCAACTTTTCTTCGATCTTGGTGGTGAAGACACCGGCTTCCGATACGTTGACCATTTCGGCCAGCTTGGTCGTACCGGCCAGTTTCTTCGCCCACTCACGAAGACGATTGATTCCTTTGTCGGTCATAGGCGCGGACGCACCTTTGACTTTGCCATCGGCGAACACACTGGCGCGGATTCGCGGGCCAGATGCGCTCATCAGATTGGAGAAAACGACCAAGGCTTCTTTCACAGCCTTCGTCTTCTTGTTGGTGTCTTTCGGTTTGGTTGCCATTATGATTTTCCCGGAAGACAGTATTTACCTTTCGGCACTATGCTTTGGATTTTGCAGTCGCCTTTTTCACCGCACGGGGTTTCCGCGTTTTCTTGGACGGCGCATCCTCTTGCGCGGGCGCGGGCGCGCTCACAGGCACCATTGCGGGCGCGGGCGCACGCTCAGGCGCGGGCGGGAGAAGATCCGGGAAGGTGGCCCGCACAAGGTCTTCGGTAATCTCCCAATCACTCAGATCCTTGGCGAAGACCTTTTCCACCAGCATGGCTTCCGTCACATGAATAGATTCGAGGATCTGTGCCAGCAAGTTTTGCTTCTTGGCATGATTGATGTGTTGCGCCGTCTTCTGGAAAAGATAGAACCGGCGGTACTCCGCATATAGACTGTTGAAAGCCAGTCCAAGGGGAGAATCGTCCGGTGTGTATTTTGGGAACTCCGTGTCGAATTCGACAGCCGGGTCGTACACCAGACGCAGAATTTCTTTCAAGGCCGGTGTGCCGACCGAACGGAGGTACGCGACTTTCTCATCAAAAGTGTCAAGTACAACAAGCCGGTCAAAGTGTTCCGGGATCAGTAGCGATGTTTTTTGTGCCATCGCCTTGATTTAGCGTCGATGGAAACGCTTCCTCAAGATATTTCAACAGATCGTAATCTTCCACGTTGAAGGCATACCAGTCATTGACTTTCATCGCACATGTCAACATCTGCATGAGCCGCAATTCGGGATGACGGTGCCAGAACTCCGCGATCCGGCGAAGAACTTCTTCTTTCTGTTCAGGGGTATTGGCGCGATTAGGAATGAGACGATTCACACTACCATTGTATCGTCATCGGCGGGAAGGCATAATCCGGTAAATGGAATCCCGGCTTGCTTTCTACGATGCCTTCCAGATGGGCGGACCATGATGCCCCGAACCACGATGGTGTCCGTGATATAATGAAGCTATCTTGATCGCCGCGAACAAATGCCGCCGGGTATCGAACTTCATCATTGTCGGTAGCTATCAACAGCGCTCCCTGTGGAAACGGGTAGGCTTCTATGTCCTTTTCCCAAAAGGACTTAGCCCGGACACCGACGACGAAGACGCTTTTGAATTCGCGCAAAAGTTCTAAGAGTTCTGTGACTCCTAGTACTGCGTCGATATGTGGTGCTTCCAGTGTCATTGTCCAATACCAATATAGCATCTGGCGACCGTCTTGTCAATAAATATCTGTTATGATGTCTTTCAGCGCTTTCAGCCGCATTCCGTCTCTACTCTTTGAGGAAGGCGGCGACACGATGTTCTACACGTGGCGCGCCACGGATCGGGCCACCACGGTGAGTTTGCACCGGTTCGTTCAAACGCTGGTGGCGAACGGATCGCTTCCTTCACCGTCTTTGCTTCCGCCGGACATCCACATGAGCATCATTCGGTCAGAAAACGACTTGCCGAACTACGTGCCAGACAAACAGACCATCCGGGTCAAACCACTCCAATGGCGGCTATTGGGCGGCAATCCGAACTACTACTTGGCGATCATCACTACGCCGCATGATCGGATCAAGAAGCAACTGGAGATTGCCAAGAAGATGAAGGCGGAACTGGTCTTCCCCAACTTCCTTCCACACATCAGCGTCGCTCAGTTCAAAACCCGCCACGTTGAATTCGAACACCTACCGCTTCCAAAGTTCGATATCGTTCTCGAAGCCGAAGAGCGCCACGAATTCAACAAGTTCATGTGAAAACCGAGAACTAGATGTCTGATGCTTGCCGCTGGTACATGTGATCGCGTTCATGCGACCGGCGATAGTCTTCTGTCTGACGAATGTCGCTGACGGACAGAACCTTCCAACCGTCTTCCGACTTTCCATTTTCTGTGATATTCACATATGATCCGACCTTGGCAAATGTTTCAGGAATCCATGCGACTTGTTGAGTCGTTCCGCGTTGTAATGTGCATTGTCTGTACATGATGGTTTATCTCCATTCTACTTTAGACACGCGGCCTTCAAAGATAGACAGCAAGATACGGGTATAGGAGCGATGAAGCCTATTCTTATACTCAGTTCCATTGCGCGACACGATCAGATAATCGATGCCGTTCCGGGAAAGAAATTCCCGTGCGCGTTCTTCCGTGTTGCCTAAGAGAACAGAGTACACAAATAGCCGGTCCATTCACCAATTTAGCGAATGGACCCCGTTTCAAAGAGGTTGTCGGTCGTTTAGGCAGCGACCGGAATGCTACTGATGCCGTCATGAATGAACATGACACGCGGCATCGACATAGGAATGAGTTCAGCCACGATGCTGTCTTTGTGGTCCAGCGCCATGTTGATCTGTTTGAGAGTTTCGTTGTCCATCAACTGATTCTTAGCGATGGCTTTGACGATTTCCCTGTGGACCTGACTCTTTGCACTGGCGATGTTGTGCGCCAGCACTAATGCTTTCTCCGCTGCGATTTCATCGAACTCCGGGAGCTTGGCAAGAACGGATTTGAACTCCGTTGCCAACCAAGGATCTGACCGAAGGGTGACTGTGACTGCATACAGTTTCATGCCTACATTAGAACGGATTATACTCCCGTTGTCAACCTAGTATTTTCCACAGGTGTATTGGAAGCCCCACCGGGACTCGAACCCGGATAGATCGGTTTAGAAGACCGATGCCTTATTCCGTTAGGCGATGGGGCCGTGTATAAATGCTCGAAGATGACTGACAATCAGCGGGCCGCTCTCCGTGAACTCATGAATGCTCAGCGCCACTACATTCTGGCCGCAACACATTGCCCGGAACTTGTACCAGACGCGCTACAGAAATTATGGTGCATCACATCAATCATCGAAGATGGGCTGGACATCAAACTCCAAACAGCCGAACACATCGAAAAGACGGATGCTGAAGTTGCTGAACTGAACCGCATGATGGTCCTGTGAATTGGTGTCCCCGGTAGGATTCGAACCTACGACCTTCCGCTTAGGAGGCGGACGCTCTTTCCAAAACTGAGCTACGGGGACGTGATCGCTGGCGGCTCTTGTATTAAGGACCTTCGCTCTTACCTTCTGGAACGGTCAGGCAGACGGCCAGCTATTTGATGGTCGGTGCGCCTACAGGTCTATCCGGCGTCCACGTTTTGACCATCGGTTCCGCCGTTCTCATCCACACGCTGTTGTTCTGTCCAATGGGTCCATCCCACGGCGGCGAACACCAGTACATGTAGCCCTTCTCATCGACGCTGAAGGCTCCAGTGCCGACTGTGGTGCATGGACCCGGCCCGGCGGGTGGCAACGTCCTGTAGACCACGTATGCCCCATCTGGCAGGGCTTCACACTTCGTATCCGCCACACAGATCACAATCGTGCCGGGCCGGGGTGTGATGATGCCATGAAGATTCCGCACCTGATTCTTCATATCGGTGCGCGTCTGTCCCAATACATCTGGCGACAGAAAATACGACGACCCGATGAATACCAAGACGCACAGAATGATGGTGTCGAAATGCTTCATGACGGCAATCCTATTTAGGGGTCAGCAAATTGAACGGCCAAGGAATCTGATCCGCTGACCTACCACTGGTCAACACCACCCACCAAAGGATGATGACGGGAATCGAACCCGCGCATGGCGGTTTGGGGCGATAACCTTGATCCTACGGCTGACCCATAGAAACATCATACCACACGTCTGCAATAAATAGGAAGCATGAAGGGCTTTCACCAGTTTCTCAAGGAATCCGTAGCCGACAGTTCCACCGAACACGAACTTCCCGTTTTGTTGGCGGATTTGCACGTCGTATCAATCAAAGTTCACAACTTCCACTGGAACGTTCGCGGTCCCTTTTTTGGCCCGCTACACAAACTGTTCGACGACATCTATGGTCACCTGAATGAACACATCGATGTCGTGGCCGAACGCATGCGTGCCCTTCGACTGGTCGCGCCCGGCTCCATGCAAGAGTTTCTGGACCTTGCGACAATCCAAGAAACGACCGGCCAACTTCAACCGGCCAAGAACATGCTTCTGGATCTTCATACCGATCTGGTCGATATCTCCGACCGGCTCAACACGATCATGAACGACGTGAACGACGAAGGCACCAAAAACATGATCGCCAACATGATCGAATCCATCGATAAGGATGCTTGGTTCGTTCGCTCCCACGTCGCTACCGACGAAGAGTTAGAAGACAACGAACGCGAACCGGAACCCGAAGAAGAGCCTGAAGAGGAAGAAGACACCGCCGATGATGAAGAGGCGGATGATGACGAAGAATCCGACGACGAAGAGGAATAATGCTCACCTTCGAACAGTTCCTTTCGGAAGCGGTCAACAAATCAGAGATTGAATCACTCCGCAAGGACGCGGCGATGTTCAGCAAGAACATCCGGCGCATCAAGTCTCCCCGCGATCTGTACATCGTCGTTCAAGCCTACGACAAATGGCTGGCCCACATGGAAGGCATCCTCATGTCTGTTTTCTCCATCAGCGGCACACAGAAGCGGGAAAAGCCCCATGAGTCATGGGAAGAAAAACAGGTGCGGGAAAAATGGTGGAACCTTCACATCGACGGCACCGGCATCTTCTTTGTCGATTGGCCGCGCGGATCTGACGTTCTCCGACCGGCCAACGGGGAGAAGTACAAGCAATTCCGTTTCGACGGAAAAGAAGCCGAATGGTCGAAGTACTACGCCGGATTCGATAAAGCGCGGAACAGCGTCTATACGAAGTACGGTAAGCTGACCCGCGAAATGTTCGCCGCGATGGATGAATGGCTGGCGCAAAAAGGTGACAAGCTGGAATCCTACCTGAAGCACGAAGAGTTCAAGTTCGCCGATGTGCGCGTTCGCTTTGTGACGACAGACGAAACCGAACAGCGCGACAAAGCAAAACTGAAAGAGTACCTTCACGCCTTGAAGATGGCAACCGACCGGCTACGTCACTTTGGATTCGGCAACCTTCTCAAAGAATTGATCTTCGAAGCGGACTTTGCATCGAACGATTGGGCGGCTGGCACTTACGATTACAACAATACGATCCGTTCAACCATGTTCGGGTATTCCGATCCGCGTGTCATCGCACATGAAGTCGGACATCACGTCTATGCCCGCATCCTCAAGCCAAGCCAGCGCGAAGGATGGATCGATCTCATCAAGAAGAACCAAGTCAGCTTCACCGACAGTGACGTGCGATCTTTGCGCCGGGCCTATGATAAGGTAATCGCCATCGGAATGCAAAACACGGATGAATGGAGAAATCGCATTGAAGGTGTGTGGGAAAATCTTCCCCGGTACATCGACAATCCACAAACGAAAGATTTGTTTGTGGCGTTCTGGCGACAATACACCAATAACGGCGGCGACATGTACATCCCGTCACCGATGAAGAACGACATCAATGCCGCATGGTCCAAGTTTGAAAAAACGGCGGGCGGTACGTTCGCGTATCACGTGCCGACTGGATATTCAAACAAGAACCCGGACGAAGCCTTCTGTGAGACGTTTTCCTACTACATCATGGGTCGCGGGTTGGCGCTGTTTATGGAGAACCAGTTTCTCCGCATCACCGGCTTCCCGGCCAAATAGCTTAGGCTTCTTCGCGCACCGGACAGACATCTTTGTAGTCCGGCCAGATTGCAGAGTTGTTCTGAACTTCGATCTTGAAGACCACCGGAACTTTCGGAAGTTCAGGAACCGGCCACTGACAGTGGCCTACCGTGTTTTTTGTCAAACGCTTGCGCCCGGCCATATCCCATTTGGCCCACTTGCAACCGACACATCCCGGTTTGGTATTCATACCCACATTGTAACTCGTTAAACCGAGTTTGTCAAGAGATTGGAGACGGCGGTGGGACTCGAACCCACATTGGACTTGCGTCCCCACCTTCGGAGGGTGGTGCCTGATCCTTTAGACTACGCCGTCATGTTGTAGAACCTGTTTAGGCCGCGCCCGGCAGACCTTCCGAAAGATCCACTTCGATAGGACCGGGCCGGTTCACCGTTTCCACGGGCCGTTTGGCACGATCCAATTTCCACCACCACCCGCCCATGATATGCGCCGGGGTCTTCCATACGCTGTGCATTTTGAGTGACAAGGTGTTCCCGTGATAAACCATCGCGGGCACATGAAGCAATGACAACTGCAAGTAGCACATATGAACGCACTTCGGGTCCACATCAATCGCGGTGACATGCATGCTGGTCTGATAGTTGATCCCGGCTTCCTTCATTTCATGAGCCAATCCGATCACATTCGCACCAGCACCACACGCCGGTTCTTGAACAGTGATGTATCCGTTCGTTCGAATCAACTCCCGCATCTGATCGTCGATCATCATCCGGGCCATCATCCGGCACAGTTCGTATGGTGTGAAGAACTGCCCGGCATACTTGTTGGTGATCTCTAGTTCACCATAGATCATTCCAAGAGCATCATGCGGTTCCGCTTCCAGCGCTAAAGTCAATTCCGCCAACATCTTAGGGAACAGCGAAATCTCTTCCGGCTGATAAAACTTGACGATTTCCATGTACCGCTTTTCGCGTTCTTCCGCTTGTGGATGATCGACGGCGTTACTGACACACAGAGCCGCCATTTCCACGAAATCAGCGAAGACCTTGCGATAGTCCGTCCGCCGGGCCGCATCATGGATCAGCTTCACGATGTTTTTTCGGTGCTGTGCTGGTGTTGACTGTTCAATGACCGGCTGGACAGCGGCTTTCTTTTTCGCCATTTTTGTCCAGTCTACCACGATCTGAAAGCTGACCGGAGTCTAAACATCGAATGTCATGACTACAACCAACCACATCACCATCGTTTCTCCGACGACTGGTAGTATCGTCCCGGAGTGGGTCACCGTAGAGGTAAAAGTTACCGACGCTCCACTTCGCCACAACCTTCAACTGTTCGTGTACTCTGCTGATGGCAAGTTCTATCCGCAACAACCACCGACGTTCGATTCGAAGCGCGATGTCTTCGTGTTCAATTGTCACGTCGGCTTCACGGTGCCGAATGCTGAAACCTACACGATCATTGCCGTCTCGAACAAGCCGGTATGGAATATCGACGCGGTGATGGACGACGACACATTTGCGTCGATCCCGGTGATCGTCTCCCGTAAGTAAAGGATTGGCCGCTTCTGTCGGGATCGAACCGACCTCTGTGGGTTTTCAGTCCACCGCTAATCCATCTCAGCTAAGAAGCGATTTGCGACTTTCTCGTTCCTCAAGGACGCGAAAGTCGCATTTTTCTTTTGGTGGTCGGTACGGGTATTGAACCCGTCTCTCCGCTTTTTCAGAACGGCGCTAATCCATCTCAGCTACCCGACCATAGATATCGACATGAAGTTCTGTGCCTCATGTCGCATTAACAAGCCAACCTCAGAATTTTCAAAGAACCGAACTCGAACAGATGGTCTTCAAACGCATTGCAAAATATGCCAAAATCAACGTGTTCGGTTGTCTTATCATCACTCTCCGACCATCAAACAGAAGACCATTGATAGAGCTATCAACCGCAGATCAGAAAACTATGAAAAATACCTACAAATTCTCTCCATCAGCCGGTGTGTAGATTGCGGTATTACTGATCCACTTGTACTCGATTTCGATCATCGCGATCCATCCTCCAAAGATCGAGAAGTCGGAAAACTCATTCATGGGGCATGGTCTTGGACACGCATCGAAAAAGAAATCGCAAAGTGTGATATTCGGTGCGCAAATTGCCATCGACGGCGCACCGCAATCCAATTCGGATACAGGAAATTGGCTCTCCCGGCAGGACTCGAACCTGCGACAATCCGGTTAACAGCCGGACGCTCTACCAACTGAGCTACAGGAGAATGAAACTTGACATATACATACTGATTGACCGTTGTGCGGTCAAGAGTGATTTATGAAACACCTACTTCTGTTAGCCATGACCATGTTGTCGGCAATGGCACAGTGCAAGTATCCCGGAGCGACGCTGACCAGTGACATCTATTGGTCGGCACAGCCACCCGCTGTCCGTGCGCTTCGAAATTCAAACGGAAATGTGTCGCCCGGTGACCAGCAAAGCAAGGCTTTGGCACTAGCGACGCAAGGCTACAAAATCGATGTACCGATCATGGTATGGGGATGGAACCCTGTGTGCATGATGGGCATGCGAAAAGACTACGGCTACACTTGGGTGCCTTCCGCCCTTCAGCCGAATATCGTGATTGCTCCCGGCCTTTCTATGCCCGGCGTGCAAGCCTACGATCCGAAAAACCCACCACCGGGTTCCATCATCGTGTCGCTGGACGCGAAGGACTATCCGCCCTTCGATCCGCCGCCGGTAGTGGTTCCGGTTGTCAACACCAAGGCTTTGGTTGGTGCATGCTTTGATGGCAGCAACATCTGTGGGCTTGGTCCGGGTGCGGCAACTTCGGAACTTCGCAAGGCCGCTGGATTGACCAGCGGGAAAACCATCACGGAGAATGGTGTCAAGTACATCTTCAAATCCGTGGACAATCCATTCGGCTCATCCGCATGGTTTGAGAAGCAATAAGTACTGACAGTGCGTTTTTCAACTCAGCCGGGCCTTCGGGTCCGGCTTTTTATTTCGCGCCACGGTGACCACCCTCACCCTCTTTGGACTGGACTGTCTGGTGACCCTAGCCGTGCCCGGCGGCGGTCCCGTGGAAAACTTGGCAGGGGTGGAGGGAATCGAACCCCCATGATCGGTTTTGGAGACCGAGGCTTTACCATTAAGCTACACCCCCATGAGATTGGCACTCCGGGTAGGATTTGAACCCACATCTAACAGGTTTGGAATCTGTCGCTTTACGTTAAGCTACCGGAGCATATTGCAGCGATCTGGCCGGACTCGAACCGGCGCACAGATGAGCTAAGCTCACCACCCAAGGATCTACCAACTGAACTACAGATGCGCTGCAAACTTTGGAGCGGGATACCGGTGACCATCCGGTTTCTACAGCTTGGAAGGCTGTCGTCTTAAGCAACGTAGACGAATCCCGCGTAATTGGTTGTCCCGGTCGGATTCGAACCGACGACCTCTTCCGTGTCGGGGAAGCGCGCTGACCAACTGCGCTACGGGACAAAATTGGTTGCGGAGACGGGATTCGAACCCGTGACCTTCAGTTTATGAGACTGACAAGCTGACCACTGCTCTACTCCGCAAACTTGTTCGACTAGTGGCCGATCTCTTCGATGATGCCGATCACTTCAGATGCGATCAGCACAGTCGCGGGCCAGAACCCGCCGGGGATCGTATACATCAAAGCGTAACCCGCGATTCGTACCGCACTCTTGATGAAGCTGATTGTTTGATGACTCATGCCACTGTTTAGTCGGAGAACTTTGGAGCACCGGGCGGGACTCGAACCCGCTATTGATGGTTTTGCAGACCACCGCTTATCCACTTTAGCTTCCGGTGCATGTTGAGGAATTTGGTCGGGAAGGTTGGACTCGAACCAACGACACCGCGCTTATGATGCGATAACCTTCATCAGTCGGCTGTCTCCAGCAATTTGGCGACGAAGACCGTTACGTGCTCTGCCACTGAGCTACTTCCCGAAGATTTGGTGGACCGGGTAGGATTCGAACCTACGACCTACGGCTTAATAGGCGATAACCCTCACCTAACGGCTGTTGCCAGCAAAATGGGCGGTGAAGACCATTTGTTACGTTGCTCTGCCACTGAGCTACCGATCCATAGTGAACAGCAAGTTGAACGGCGAACGGGTTTTTGTCAATTAACAGTTGAGATAACCATCCACCTGTCGGCTGTCACTGAAACTATCTTATCACTCCACGAACCAGTCCCAAAACTCCTAACCGGGATTCTTTTCCATTTTCTCCTATGACCACCACATCCGCATCTTCAGTGTCGAAGTAATGCATGAAGCGATCAGGAAGCCGGGCCGGAATCTCCGCCAGCGTTTCCCATTCCCCTTCGGCCTGAACGCCGGACGGAGTGAGTATTCGGAACTTGGTCATTTCTTTTTGAAAGGAAGCGGCAAGCAAGGTATCGGCGACGGAGATTTTAGGCGTCCTACCATTAGACGACATGCTCCGAAGAACACGATGGGATTCGAACCCATATTGCCCCTTTTGCAGAGGGATAACCATCACCTATCGGCTTGCCACTTCCTTTGATCTCTCCCAATGAGTCAATCTTACCACGACTGACCGGGAGTCATTTGTTCCTAAACAGGCTCTTCAATTGTCAATGATCTGTGCGCCGTTGCCGATTACGCGGGCGGCGCGAACTTGATTTGGTCTTGGTGGGCCGGGTGGGACTCGAACCCACAACCTTCCGATTAAAAGTCGGCTACTCTGACCATTTGAGTTACCGGCCCATGTGAAATGGACCGGGCCAACCGCTTGTTAGGCGGCGACCGATCCGGCAACTCGTTTCTCGAACAATGTCAATTCCATTTTCTTTTCCTTTGGTGGGCCGGGTGGGACTTGAACCCACAACCTTCTGCTTAAGAGGCAGCTACTCTAGTCCTATTGAGTTACCGACCCATTGAAAAATTTGGCTCCGGGAGTAGGATTCGAACCTACATATGGGCATAAAGCCACGTCTGAGTAACAGTCAGGTGCCTTACCAGTTAGGCGATCCCGGAATAAAATTACAACTCCACTTCAACCAGACCTTCAGTCGCCCGAAGATCCGCAATCACGTCTTCCGGTGCCGGATCGATCCTGACTTCTCCGAAGTGATCCAAGTGGAGCTTCTTCGTTGCTTCCAGTCCCGCCGCGAAATTGGCCTTCGCCTCATCCACAGTGTTACCTTGAGCCGCGTAATCCATCTCCACGCCTTGCGCGAAGAAGAATTGTCCGTCAGGTGCGATCAACACTTTCATACGATCTTGGTAGTCCCGGTAGGAATCGAACCTACAACGGCCTGTGTGTAAAACAGGTGCCAGTACCAGTTCCGGCGACAGGACCATGTTTGGAGCGGGCAACGGAATTCGAATCCGTATCTCCGGCTTGGCAAGCCAGTGCTCTGACCAGTTGAGCTATGCCCGCATTTGCAGCGGCGACTTCGACATGCACATCCTGTTTAGCCGCATCACAGAACACCGTAGCGCGTTTCTCACGCATCAGCGTCGATAGTTTGGAACACCCGGCGGGACTCGAACCCACATAGAGACTTTCGCCTCACACGTTCGTAGCGTGTTGCCTGATCCATTAGGCTACGGGTGCATAGCGTGGTAAGCAATTGGATTGGAACGGGTCAACCACCGAAGTGGTCTTGGAGTCGAACCAAGTTATACCAGATAACCGTTACCGGTCGGCTTACCTTGAAAACTGTTTAGGGGAAACTTTCTTACTCCAGTGTTCCTGTCTGTGTCACTCATTGCTGGATCGCTACTTCCAGCTTTGCAGTTCAGGACTGTTTCAGGGAGAGGGGATTAACCGCGCTTGACGCGCCCGTTAAATCGGCTACCGCACCAATTGAAGGTGACGAAGCGATTGCCACGGGCACACCGGGCGGTGTTTCCGTTTCGTTTATTGGCTACGTTCGTCATTTGAATGCGATGTCCTTCTGATTCTATTTATACATGCCGCTGAGCGGATGTCAACACTTTTCTGAACTTTTTTCGAACTATTTTTGCGGCACCATGTCATACAGCGCGACACGTCCCACACCTTCCGTCAACTTCGGATTCTCTTGCACGTCGTAATCCAAACGGAACCGGACTTTTTCACCGGGTTCCAATTCGCCGATTGGAACTTCCGACCATCCGACCCGCGAATCCGTCAGATCGTACAATTTGAACTTTGCCACGAACGCTTCCAGCCCGACATTACACCGATTGCGAAGTACTGTTTCGAAAAATGTCTTCTTCGGCGTCGTGTTCCCTTCGATGCATTTCAGGAAATCCACCGGCGATGGATGATCGGTCGCCGGTGGATTCGCCGGGTTGGAAACTACCGCCGGGACCACCACAGGTTTCGGAGCGGTGTCGCGGGCCACCTTAAAAGATAGCCCGCACATGACAATGCCGATAGCGACGCCAACAACGACCAGCGACGGCTTTTTCCACACGATCATTTCAGACATTGCGAATTACCACTTGATCGGGATCATTCCCAACGCAGCGCTGTTGCTCTCCACTTCACCGCCCGTCGCCGCCGCGACAGCCTTGTCACGGTCATGCTGAGTCATGCCATCTGTCTTCATGCGCGGCTGAAGGGTCTGACGAACCGACGCCGGGACCGCCCGCACGACCTTGAAAATGAGTCCGTCGTCTTCGGTGCCGTCTTCGGTCAGTTCGAACAGAGCGTCATAGACTTCACCTTTTTGGAAATTCGCAGCGTCCATGTCCACGCCCAAATCGACCAGATCGATTCCGTTGTTCTCCATCATGTCATGGATGACCAGTTCCATGTCCGGGTGGTATTGCGACGATACCCGGATCATGATCGGCCATTCCCGCGATAACGGAGTGGCGATCAATCCTGTGAACTGGTCGCCACTTTTGAACTGCGACCAATCGACATCTTCAATTCTCTGTGCCTTCATGTGTGTCCTTTCATTGTGTCCGTATCATGCGTGAGCATGATCGGGAATAGCATCAATTTGGGCATGCATGTGCTGAATGCCCTTGTCAGTCAAACGGTATCCCCATCGCTTTTCCGTAACGATGGTTTCCGCTTCTTCCAGAAACTCAATCGCCCGCCGAATGGTATCGACGTGAAGAGCGGCCATCGCTTCAAACTTCAAAGCGTCAACCGCATTTTGATTTCGTTCCAATTCTTCGTCGGTGAATTCAGGAACCCGCTCCACTAGACCTTTTTCGATCAGACTGTCGTAGTTGATCGAAAAAACGCCGTTGGGTCGCGCGATGTATTTTTCATGCGACACAATCCCAAACCAAAGGTCAATTAGGATTCCGATTTCTCTGTAGGTAAGATCATCCATGTCGAACGTCCGTGCTCTATTGTGATATTGTACCCGGCTTCCGCCTGAAGCAACGTCGTCAATTCATCTTCGACGGGTCGGAGTGATTCAACGGAGCGGACTTCCCGGTTTTCGGTTCCCTCTTGGGTGATTTCAATTCGCATCTCTTTAGAATGACCTCATCACTGATTTTATACGCAAGGACGGCAAGTTGATGGTAATAACGCATCGTATACTCTACGATTTGTTCCATCTGATCGCGGGTCGCCAGTATGCGCACCGGGATCATTCGTTCCGCATACACCTTGTCACCGTCAAGCCACTGGCCCTTGGCGACCGGTAAGATGGTCATCCCGCCGCTGATCTTGCGAACATGGGCATCCCATACCCGGTGGTAGCGCAACCTGAAAGGTTTCCCTTCGTTGCTCACCGTAGGTACAAGAATCTCCCATAACTTCTTGTCATCAGTCACGACACCATTATGACATATGAATCACACGATGTCAATTCGGAAGGCGTGCTCGAACCTCTTCAATCCACGCTTTTCGAGTCGGATAGTCCATTGCTCGAACGAATTGTTCCATCGCGGATTCGACGCACAGAACACACAGGTCTATCGAGTCTGTCACTTCAAACGTGCGGCCTTCGATCTGATCGCGTTCGGTACCTACGGCGATTTCAAACGTCCGGCCCCGACCTTCACGATATTCCTTCCCGCACCGATCACATTTCCAAATTGTCATCTTCATTCAAATTGCAGCCTTGCTGTAGATTTGGTCGGCTGTTCCGGCGGCGCTGGTGGTGCTTGCACATTTCCCGGCATGAACTCCGACAGATGTTCGACCAGATTGGACAGGCGGTTCGACGCCAAGTAGCTATAGATTTTGTTGGTCGCGCCGATGGGTGGTTTCGCAAACTCTTCCAGAATCGTTTGCTCAATGTGATCCGGGGTCCGCGTCAAATCAACCAACTGTTCATTGCGCCGGTAGTTGCGAAGCATGCGCGAATCACAGAACGTTTCCGGCTCTTGTGTCAACCAAACGGCCAACTTCTTATCCATCACAGGAGACTGACGACCTTCGGTCATGAAGATGTCGTCTGGTGACAGAAAGTTCGGAACGCCGTCTGACCGGTCGCCGCGCATGATGTGTTCTTTGAGGAACTGTTGCGGATTCGGACAGATGACGAACTCTTTGGTGTATGGACTGAACTGCTGAATGTTCGGCCAGCGCTGAAGTTGCTGGAAATCCTTGTCGCTTGAAATAATGACGACGTTCTCCAATGGACTGAACCGCCGGGCCAACGTCGAAATGATGTCGTCGGCTTCCGCACCGTCCACTTCCATCACCTTGTACGGAAACACTTCCGCGATCTCCCGGCGGACCATACGAAGCACTTCGAATAGGTGTTGCCAGTCGATGTTCGAGTCTTCCCGCTCCCGGCGACGCCCGGCCTTGTAGAAGGGGAAAACATCCCGACGCCATGAGTTATGAGAATCCGTGCAAATGACCATGCGACCGTGCGTCTCACGGAATTGCGCATTGTACATGCGAAGCGAATTCAGAGTGACATGTCGAAACAAGCCTTCGTCCAGCTTCGGCTGGCTTTTGACTTGCATCATGTAGTTGCTGATAACGACTTGGCTAAAGTCGAGTAGGATCATTTCGATTCTCCGATGATGCCCACGGCACCCGATATCGGCGAAAGCACACGCTACACTCATATTCCGGTCCACCGCCCCACAAAATGCCTTTGTGGAAGTTCCGGCACCACCATCGTTTGAGGTTGCTAATCCATTCGCTCACTTGCATTTAGTGCCAGTGTATCAATGGAATCGGAGAATCAAATTTGGGAAGATTTCGACGCCCGCCCGATGGGAATATGCATCACCGGATTGGCTTCTTGAGATTTGGGGTCCAGCTTGATAATCACGACTTCTGGCGGGACATGACGGAAAGGACGACCGGTTCCAGACCACACTTTGCCCGCCGGGATACGAATCGCAATCATCTGTTCTTTCACATTGCGGTCTTCAATCGGCCAAATGTGCCCCGGTCGTTCGTTGCGCATTTGCACTCCCTTGAAAATCACACCCGTCGCGGCGGTCAAATCACCATCGACAAATTCATACCGATATCCCATGCCCATACTCTTATATTAGACCAGCGAAGAAAGGATTCGGCACAGTTCGATGAACACCACATCCTTGCCGCGTTCCAGTTCGGAAAGGTCTTCGTAAGGGATCATGCTTGGATGATGCTTAGCGACTTCATCTTTGACCGGCCCATAGGTCCATCCCTTCGCCGCCTTGTCTTCCATCCACCAATCGTGCGTTTCCTTCGGCGTCATGTCCGGGTTGTTCAGATGAAAACGGACACCTTCAATAAACGTAGTTTGCTGGTCATCCCCGGCGTGCTCCCATGCAGGGTACAACTTCCCAAACTCATTGTTCAGAGCACGAATCACGGAATAGATGCGCACCGCAATCGCCCGTACTTGTTCTTCGGTCATTTGCCCGCCTTCGCTTTCTTGTAGACCACGATGCTTTGCAAATAGTTGACCAGCGCATCCATCTGGAAAACACTCATATTGCTGTAGGCTTCCATCAACTCTTCGTCTTCTTCCGATGCCGCCGCGAAAATCTCATCGTAGGTCTTCTGGTAAACGCGGGCCAATATCGCCCGCTGTTCCAATGTCAAAGACTCCCGCCACTTCTCCCGATTTGGCGACGGTAGTTTGGGTTTTCGATGAAGACAGATATCATCGATCACACCATCGATGTAGTAGCGAATTTTGGTGAGTTCGGAGTCTTCGACGGGCCGGGCGGCACGGGGCGGTTTGGGTTTCAGCGACCGGATGTGATCGTATAGGCGGGTGACCGTTTTCTTGTCCAGCGGGACCCCTTTGGTCAACAGTCGGGCAACAGATCCGACGCCTATACACCCGTGCTCATCACACGCGCGGGCGCGATCCACTACATCAGCGGGGAATGGCTTTTCGTCAGTGAACGGTAACCGAGTTATGCGGTTGTGATAGATGAGGAAGTCGATCACCCATTGTTTTTGTTGGGTGGCCGTACTGTTCTTGCGATACCATGTCAGAGCTTCAGAGACAGATCCGGTGAATGTATCGCCCCGAAAGAATGGTTCGGTTCGAACCTTTTTCATACCATCACTTCGCTTTCGTAGGTGTTCCGAAGTTCCGTGTGATCTCTACGTCACGGAAAAACGTTTGCGCTTCGCCCGATTCCGTCGCGGCTTGTCGCTGAACAGTGCCCGACATCAGGAAGCAATCATTCACTTCAACAATTTCAACCATTGACGCATAGGATACCGCAGACTCCGGGATGATTCCAATCTTGTGTTCGCGGGTTTCCACTTTCCAGTAGCGCGTTCCATTCGATTCGATCACCTTCAACAACTTGACGTGAAATTCCGCCCGCGCATTCAAAGAGCCAAGGAAGCTGGCTGGATCAACTACGGGCGGAACCAAACGAAAATTTTTCACAACGGGGCGTGCGGCCCGGCGCGGTTTAGGCATGACTAATTCCTGATCCGGCATCGTTCTCTCCAAAGTCAGTATACATCATACCGACCTATATGTCAATTCTTCACTTGCTCGAACTTCAGAATACCATCTTCGATCCAAGCAAAATGACGACGTTGTGTGTCCATGCAAACAGACTGGAATCCGTCCACTTCGATGCGCCGGACTTGCCGGGCTTCGGTGTGACCGACCAACTGATTGACACCGGGAATCACACCCATCTCCGACCAGTCCGCCCACACCAGACCGCCATAGACGTTGTGGAAACTTCCACCACGCGACCGGCCAGCCTCAAGCCACGGGTGCGGAACCGCCTGACCTAGTGCCCGGCGAATATCCGCTTCCTGTTGATGCATCCAGTCTGGAAAGGACATTCCATCCGGCACCGTCACCAATTGCGGCACAACCCCGGCATGCGTTAACAACCAACCATCCACGAAAGCATGACAACGCATCCGCGCCCAATCTTTCATGGTGTATTTCGGTTTGATGATCGACGCACGCAAGGAAGAGTATCCAGAGCAACGGAAGGCCCGGATATCGAATGCGTAGTGAAGATCGTGATTTCCCCACAGCATCGTCCACTTCGGGTCATACAGCTTCTTCTTGACCCATTCAGTGATCGTGTGGGTGACTTCCGTCACACCGTTCCACGAATCCCAATAGTCTCCAAGGCAAACGACCGCATCGGCTTGCGCCGCGCGCTCTTCGGCCTGTTGAAGATAGATGTCGTCTTCGTGGATATCAGCAACGATTAAGGTTTTCGGCATAGAACTTGGGTCGCACCATACTGTGCGATGAAGTAGGCGTCCGCAAGGTCTGAGAAGGGACTACCTGTTCCTTTCATTTTCGACCCATACACGCTCTTCAAATCCATGTTTATGCGCTTGCTAAAAGCCTCATACATTGCCGGTTTGTCGGCTGTCCCTTTGCCCGTTCCATGCTTTTTTGCGACCGTGGGAGCAATGACATGAAACGTCCGACCCTTCATCCACAGATGATGCTTCAACAGGCCGGTATTCTCACCGATGTGGAACACCTTCCCGCGTGCGTTGAAAGCGTAGTCTTCCAGCCACACTTCCACATCGCCGCCGGTTTCCATATCGATCCATCCCACGAAAGTCTGTGCAAGGAAATCGAACCGGGCTTCCTGTGAATCGGTTTCCGGGTATGGAACCGCTTCAATGTTTTTCAATGGCGACGCCTTCTTCGAATCCATCACGTAGATGAACTTGGTAGATGCAAAATCGGCTGGCGCGTGCATATCGATGCAGACGCCCGCCGGACATGTCATACTGTAATCTATTCCAACTACATAACGACACATGCTAGTTACCGCCGAACACCAAAACCGGTTTTGGTCAAAAGTTCAGAAAAGTGAAACCTGTTGGAAATGGACAGGGTGTCTGTCATCCAATGGTCGATATGGTTCTTTTCGAATTGATGGAAAAATGATTGCTGCTCATCACATCTGGAAGCGTCGGACATGGAACTGGCTTTAGTCGTCATCATCCTCATCCGCTGGTTCTAGGTCATCGTCATCTTCTTCTAGGTCCAGTGGCTCTCCGCAAAATGGGCAGAATTGTGGCCCGTCAAAGGCTTCGTCGAATCGCAACACAAACGTCGATTCACAGTACTGGCAAATGATGCTAAGTTTCCGAAAGTCACTCATGCTGACACTGTTTAGGCGTCCGCAATTTTTGACATACAAGTGCGGTTATCTCTTAAGTACTTGATCTACAAGGACTCGAAAAAGCTCCGTCATTCCTTCCAGTTGTCGTTTGCACCGGGAGTCGAAAGACACGTCATGCCGATGATAGGAGACGATCTCAAATTCGACACCGGAATGGAACCGTTCGAGCGGGAGAAGATGCGCCGCGATGCTATGCGCCAATTGTGTTAAACGAGTGCCGGTGAATTTCTCTTCGCCAAGATATTCGTTGTCCTTGGTGCGGCTATACGAAGCAAACTCCACGGAAATGCTGATCGGTTCTGCCATCACCGATATTTACAGGAACCCGTATGTTAGACACAAAAAGGCCGGACCCGAAGGCCCGGCCTCTTGACGGAATCGCTCTCAGTTTAGCGAATCGGGCAAGCGCCCGAAACACATTCTTGAGACTCCAAATCACCTTCGGCAATCTGATCGAAGTCGATAGCTTTGACCCGCGAAGACAAACGCTGGAATTGCTCCTTGCTGATCTTTTCCTTCGGGGCTTGCTTGAACCCGTGGTCAGAATGACACAAGAAACTGATCGTCTTGATGTATTGAAGATTCTCAGCCAACCACGCCTTCAGTTCCGGGATCTCTTCCTTCTTGTAGTAGACCGTCACAGACACCGACTGATCCGCCCAATGTTCTTGGGCCATCTTGACGACATCCAGTTGCTTCCACGTATCCCAATCTTCATCAGCGACCGGCATGCCTTCCGGTGCTTCGACGTAGAAGTCTACCACTATCGTGTTGTTGTCGTAGGTGCCATCGAAACGGATCACCGGTTCCATCTGATGCTTAGCAGCACGAAGAATCGGAATCAACGGATCGTTCGCCGCGAAGCGCACACGCTGGATGATGTAGCGGGAGAACGCCGGATGAATGCCTTCATATCCTTGCTGGTCAAGCAACTTGCTGACCGTGCCGGACGGCTTGACAACCGTGGTGCGGATCGATTCCGGCACCTTCAGTTCCTTGGAGTAGCGAACATTCTCATCTTGGATAGCGGCATAGACCTTATCCAACGTCTTCGGGTTGAACAGCGGGCTTGCCAAGCATCCCGTGATGCCGGTCCCGATACGCATGTTCCGATGCACAACGGATTGAATCGACGGCTGATGGTAGGTTTCCATCGCAACACGCTTACCATACCGATGCATGAGCCGCGCGCCTTCAATGAATTCCCCTTCGTCTTCGAGATTCATCAGCGGGAGTTCCTGAAGATTGCAGTTCTCACCCGACTCCAATGTCGCTTCAGCGCACGGATTGACGCCTTCCGCTGTATCCGGCTTCAACTCACCCATACGGCCATACTTCTGGATGTTCGTGCGGTTGACGATACCGAACGGTTCACCATCTTCGTAGGTCTTCCAGAACGCTGGATGAAGGTCTTCCACATCATCTACAACGACACTGAAATTGGCAAAGGCCCGGTACGTCGGAATGTTGCCAAGGGACCAGCGTTTCGCCGCCAAATACACCTTGTCGTAAGGATCGCCAAGAACGATGATGGCAGAACGGCGGACATTGCCAGCAACGACCATTTCACCAGTGACACAGATCATGTCCGCCGCGTCCAGCGGGCGAATATGCTTGCCTTCCCGTTCCTTGAGAATGGCACACAGCTTCTCCACGAAGCCAATCAACGGAATCGGCCCGGATGCAACACCACCAAACCCTTTGATCTTCTGACCATATCCACGAATGCAAACCGTGGAATACGAAAAGGACTTTCCGGTCACGAAGAACGATTCGAGCACGCGGCGCGTTAGCTCACACCAACCTTCGCGGGAGTCCGGCACGATGTAGTCGGCATCGTTCGTGTCCTTGTGGACAATCGTGACATCACGCTTGACCTTGGGCAACTTCGACACGAACCGGTTCTCAACACTCATGCCAACACCGCCGCCCAACATCAACATGTCTTGAGCGATCACGAAGTTGTTCCAGTCGGCTGTGTTGAAGTAGTAGCAGTTGTTCAGAGCACAACCGCCGATCTTCTCATGCGACGGAGCACCCGAAAACCACAAGCCGCGACCGGCAGGAATCGCCTTGCGGTTCATCATGAAATACCGCAATCGTTCCTTCTCTTGATCGCTCACCGGAACAGTTCGGGTGTTCCCGGCGATCACTCTGTCAACCGTCTCTTTCCATCCCTCTAAAACTCCCGTATCACGTCGGGAATACGTTCTGCGATAGACAATCTTCGCAAGATTAGACCAGTCTTTATTCATTACTCCTTCCTTCGCCACGTATTTTTGGCGACAAAAATGGCGCGTCAGGCAGCGATGGCTGACGCGCCCGCCAATAAGATTCTGTCGGTTTGAAAACTATCGAATCCTGAAAGCTGTCGGGTATTTAGAAGATTGGAGCACTACCAACTCTTCGTCAAACCTGTCATCACATTCGGATACACCGGCGCGGTAACTACTTTGTTTAGAGTCACTTGCGTCCAGATGGAATAGTTGTGTGGTAGCTTATATATCATTCCAGCGCTGTAGCCAGAATAGAATCGCCACGCCACATCTTTACCGCCTGTGATGCCAGTTGCACCCGCCTGTACCCACCCGTAGAGAGTGATTTTCGGATGCACGTCAAAGTTTCGCATGACACCAACCGCCGGGGTGTGACAACCACCATTTCCGGTCGGCCAAAACCCGGAACCACAGTTCTCATAGGTGTAGCCAACCGTCAATTCATTGATGAATTTGTTGCCTTTCAACTTGTCTGGCAGATAACCATAGCCAAGATTGAAAGAGGATTTCGCCGCCAGACCGGGCCTGAAAAAACTGGACCCGGCCATAACGAACAGATCATTCTTCGTCTGACCGAACACGGACGCGACGAAGAGAAACGATGTGATGAGTAAACGCATAGTTAGAGTGTTGGGAATTCTGTCCCTTCTTTCCAGTATAGTTTACGCATCGGCTTTCCATTCAGAAATGCCTTCCAAGCCAGAATGAACAGAGCCATCAAATCGACTTGAGCCAGCTTACCGCGCCGGGCACGGTTGGCGATCAGCCTTTGGCGAAGATGATACACCGCGTCCGATTCCGTCAAATTGATGCCGGTGCGCAAGCGTTCGAAAAATGTTTCAGCGGACGGCCCGCTCTGTTTGTAGAAGAGGCAGAAGCATGCACCGGTAACGCTCTGCATGACCAGATCCCGACAGCTATCCGCGATCTGTGCGGCCCGTTGAATCATTTCGAAGTTGTTGCGCACATAATCAAGGATCTGAATCCGGGTAGGATTCTTTCCGCCCTTCAAGTAGTGCGGGCCATAGTTCTCCATGATGTACATGATGCGACCGACCGCCGCCACAGTCGATGCATAGGGAATGTTCTCCATCTGTGCAACCTGTGAAGTGGACCGACGAAGACCATTGTCCATGTAGCGGAAAGCATCTTCCGGGACATTCCGCACGACCAGCATGGGAACCGAGAAAGTGTCATCCGCGATTCCCGCCAACGCTTCCATGCGGTGCTGTCCGTTGACCAATACACCATTCACATCAAACTGAATGGGTTCTCCCGTCAGTTTGAAGTTGTAGCTGAGCATATCCATCCGGTAGCTACGAACAATGGTGTTGCTCATGGGCCGGTTGTTGGATTTGTTCAGCTTCAGATAGTCGCGGGCGACGGGCGGGGTGATATTCTCTACCGCCGCCTCAAGTGCCTTGGCTGTTCCTGTTCCGCTCATTATTCGTTCTCCTGTAGCAGCACTGGATTACGGGGTTGTTCTTCCTTCTGAACGATGTCCTGTGTGCCCCGTTTCCCACCTACAACCCAAGCCAAACTATTCAGCCGGGAGAAAGTCAATCCATATTGTGCCGTGAGACGGCCAGCCAAAGAATAGATTGCCTCACGAAGAGTCGGATGAACTGTCAGCCCGGAACGAAGCCGGATGATGTAGCGGAATTTCTCCAACGGGCCGGACACCACGAACGGTACTTTGAACCCCATCGGGATGGCGTACACATCGTCTTTGATAGCGCGGCCTTCTTCGACCAAGGCTTCGGCTTCTTCTTGCAAAGATGGCGGCAATTGATCGTGGTACCACCATTCAAAGCCGTAGTCGGTACCGATGACCGGGAAGGTCTGATAGACGCTCCGGTGCCGGGCCAGATCGCGCCATGAGGCAAAGTCGATGGTATCGGTCCATTCGATAATGCCGCGCTGTTCTCCGTTGACGGGACGTAATGGGATGTACTTGACATCCGACATCCAGAACTCTGCCATATCCCCGCCGAAAGGCCATTCGAGCGGATCGGTGTTGACGTTGCGCTCTTCACGGATCGAATTGGGGAAGGCTTTCATCGCCAGCGCACGGATCTTGTCGATGACCACCTTGAGTTCCGGGAAATCTTCGATGTGATCGCTCAATGCATGCAAACGGTTGTTCAGGTAGCGAAGATCAGTCTTCCACGCCAGATTCGTAACCGCACCGTTAGGCAGGAACCCACGAAGCACGTCAAATGCCGCCGCCTTTGCGCCGCGCATTTCATTGGCGTTGTCACGATCAATACCAAACCGGGCGATCAAATGTTCCGTCGTCGGCTCCAATGCCTTGAGATAGAACGACCGCAACTTCTCTTGGTATGCCTTCCCCGCGTCCGTGCGCGCGATGAAAGGTTGATTGCTGAAGTCGATATACCGTGTGGAACACTCCTGACCCTTGTAAAGCTGGTAGTGCTGAATGAGCTTCGCTACCGGCATCGGGACGTTTTCAACAGCGATCACGACATCACCAAGTTCGGCGATGGATTCATGACCATAACCGACGTAGAACTTGTTCATGAAATCGCCTGACTTGGATGTCTTCAGCAACTTCACCGCCGCGTCGATTGGCCGTGGATCGCGTGAGTAAAGAGCTTGCAGCATTGCAAGGTCTTCGGCAGTCGGTTCGTTTTCGGATGGAAGTAGGAACAGGACCCGGCTCAGATCACCTGTTTCTGGTACGGCCTCTTTCTTGAGAATGCGTAGATTCATATTTTTCTGTGGGTACAACGACGGCGCGAAGCGATCACGATATGATTTTTCGCCACCTGTTCCAGCAAAGAAATGGTCTTCCCGACCAATGCCTTTTGTTGTTCGAGAATAGTCAGAAACTCTTCGCGTTGGCGAATCGTCATCTGTGCGATCAACTCATCAGATACTTGCACTAGATCCAACATATCGCGATCTTCGGGCGATCAAATTCGTGTTCCGTCTTCAATCCGCTGAAACAACCACAACGTCATCGGGCGCGCGCCGTTGTATCCATGAGCTTCAACCAATTGGTCAAAATACGCTGTGAATTTCTCTGTTGCTTCTTCCAGACTCCGGGCCTTCGTGTAAATGGTACGTTCTTCAAACTGGCTTTCCATGAGAGTGTCGTATCCGTCCACTCCATCCATGTTGTTCAGTGTCAGTTCATACTCTTCCAGACCATCCGCGTCCAGCGCTTCAGTTCCCGGCAATTCCGTTTCGGTTGCTTCGATTTTGCTGAGTTCGTCGTTCATAATCGTCTCTTCTCCATTTAGTCAGCCACATCTTAGCCGCCGTCCCTGAATAGCTGTTTTCTTCGATGATCTGCTGGATCTCTTCCGGCGTTTGACCGTCCAAAACCATCTGATTGATGTCCTTTCGTCCTGTGTTCTGTTGGCGGCGCGGCCAGATGCATACCCGGTATCCATACCGGATTGCCGCGTCCATCTTGGCGACGATCTCCGCATTGTGTGGTTCGTCGTCATACACCACAATCGTCTTGTGTTTGGGTAGAATCTTCGGCAAATCCGCGCCCGCCATTGCCAGCGCGTTCGGCAAAAACATGCTGTCGAAGGGACCTTCGAGCACATAGATGCGATCCGCCGTCAGATCGATCCTGTCTAACCCGAAAATCTTGGGGGTGTCATCATCCGCTTTGATCGTGATATACCGTAGAGCGGCGTCCGGCTCCAAACTCCGTCCTTGGATCGCCAAGATTCGTTTTCGGTTGCGGAATGGAATAATGATTCGAGGTTCGTGGACCAACGCCGGGCCGTTCGGTTTCCACTTGTCCACCACCGCCGCAAAGTCTTCCGCATACAACAGCACGTTGAGAAACGAGTTTGGTATCTTACGGTTGACGATGTACGACTTGGCGGGATGATCGTCCGGGAGTGATGCCAGCGTAGGAAGGCCCGCAAATGGGTCTACAGCGACCACAGGACGACTGAAGTCCATGTCCCGGATCTGTTCCTTCCAATCCTTCTTCGGTCGCCCTATGCGGCCTTTGTTGCGTTCTATGGCCGATGCGACGATGTATTCTTTGTAGAGGCTTTCGTCGATCTGTTGGAAGAACCGTCCCAATGACATGGGCGGCAATTCACAATTGTGACATTTGAATAACAGTCGATCTTCGACCCGATAGAGATAGCCACGCGCCTTGCCCCGTTTCTTCTTGGAATCTCCACAGATCGGACAAGAGAAATTCCAAATGAAGTCCCCTTTTTGCTTGAAGTTACGGACGTAGACTGACACCCGGCCCGCGAATTGGATATCGGTCAGTAGGCTCATTGAAGACTCTCTTTATGATAGATACCTTCAGATATGCACAAAATCGGTTTCATCGGACAGGGATGGATTGGTAAGAACTACTCAGACGACCTTGAAAGCAGAGGCTTCCCGGTCACCCGTTACGCACTCGAACCGCCGTACAATGAAAATCGAGAAGCAATCAAGAATTGCGACATCGTTTTCATTGCAGTCCCGACGCCCACCACAGCGGAAGGATTTGACGCATCCATCGTCGCGGCATGCCTAAAACTTCTCAACCCCGGCACTACTGCCGTCATCAAATCAACGATGATCCCCGGAACGACCAAGGCCCTACAACATCGTTTCCCGGATCTATTCGTCTTCCATTCGCCTGAATTCCTAGTGGAAGCGACGGCCAAACACGATGCAGCCAATCCGATGCGTAACATCATTGGCATTCCGGTGGACAATGAAACTTATCGGGAGAAAGCGGAAGCTGTGCTCAGTGTGTTGCCGAAGGCTCCTTTCAACGCCGTCATGGATAGTTCATCGGCGGAACTGGTCAAGTATGCGGGCAACTGTCTGTTGTATCTGAAGGTGATCTTCACCAACATCCTATACGATCTTTCCCAATCTCTCTATCTGGACTGGAAGCCGATCAAGGACGCTATCGCCGCCGATCCGCGTTTGGGAGCAACGCACTTGGACCCGATGCACAAAAGTGGCCGGGGAGCGGGCGGACATTGCTTCATCAAAGATTTTGCCGCCTTCGAGGAAATATATCGGAAAATGGTGCCGGAAGACCAGCTTGGTGTAAAAATGCTGGATGCTGTCGAAAAGAAAAACGTGGAATTGCTCACCAGCACCAACAAGGATCTTGACCTACTTCAAGATTGCGGCCTGATCTAGCAAAACGAAGCAAATGACGGAAGGGCGGCGTGCCGTAGGAACATCATAGCCCCGGTACGCTTGTCCCGGATCACGATGCTTTTGTTCGGATTGGCAATACCGTAGTCGCGGATCTTTTGACCGATCATGTCGTCGCCAACGTACCGCGCCCACCGATGATATCGTAGTTTCCCAAGACGGCAGTTCGAAAAGACTTCCGGCGACACGTCAAACACTTCCGCACCGGCGAACAAATCCTCTTTGAGTTGCTTGCTCTTCTTCCAGTACTCGAAACCCAACGGGGTTGCCGCATAACCTTCCCCGACATTGGTATTGACTTGGAAGTCGATCATTTTCTTGTCAAGCAACGATTCCAGCGTCCTTGACTTCACCTGTTCGCCGCTGATCCGGCGCTTGATCTTTCCAACCTTTGATCCCTTCAAGAACAGTGTTTCTGTGACGAACAGGTCCAGAATGTTGAGTTCACCGGGATTGAGTTTGACATCTTCATCCAGACCGGTCGGCTTCTTTCGCTTCATCATCGGCCAGACCGGAGTCTTCGCCGCCAATGAACTGGAACGCAACTCATCGTCCTTCATACTCACACCGGGTTCGCCTTGTGGACCAACCCCGATACCAGCGATAGCCCCGCTACCGGCGGTATTGCCAATTTCTTCTTTGAACTGTCGATAGGTCTTCATCACACTGCCTCAATATCGTCGTGACTGACGGCAAGTTCTTGCCCGGTCGTGGTCATCACCGGAAACACTTCCACACCCATCACAAACTGACCTCTGACCGGTTTCCGAACGCTGATGACCGATCCAGCCTTCACAATTCGGGAGTCAGCATCGAGCATATGGTTTAGGATCTTGTACCGGCCAGCCGGTAGGCCAACGGGCGCGGATTCCTTGATGACCACGGCTTCATTGGCATGCTTTGCCAGAAATGACTTGAATCCTTCTTCCAACATCCATTTACCTCTTCGTGTCTTCACATGCTCTTTCAATAAGAAAAGCGCGGTCGCGTACCGGGCCAGCTTGGTTTTGCCGAACGGCAATTTCTCCAAGATTCGTTTCAGGTTGAAAACCAGACGGTGTAAAAGCGTGTATGCGCTTTTCTCTTCCGACTTTCGGAGTTCCTTTTGCTTCCTGAGAACGTGACCACTGGCGTCGATGATCCCATACTTGAATGCATCCATTTCGTCCCAAGACGTAGAGAGGATTCGAAGTACGCGATAAACGATCCATGTGTCAATAATGCTCATGCTGCGATTGCCCGTGTGCTGTTCCGAATGAGATTGACTAGAATTGGGTCCGGCATAATGTCGCTCGAACGAATCGTCTTCCCATTGATTCCCGGTACCGTGTCCGGCATAAAACTGATCGCGATCAAAAATGTTTTCAGAGCCGGATACAGGTCCGGCTCCATTTTCAGAAACAGAATTCGTGTGGATGACAGCCCGAAAACGTTGTACAGAATTTGAATGTGATTCAGTACCAGCCGTTCCTTGATAACGCCTTTCTTCACGTAGCGCTTCAACAGTCGTTTGACGTATTTGAAGCGCTCGAAGTCTTCTTCAAATTCCTTCGACCCGTGAGCCGAAGGGTTGTCGTAGGCGCGTATCGCGTAGAGCAACACGTTATCATTTGTCAGATTAGCGAAATCCATGCGAAACTTACTTGTACCAAATCTCCACGGAATCGTCTTTCATCCCTTGCGGCCCGCGATCCAAGAAGTACCATTGGCTAACATTGTTTAGTCGCTTGAATTCTCCAAAGGCTTTCATGATCGGTTTGCCCTTTGCACCGAAGTGAGTACGCTTGGCTTCATCCTTGAACTTCTTGATGGCGGCGTGATGATCCATCTTTCGACCAAGCGGTAAATTGGCATAGTTCGAGGGAACGCCGGGAATGTTCAACACCACTTTCGCATCCGCTTCGTTCAGTTCCGCTTCTTTGAGCGGGGTGAAACTCATATGCGGATTTTCCTTGGCGATGCGGCTGGCATAACCATTGGCACCCTTCACAGTGGGCTTGGTGACCCGTGGGATGTTTCCGACGATGACATCATACATTCCCTTCTTCCGCGTCGAAGGCTTGACAGTGATACTATTTGCTGCTTCCGCAATCTTCCGGCCCCTCTGAATGAACGACTCGAAGTTCACCGCATCAAAAATGGTTTCTCCGTCTTGTGTCGGTTGGAAATCAGAATCGAACGGATACTCATCAGTCGTCGCATCGGACGTGCCGGTAGTGACATCCTCTTCGATGTCGGTGGTGTCCAGTTCCACACCTTCTTCCGCCGGGACCAACTGCATGTTCACCACAAACTCTCCGTTGGTTTGTGTGTAAGTGACCTTCAGGAAAATGCCGCCGGGGATCTTCTCTGAAATTCCATCGTTGTCCGCCCAAGACCCATCAAGGTTCCGCCCCAAACGACCACCAAAATGAGAAACCGGGATGAGCACCACACCCGTATCGCCGCCCAAATCCAAACCACGAAGCTGGAAGGAAAGTCCGACCGCGCTCAGTTTGGCAAACGCCTGTTGTACCGGGTAGTACGGGTTGATGAACGTTTTCTTGGTCAATGACGCAAGGAAGCCGTTCAACATCGTGAGTACTTCCGGGTCATCGATTTGGGACGGGTTGACATCGACATCATCGACGGCATAGACACCGGCCACAGGATCATTCTGAGGCAGACCTAGACCGGTCCACTCACGCAATGTTTTCGACATCTTGTTGTCTCCCTGACGGAAATGCGCCACTACCAATTTCGGATCGGGCGTGTGGAAATTGGGCTTCCGCATCACCGTCTTCGCCACGATCTCCACTTCTTTGCCATTATGTTTCAGAACGAACGGCACGTTCACATTCGTTATCTTGTCTGACAACACAGCTTCCCAATCACGGGTGCTGATGCCGGTCAACTTCTTTCCGTGTTGACGGAATGTTTCCAGAAAAATTCGGGCCAGTTCACAGAGCGTGATCTGTTTTCCGTTCCGGGCGTCGTTCACCCGGTCCAAGAAATGCCGCGTGAAGGCAATATCGATCCCCAACTTGTTCCATACTTTGTCCAGATGCCGTTCAAGAGCATCCAAATCTGATTGTGTAACGACATGGTTGGGGTCACACGTCGGGGCTTCGTAGATTATCCGTTTCACACCGATATTTACTCTTCGCGAAACGAGACTGTTGAAAAGAAAAAGGCCGGACCCGAAGGCCCGGCCTGTAGAGGGAAAAAATCAACCTTAGTTGACCGTCTTTGCGACGATGAAGTTGGGTTGCAAGAAGGACAAGGTAGCGTTGTTTCCAACCACGTCCTTGACCGTTCCCGTGGTGTTCAGATCGATCACCGCGCCCGTCGTGACGTTGCCAGCCGTTGCGCTGTCGCCACCGACGATGGTGTACTGGAAGACCAACGCATTGGTTCCAGAACCCGAAGCGTAGTTCGCCTGACGGGTATTGCTACCGATAGTCACAGCGATACGCGGAGTGTTGGTCACCACTACAGCTTCGTTGAAGGTTGCCGTCAAGGTCAACACGTTGCCAGTGACAAACGCATTGGCCGTGTCGCCGCTGATCGTAACAACCGGGGATGCCGGTGCCACGCCGTCAACACGCTTGGCGGAATTGTCCGGCAAGTTGAAGCTGAGGTTCGTGATCGGGTTGCCAGCGGCGTCCACAATCGTTCCACCGTTCAATTGCATCGGCGAAATCAGTGCGAACTGACCCGGCAAATTGGCATTGTCGTTCGACGCCACCGTGTAGGTGAAGGTCAAAGTCGAAGTACCAGTTCCCGAAGCGTAGGTCGCATACTTGGTCGTGAAGTTCACGTCCATCGCAATGCGCGGGGTGCCCGTAACCGTAACAGCTTCGCTGAAGGTCGCTGTCAAGGTCAACGTGTCGCCCAACTTGTAGTTCGGACCACCGGACGGACCCGTCACCGTGTTGATGACCGGCGCAACGTTGTCGATCACAACACCCGACATCGACGGCGGGGTGAAGGTCACAACAGCATTGTTTTCCGCCAGATCCTTGATCGTTCCGCCATTCAAATCGATAGGCGAAGTCAAGACAATCTGACCGCTGGTCGCGGCGTCCGACGCCTGAACCGTGTAAGAGAACGTCGCTACGTTCGATGCAACACTTGAGAACAACGCATAACGCTGAACTCCGTTGATCGTGAACGGAATGCGCGGCGAACCAACCACGGCGATATTGCCGACATAGGTTGCCGTGAACTCGAACACGTCGCCAGCGTTGTAGTTGCCCGCACCCTGTACGAATGCAACAGACGGAGCGGCGGGTGCTGTGTTGTCGATCACAACGCCTGAAGTGGTAGGAGCGGTGAAGGACAATGTGGCATTAGTGCCGTAGATGTCCTTGATCGTTCCGCCGTTCAACGTCAACGGGCTAGAAGCACTGAACTGGCTAGCCGTCGCATTGTCACCCGAAACAACAGCATACTGGAAGACCAAAGCCTTCGAACCAGATCCGCTCAAATAGGTGGCGTTCTTGGCGTTTCCGTTGACCGAAAGAGTCATGCGCGGAGAACCAGTCACAACAACAGCTTTGCTGAAGTTGACCGTGAAGTTCAGAAGACTGGTCTTCGCCAAGCTGTGCGGGCCGTTGCCGGAATCGAACGTCACACCCGTAATCGTCGGGGCGGCAGTCGAATTCACCGAAACAGACGCCAAGTTGGTCGGAATGGTAAAGTCCGGCGTACCGGTTGAGTTACCAGCCAAGTCCTTGATCGTACCGCCGTTCAAGTCGATGGTTGCATCACCCGTCGTGTTCACAACATCGAAATCACCAGCATTAACCGAGTCAGCTTCTTGTACGGTGTACCGGAACGTCAAAGCGCTGGTACCGGAACCTGATGCATAATTCGCAAATTTCTGAGTTCCGTTAAAATCCAGTTCGACGCGCGGAACACCAGTCACAGCCACCGGCTCACTGAAATTGACGATGACATCGATGTTGTCTCCTGTCACAAAAGCCGTGGGGGTGATGTCTTCCGAATCATCAGCGGTCGGCAACGTGGTGTCTACCGTCATGCCCGCCGTGTTCGGCGGGGTAAAGGTCAACACCGCCGGGGTGTTTGACGCATCCAAGATCGTGCCGCTGTTCAAAGCAATCGGGCTTGCAATCGAAATCGCGCCAGAATCGACGTTCTGAATCGCATAGCTGAAAACCAAGCTCGAAGAGCCGGTTCCAGATGCATACGTCGCAAACAAACTGCTATTCGCACCAATCGTCAATGGGATACGCGGCGTACCCGTAACCACGACGACTTCGTTAAACTTGACGCGGAACGACAGTGTAGTCGTCCGGCCATACTTTGTGATGTTGCCGATACGTGAAACCTTCACGACGGCGGGACCAGCATTCTTGACGTTCAATCCACGAATTGCAACAATCAATTCGCCCGTGGCGGGATCAACCCATCCACGATCCGTCGCGATTGCATCCGGTACCCAATTGGGTGGTTGTGTTAGTGACCAACTCATATTGTCTTGAGGAAACCTCCAATTCTATTTAGAGACACATCATTTTCGAGGGGTAGGGGTGGGGGTGGATCGGCTATATGTTCTTGGATATCAACGCCGGGCGATAAATAAAGAACATGAACCTCATGCAAGTTGACGAAGCCGTTCTAAAGTCGATCCGCGAAGTGATTGACAACATGCCGGTATGTGAAGTATGCGGCGACGAAGCTGGCACATGCGGCTGTGCGGAAGTAAACGAAGACGACCAAGAAGAACTGTCTGAACCGTCCGGCGAAAAAGAAGACATCATCATCAACCCGGAAATCGATTTGTTCTCAGCCGCCAAGCAACAGAAAGTCGATGAATGGACCAACGCGGCAAAGCTGAAAGAAGCTCCACAGCATGTGTGGGTCGGTGCGCGCGAATTCGCTGACAAAAATGCCGCGAATCACTACGCCAAGAGCATTGGCGGGATTGTGACGCCGCAACCCAACCCGGACCACAAAGGCTTCAAGGCAGTCGAAAAGAAACCGATGAGCAAGGCGGAAAAGGATGCGAAGTTTAATCAGCGCATGCCGTGGCCGTCCGATTACAACAAGGGTCGTGGTAGCCGGTCGCCGATTACATCGTTTGCCAATTCGTTTGAACCGAAAGGCAAATTGACGGAAGGCATCGACGCGGACGAACACTTCAAGAAGTTCGGCAATGAATACGCGGACTACAAGTTTTTCACCACATCACAGTTCATGACGGCACTAGGCAAAAAAGACCGGTCTAATGGTTACAAAGGAGCATATGTCTACAAGACCAAAAGAGGTAAGTGGTATCAAGAACTAGTCCGCAGCAATGGTGAACTTGATATGGATAGTAAGTGGGCACTTACGCCGCTACAGGTTCAGAAGTTGGGCTTGCACTAAACCACAGTGGAGTGACCGGCGCGGACTCTTCGGCTAACAGCCGGATCGGAAACGTAGGCGGTTTCACTTCGGACAATTCAAACTCAAGGGGCACGGAGTAGGATACACTCACGTGCCCCACGTATTTTGGATACTTCAGCCCCACACCCATCTGGACCGCCCGGTCCCAAGCCCGCTTCAACATCGGCGAATCAAACGCGATAACCAGTGCTTCCTTCAGGAACGTGAGCCGGTATTCTTTGGGGCGGATCAACACCGGCACCGGATCGGGTCGATAGGAAGGAATCTCTTCCATCGCCGTGATGACCGAACAGTGAAGTTGGTCTACCGGGATGGTATTCGGTATCTCATTTTCATCGAACCACTGTTGAAGGAAATCAGCCGATTTAGGATCAACCATTCGGCGGGTGTAGAAGGCTGTAACTTGCACTAAAACCATCCTAACAAAAGGAAAGCGCCCGACATTTCTGTCGAGCGCCCTTTGGAACTCTCCGATTTTGCCTAACCCAAGTAGTTCCAAAACTCTTTGGCTGTCATGTAGACGGCAAGCGTTTCGACTTCTTCACTACCGTCGATCTCAGCCAATCGTTCATCCCGAATCATGCCGATGGAGTCGCGGAGTTCTCCGATGGAATCGCCGGGCGAAGCGGCGGTGATGTAAACATCAATCCGATTCAACGTATCCAACCGGGCAATCATGAACCGGCCTAACGTTGTCTTGTTCGTCGTCTCTGCGACATACTTGGTCGCTTGTTCCTTCAGAATCCTCATGATCGTCCGAAGATCGGACAGAAGAGCGGGAGTAATCATTCCCTTGGTTCCTTTCTTTACAGATAGTGAGCGTAGCTTCCGACGATGTACTTGTTGTTGCTGATCGGTTTCTGGCCGATGTGCGGATACATCCAAAGCGGCGGGAACATCAAGAGGCTTCCCGCGCGCGGGCGAACTTGGATGTTCATGTCGGGGAAGTATGTTTCCCCGCCTTTTTCCACATCGTTGAGATACCAGAAGAAAGCCAAGAACCGCCGGGCGCTGGCATAGTCCGCCACATCGACATGAAGAGCAAAATGATCGCCGCGTTCCGGCGCATACTTCTTCATGCGAAAGGCTTCGAATCCGTATTGCGCCGGGAAGATCGCATGTTTGATGTCCGACTGGTACTTCGCCAATGCGACCTGTCCAATCTTGGTGAGGGCGTCATGATGATTTTTCAGATCATCCTGACGGCTGATGTTGAGTTCCGTGCAGCGCCGGATCTCTTCTTTGTGTTCGCCATGCTCTGTGTTGATCGCCCCTTCAATCACCGCCGGATGTTCGTCGAACCGGACGATCAACTCCTGACAAAGATTGAGAGGAAGAACATTGTGATAGACGCGAATGTAATCACTGATGAAACTCATTTGTGGTGTACCCCTACCATTTCATATCATCCTTACCGCCCGTCAATTGTGACATGATTTGCATCCCACGCGAAAAACGGGCTTGAAATTTTTTCTCCGAATCCGTTTCCGCATCTTCGGGATTCATGCGCAGCGTCGCTTTCTTTTGCTCATACTTGGCGATAGAAACATCACTGTTATGAATGTCGGCTTGGGCTTCGTCTTCCGCTTCGAAGAGCATCATCCGGGCCTTGTCCACGCCAATGATGAACGGATTGCCAAGGGTACCGTAACGATTCTTCAGCACCTTGACCTTCAGCTTCTTCATCGTTTTGTACTCTTCAGTTTCGATGAGCGCGAAGAAGAAATCTGCCGTGAACGGCAAACCGAACGATTCCGAAGTGTCAGTCAGATCGATATCCACATCATTGAAGCCGCCCCGATTGACCTGAGTCGCGGAGAAGATCGGCACATCGAATTCGACCGCCAGACCGCGAACCTCTTCCGCGATGGCCTTGACGTAGCTGTACGACGATTCAATGCTCTTGTAGCGCTGACTGGCACAGATGTTCAAGTAGTCGATCATGATGACATCCGGCTTGAACTTTTGCTTCAACAGCAACTCATTCAACAAAGCCCGGAAATGACCGACGTGCGCGGATGATGTCGGGAACTCCCGGATCACCAGATGACTCTTGTACTGTTCTTGCATCTTGGCAAGTTCAGCAAGATACTGTTCCTTTTCCATGCCCCGCAAATCTTCACGGGTCATCCTCAACAGATTTTCGTCGATACGCTCACCGACTGCCTTCTCAGAGAGTTCGAGCGTGATGTAAAGCACGTTCTTCCCCATCTTGAGACAGTGCGCGGAATGATGACAGAGGAACAACGACTTACCGACGCCGGTGCCCGCCATGACAATGTTCAGCGTTTTCGAAGGCACACCACCATCCGTCACCCGGTTGAAGTTACCGATGTTGAATGGCATCTTCGATTCTTTCAGGTGATAACTGTCGTACCGGTCGCTGGCTTCGTCAAAGTAACGATGCCCAATCTTGTTATCGAAACTGATGGCAAGGGCTTCGGACAGCATACCGGGGATATGACCACGGTCTTTGCCGCTCTTCTCTTCCAGAATCTCTACCGCTTTAAGTACTGCGTTCGCGATGGCTTGATCCTTACACCATTTTTCGGTGGTGTCCAACATCCATTTCAATTGGACCGGTTCCGCTTTCGGAATCTCGTTTTCCAATTCGCCAACGACTTCCATGCAATCAGCGAACTCTTTTCCGTCCATGCCGCGCTGACTGAAATTCAGGCGGATAACTTCGGTCGAAGGGGCGTGATTGTACTCCTGAATGTGTTTCGACGCGGCTTCATACACCAACCGTTCGGCCTTGTCGTCGAAGTAGTCGGGTTTGAGAAAAGGACTCACCTTCCGCATAAACTCTTCATTTCTAAAGAGTTCGCGCAAAATAAGTGGTTCCACACGTGTAGGGCTAATGCTCATTGGCCTCTTCTATAGGTGGTTTATGCCGGACGCTTCTTAGTGATCGATCCGCTCAAACGGAGGAAGCGCAGCGGCGGCGACACGCATTTGTTCCTGATCGTATCGCCGCTGTAGTTTGTCGTTCGCCATCGACAGGCATTCGTCCATCGTGATGCCGAAGAGTGTGCAAACACCATTCATCACTGTCAGGATATCGCCGATTTCACCCTTCACATTTTCGATATTGCCGGTAGCAACATCGGGCCGGTATTTCCGCCCGAAGTAGGATCGAATGGCCCCGGACAACTCACCGCCCTCTTCCAACAGACGGGCCATCAAACGATCAAACGTGTCTTTGTTGAAGGCACGATCCGGGAAGCTCTTTTTGGTGATCTCCACGGCACGATCTGTTGTTTCTTGGCGGATCATGTGCGAATGTGCTCCGATGGTTCGTCTTCCGATGTGGGCGGCACATATCGGCGACTGAAATTTTCAGCTTGCTTAGCGATCAGGTCCCGCATCAGGGTTTCCGGGGTTCCACCATGTCGCCAATAGCCATCCATAGCAAGAATCATCACATCGATCCATTCGGACAAGTCGCGCGGGTTCTCCCGCACTTCATTGATCTCTTTTTCGATGTGCTTGGTGATCCCGCCGGTACGCTGGCCGGGACCAAATGTTGCTTCTGACCAAACCTGTTGTCGTTCCAGATACTCTTCGAGTGTCATTCGACTACCTCTCCGTGCGGGCGCGCGTCACTGATCTCATACTGGACTTCAACAGTTCCGTCGTCATGTACGACTGTCTCACCCGGCTCAATGACCGTCGCCATCGTGCGCTCATACAGGTTCAGGATGATGCGACCAACATGCAACTGGAAAGTCGGGTCTTTCTCTAATTCGTCTGATGGGCCGGTAGGTGATTCGAGGATATCGTATTCGAAGTCCATCTTCATCTCTTCGGTCCCTTCAACACCTGTCAACTGGAAGGTCTTTGGTGCGATCACGGTTCCGGCAAATGGTGCTTGCCGGAACCGGATGCAGTAGTTACCCGCCGCCATTGAAGGATGTTCGACGACTTCATATGCGTCGTCATAATTCTCAAAGGCGCGGTCGTTACTCATTTTCGGGTTGTTCCTCTTCTTCTCCTGTCACCGCTTCGATTTCGACTTCATCCGGCCTTGAAAGCCGACCCTTGAAAGTGAACTCTGCGATACAGGCTTCTTCCAGTTTAGCCATCACTTCGTCGGTGAAATAATCTTCGGGCTTCGTGTTGATCGCACTTACAAAACCCTTGGCACCGGTCGGGAAATGCACGTAGTTGCCTTCCTTCTTCAAGATGCCGTGCTTCAATCCGAACTCCACCAGACCGAAGTACGGTAACAGGCCGCGCCGGTGATCCAGATAAACTTCGATCTCCTTGCCGTCGCGCGTGAACCGGCCCTTCTTCAGCTTCACCTTGACGATGTTGGCAACCACATCCTTGGCCTTCTTCTCAGCCGCTCCACCCACCGCATCCTTCGCAGTGAATTCCTTGGTTGCAACGTCCTTGTGACCTTCCTTCAACCGGCGGTTGTCAAGTTCGATCACCACCGAAGCGGCGTAGACCAGACCATCACCGCCCGCCATATTCTTGGTCGGCACATATGCTCCGGGAACATCGTAGGTGTGATTGGTGAACAGGAAGGGTACTTGCGCCTGACGCAAGGGATAGGTCAGGATGCGCATAGCGCCGCGCAACAGTTGCGCGCGGGTCATGTCGCGGGCCTGTTTGCCTTCCAAGGCGTCCGTGACTTCCTTGGTCGTGGAAAGCATACCAGCGGAGTCCAGCACGACGAAACAGGGCACAGCATTGTCTTCTTTGCGATAGGCCGCGATGAAATTCGAAAGCTGATGCTTGAGTTCTTCGACAGTGTTCAGCGGGACGATGATGCAGCGTTCCGTATCAATGTCCCACTCTTCCAGCATTTCCTTGTAGACCGCGCCTTCCGTTTCCACGTACAGGACATAACCTTCCGGGTTCTTGTCGAGGAAGCGCTTGACGGCTGTCAATGCGAAATAGGTCTTGCCGGTGGACGGCGCGCCCGCCAGTGCGGTGATGTGGTTGCCGGGAAAGCCGCCATGCATCGATCCGCTGATGAGTGCATTGAGCAAGTAGCATCCGGTGTCAATGAATCCATTGGTCAACCCGGAATGATGCTCAGCGCTTGCGGGTGCCGCAAGCGGGTTCTTCATGATTTCGCCTAGCTTGGAAAACAGCCCGGCGGCTTTCTTCGCCTTGGCTTTCTTGTCGGCTTTGCGTTGATCGTTTTCTTCAGTTCCTTTCTTCTTTGCCATGATTTGTCTCCTAGTGTAGCCTTGAATCGGCTGATCGGAATTCGGAATGATTTAGCACCCGAACCCTCAAAAATCAGCGGGTCGCTATATAACCGCCCTACGAAAACAGGTCAGCTATATTGGCTTTTTTGACCAATTTCCATTCCGCCGCGTCCGCGATCCGGGCCATCGGTTCGAGGAAATTTTTCTCATACAAGGCTTCCCGATCCACATACTTGTCCAGCCCAAATTCGGGCGGGAGATTACCAACGAACCCAATCGCATTCTGATCCGTGGGATTGGGCATCTTGAGATAGGCCAGCTTGATCTTGTCACCTTCGAGGATGGGCGGGTATACCGATTCCAATCCCTTCTCTTTAATCAAGTGGTTGTGCCACAGCGCCGCGCGAACATGTTGCGGGCACCCATGTGCCGTCACCGAACGCGGGTCAATGTACTTCTCTTTGAATTCTTTCACGCCTTTGGGCTTCGCAATATCCTCAATTGGCAATGCCATGAATTCCTGATAGTACTTGCCGACATACTCATACAGTTCTTCTTGTGTCCCGTGCATGATGTACTCACAGCACTTCATCATTGCAACCCGGCACGTCTTCGGCGTATCTGACCGCTTCATTTCCAGCCCGGTGTACTTCAATTTGGGCTTGTCGTAGCGGATACCTTCCTTGTCCCAAATCGACAGCACATAGCGCTTCTTCTTCGTCCAGATGCCCTTCTCCGCGATGACTTCGCGCTTCATTGCAAGGTAGTTGCCATTGCCGTGGATGAACACGTCACGAATCTCCGCGAAGATCCGGTCAATCTCCGGTTCGATGATCTTCTTGCACACCTTGTCGATGTAGTCCACGATCTTCTTCGGGTCCTTCTCATTCGGAAGATACTTCTGAACCATTGGATCAAGGTTGATGTAGTTCGAGTCCGTGTCCGCCGCGATGACATAGTTGAAATCACCGGTGCCAAAACTCTTGTTCAAGAAGCGATTCAACGACTGTTCGACGTACTGAATGACGAACTGGCCGGTGACAGTGATGGCTTCCGCGTTCTCAGTGTCGTAAAACCGGAAGAACTCGTTTCCCACACAACCATAGAGACTGTTGTTCAGGACCTTGGTCATTTTCTGTTTCAGGTCGAACTCACTCTTGGTGTAGTCCAGTTCGTTGTAGCGCCGCTTCAGTTCCGGGTCATCCGGCGTATCTTTCAACTGACGCTTGATTTCTTCGAGTTCCTTTTCAGACGACTCCGCGATCTTACGGAATTCCTTACGCGCGGCCAACAACTCAATAATCATGGTGGTGAAAATCGAGTTCTTCCCTCTGTCGTAGGTCGCCCCGTTCGATCCCATCGAAATGTTCAACCCTTCAAATAAAGACCATTCCGGTGGGCCTTGGAGCATGCGATGAGCACTCATCGTGTCAACGACTTTCCGCTGTGCGGGTTCCCACATTTCCCGGTCAATCTTTGTTTCGACTCCGATGTTCAATGCGGCGATCAACGACGGATACAGAGAGTTCACGTCGAAACTGACAACCCATTTGTAGAGCTTCGGGACCGGCTCTTTGACGAACGCGCCTTCATACTGTGTATCTTTGTCGTCAATTTCGCGGAACGGCACCACAATGTTCCTGTCTCGAAGATGGTTGTAGATGGCCGCGTCCCACGTGCGGACTTGGCTCATCACGTCTTCCATGTTCACTTTCGAGCGATACGCGACAAGCATTTGCAGATCGATGATGCGCTTCTTGGCTTCCAGCCGATCCACCAGACGAACGTCATGGACGTTATATTCGATGAATTTCTGGTGATTCTTCTGGTACATCTCCCACAGATTCCTGTATTCGGAGTAGTCCAGTTTGCGTTCACTCAACTCAATTTCCGCCACGTAATCCAACCGATATGATTCCAGCGGCTCAAGAACGTTCTTGCGGTAGAGTTCGCGGTAGTCAAGATTGTTGACGCCCGCAATGGAATAGCTGATGTACTCCGAATCGAACCGGCGCAATGTGATTTGACGGATGTGTCCGAAAGGCGACAGCTTGGCGGCGCGCTTCTTATCCAGCCGCTTGGTGATCCGATTGACCAAATACGGGATATCGTAACCGGTGATGTTCCAGCCGGTCATGCCGTCCGGGTACGTGGCGATCCACGCGGCCAAGAACTGTTCCAACAAATCGCCTTCGTCGTCACAATGGATGTATTCGATCTCTTCGGTCGGCATGAAATCCTTCATACCGAACACCCGGAACTTGTTTTCGGTGGACAGCTTCATCGTGATAGCTGTCACTTCTTCCGGCGTATCAACGGTGTTGAGTGCCGACAGGAACCCGTTCTTCGCTCCGACTTCGATATCGACGTTGGCGATAACGATCTGTTTGGGATCGTATTCAATGTGGCCGGGGTAGTTTTCGGCAATGTAGACATACTGATACATGTCGTTGCCGTACAACGTGTATCCGTCAACCCCGGCAGATTCTTGCACGTGCCGCCGGGCGGCACTCATGGAGTCAAAATGAAGAGGAACGACGCCGCGACCTTCAAGCGTGGTCAGTTCGTAGGATTCGCCGGGCGGGGCCGGTGTATAGAGGGTGGGCTTATGATTGACTTGAAAATTCTTGCGTTTCCCATCCCGCACTTCCCGAACCAAAATTTCATCGCGATGCCGTCCGACCCATGTGTAGAAAGGTTGCACGTTTCCAATTTACCGTGCGTTTCTCCACTCATAAACTAGAAACAGAATGACACGAATTTACTGCGACATGGATGGCGTTCTGTGCTTTTTCGATAAACGAGCATGCGACAAATGGGGCTTCAAACCGGACGGGTCGGGGTGGTATGACATCGAAGACCACCACTGGAAGATGATCGAATATGACACGGACTTTTGGGCGCACATGGAATGGCAACCGGGCGGGCGGGAACTGTGGGAAGCTGTCAAATCGATGGACCCGTGGATCTTGAGTGCCTACAACAAAGAAGTCATGCAGTCCACCATCATCGGCAAACTGGAATGGGTCCGGCGCGAACTGTTGATCCCCGACTGGAAAGTCAAGGTATGTATGCGCGAAGACAAGTTCCATTTTGCCCGCAATCTGGATGGAACGCGCAACGTGTTGATCGATGACAATCAAACCAACGTGCGCGAATGGGCGCGCGCGGGCGGGGTGGCTGTCTATCACAAAAACAACACCGAATCGACCGTCAACATCATCAACTCCATCAAAGAAGGCAAGATCAGCTTGGAACACGCGGCTGTGTGGAGTGAGATTGGTACCCTTCCGGCCTAGTCGTCGCCTGACGGCAACAGCTTGTTGGTAGCCAACGTTAACAACGTCTGGTCGATCTTCTCCGGGCGCACCAGATCGACCAGTTTCTCCCGAAGGATATCGATTCGGCGGGAGAACTCTTCAAGCGATCCACGATTCGATTTGTTAGCCGGGATGCATGCCGTGACATTTCCCTGTTTGTCTTTGAACTCACCGGGCCACGGTTCAATCACTTCACCGCGACCGTAGCGGTATTGCTTCAACAACAGGGTGCCGTCAAATGCGGTGCCCTTCCACACCGTCTCATAGCCGAACGACAGACCGGTTCCCATACCTTCATAGGGCGCACGGTGGTCAATGCTGACAAGGTAGTACTCTTCCCACCCGACCTTGTAGTGATCGTTCAGTTCTCCCCACATGGTCGCCCGGAGTGATTCGATATCCGGCCCTTGGAAAGAGAACTCCGGGTTCTCACACACCACTTCAAACCAAACTTCCTTGGTCGCCAGCGGCGGCGTATCCCCTTTGAACTTCTTCAGGATGTACAGCTTGACCGGCACCTTGATCGGCTTGACTTCCGGCTCAGCGTCCGGGTCATCGCTTTGATGCGCCGGGACGCCACTGTACTCATACCACCATGTATCGATGAGCTTGCCGTTCGACTGGCTACGTGACTTTGCCATTTCTCTTTCTCTCCCGCGCTGCGATCTTTTTCTTCAACGTCGTGATCTTCCCGTCGATCAGTTGGAACGTGGATGTCATCCACCGGCGGTCGTTCATCGACAACAGCCGGGACATATCCCGCTCACACATCGCCAACTGATCTTCCAATCGTTTCGCCATCACGACACCACCTTTCTGGTCATACGCTCTTCCGCCGCCGGGTACTTGCCGCGCAAATACGTCACCGCATCGCCCATCACAATGAACGATGCGGTGTGTTGATACCGTATGGTAGAAGGAGGATCATCATCACCGATCCCGATGATAGTCTCTTCCATCACTTGAACGTCCCCGACTTTAGAGAACCCAAATCCGGGAGTGTACGAAGTGGTGAAGGCGACCTTCCGCCCGTTGAGCCAGTATTCCTTCATAGAACTACCATCTTGTCACATTAACACCTATATGTCAACACTGGTATCGAATGTGCTTCTTGATGTCGTCCTGATGATGGAAGAAAAATTCAACGATGCCGGGATGGAAATTTTTGATGTTCGCATCCAGCCGGGCACAGAATTGAATCCACGACATCCACTCCATCCGGGTGTGTTCTTGAGCAAACTCAAAGTCCTTCGGACGGAATGAGAACTCTTGCGGCACCAATCCGATGAAGTTATGGAAGATGAGCTTTTCCGATTCGTACACGTAAGAGGGAACCAATTTCAACGGACCTTCGTAGCCGGTTTCTTCGATCAACTCCCGCCGGGCCGATTGCTCCGGTGTCTCTCCCTCATCCATACCGCCGCCGGGCAATCCCCACACGTTACCAAAGTCCGATCCCGGCGCGCGCCACAAGAAACACATCCGCTGTGTCTTCACACAAATGGGAAGCACACCAGCGGCTTCGTTTGGCTGTTTTGTGATTGTCGAGAAAGACGGCATCAATCCACTTCCGTATCGTCCAATTCAATCATGGGCGGCTGCAATTCATCCGCGCACCGCGTCAAAGCGTAGGCCATCGAACGGGCACCTTCCGGCGAAAGGCACAGTGCCAAGTTCTTTTCAGCCAAATACACAACGACTTGATACCCGGCACCGTCTTGGAAATCCACCGTGCCGATGTGGAATTTGAAATTCTTGAGTGTAGAATCGATTTCTTGATCTAGTTCGTGTGACATCACAAACTAGTTAGTCATCCCCTAAGTCCATAGATCCAGCCGGATACTGACCAATTTTTTCAACATCGTCTGGTCTTCCATATCGTGCGCAATCTCTTGTTCCGCTGTTTCTATTTCAGGCCGGGCCGGTCGTCCAACAGTCCACCACAAGTACAATTCCTTGGCAAGCCGTCCACACTCTACTTGATGTGGCGGACCATCTTTCAGACCAGCGCACCAGTCCAGATAGATCAATCCATCTTCGACCGACCGGCGACCGGGCTTGTTCTCCGACCGCTGGTGTTCCCACGCACAATCATGTTCGACAAAATCGACCAGTGCCGCGAACGATCCGTACAGAATGCGTTCGCGCGCGTCATGATAGCCGGGGCGCAATCCATAGCACCGAATCTCATGCAGACGACGGAGCCGGTACACAGTCCATTGAAAATACGGACGGCACCACCTTGGTAGGTAGTGCCGCACGAATCGAACAACATCAATCAGTTTGTTTCTCACTCTGATTTTTCCTGTGACTTGATTTGCAGACCCGCGACCTCTCCGACAATAACCCGCTGGTTCATGCCGCCGCCCGGAGAAGTGCCGGGGTGGAGCGTTTGCGAATGTCGTAGATGGTCGGCTTGCTGGTGCTGTCACCGTCAAGGAAGATGGGACTGAGAACGTTGCCGGGGATCTCCGCTTCATTGATACGCACCGTGCTAAAGCTGTCGCCATTGGCGATCAATGCCAACCGACCACGCTTCGAACCCTTACCGCGCGCCGCCTTGTAGACATCGATCTCTTCATCGCCGATGAGGGCGCGGGAGCACTTCAGCGCCATCGACATGGTATCCCGGTCCACCTTCTGAAGAAGACCGCCGCCCATACCGAACACGATGTTGTCAGCGGACCAGCCTTCGGCCTTGAGCGCCTGAAGGATCGGTTCGATGGTCAAGGACGTGATGCCGTCGCCTTGCAGGACGCGAATTTGCGGCGGAAGGACCTTGTATCCCTTCGCGTTCGTTTCCATGCCGTAGCGGGCTTCCAGTGACCGGAAAATGGCAATCAAAGTCGGGATGACTTCACCGGAGTCGGGCCGGATGACTACACGCCCGTTGCGGTTCAGAACCTTATCCTTGAGTTCCTGTCCCCAAATCTTGTCTACCGCGTTGAAGATGTCCCACGAATCGCTGACGACGCTGACAATGCCGGTCGGATACTTTTCCAGCATATTCGCATAAGCGTCGCGTTCCCGTTTCTGGCCCCACGTCGTCATCGTGGAATGTTCAGACGCGGCGACAGAGAAGGCCGGATAGTTTTCGAAGTTGGCGTCGTACCACCGGAACAGGAAGTCGATGGCTTCGAGGGTGTCAGTTCCCTTGAAATTGACCAAGTGGGCAGCACCACCGATTTCGATGGTTTCCGTGGACGATCCGCCCCGTCCGCCAAAATCATGCAACTTGAACCAGATGTCTTCCGGCGTGCCGGTTTCGATCAGGTATTTGAGGATGATGTCACGACAGTAGTAGCTCAGCGAAGCAACCGTGTACGGGTACCATTCCCGCATGAGCATCGTTTCGACGTAGTTGGTCAACCACGGAACGGCTTCATCCGTGTTTTCAATGGTCATCAGCACGTTGCCAGTCGGAACCACCGTGCCTTCCGGCGGCGCACAGATCCGCAACGGAAGCCGCCCTTTGTGCTTTTCGAGGATATGGAGCCAACCGGCCCGGTTGAACATGTCACCGTTACCGAAGTGATGATAGGCGTGCTTCTCCGCTTGATCGATGGACGGCAAATCCACCTGTTGTCCGGCCATGTAGCGTTCCATGTAGTAGCGGTTTCCGAAGACTACAGTCCGTGGAAACATGCCACCACGCGCTTCGAGATACGAATGAATCATCTTCGTTCCCGGCGGGTATTGCCCGAAATGTCCTACCTTGTAGGAGTCCGTCCGTCGTAAAATCATGCGTCTGTTTTTCTTCCTTTCAGAATGGTACGTCTTCTTCCTGTTGTGTGATCGATTCCATCAGCTTCCGCCGGGCCTCTTCCGCGCGTTTGTTCGCGGTGTGCTGTTCATACACCGCGTTCCTTGCCGCTTGAAGCCGGTCCCACAGATGCCGGTGTTCATGGACCAACGGGATCTCATCCGACTCAGCGTCCAGACTCACCCAACGAACTTCCGCCAGATCGTCCCCGGCGACAGGTTCCCCTTCAAAATCGAATGTGACATAGAACCCGGTGCGAATCACGTCTCCGCTGTTGATATATCGCCAGTCATTAACACGAACCCGGCCAAGGTAATACCAGTCATCGGGCTTGATCTTGAGGCGGGTTTCTTCCATCGCTTCGCGGCTCAGATCCTCTTCATCCGATTCACTGGTCACTTCCGTGAAGCCGCCCATGAACCGCCATGCCGATTCGTTGTGCTTCCGTCCTAACAGGGTTTCGTTACCCCGGATGATTGCTCCGTCTACAGTCGAAAGGACTTTTTTGTGTGTGTGATTCGTTGCATAGATGACTCCCTTGCGGAAATCAGTATTGTTGACGATCTTCTCCCGAACCGCCGGGAGAATTTTGGTGATGTTGGGTCCAGTCAATTCAGTGACCGGCAACACACCACCGGAGTCTTTGTACATGGTGACGATTTCCGGCGCTGCATAGATACGTGCCGTCATCAGCGGAAAAGACTCACGCACGCGGCTTTCCAGAACCGCCACCCATTTTTTCGCGCTTGCCATGTCCATCAGCGGGGCGATGAACAAATCTGGAAAGACTTCATGGATCATCATGCAGCGCATGACGTAACTCAACGGTTCTTCTCGGTTTCCGGGCACCGGGTTACTAGACAACATCAACATCGTGAACTGGTGGGCCTCTTTGACCAGCCGGATCATGACTTTGAATTCGTCATCCATTGACGGGATCTGGAATCTCCCGACGATTACAGCGACCGATTCTGTGCTCACGAAATCAGTATAACATCCGATTCATATGTCGAAGCGCCCCTTAGAAGGGCACTTCGACGGTGGCAAATTCTTTGGTGTTCACTGGCTTATCGGCCTTAGCCTTGGCCTTGGGCGCACCGACCATCATGCGGGTCAGGACCGTTTCCTTGGCACCCTTCCATTCCTTGTGATCCACCACCGTGCCGGTGAAGATTCCCTTGGCACCGACTTCAACTTCGAGCGACTTGGAGAAGCACTTCAGGACGTTCCCGGCGTCATCCACGAACTTGTAGAGCGTAGAGAACTGAGTCGGGCGAATCTCCAGAAGCGTTCCGGTGAAGGTCAGCCGTTCTCCTTTGGTGCCGACGTAAGCGTTGCCAGCGGGCTTCGGAGCGCTTTCCCGAAGGTAGACACCCACGATGCTGACAGCCAAACCGATCTGCTGTGTCGTCAGCATTTCCGAAGTGCAGAGCACACGGACGTTCCACAGGTAGTCGTTGCTGGCGTCGGCTTCGACGTTCGCACCCCACTCAATCGCGGCTTCGGCCATCGCTTCGTCCGCCGGAGTCGGAGCGTACATCGCCACCAATTCAGGATTCACGAACCACAGGATGTCCTTGACGATGCTGGCGGTCGAAACCAAGCTCCGGTCGTTGTAAGCCTGACCACCCGACACGAAGCGGCCCTTGACACGGATCACAGCGGCGGCGGTCGTCAGAAGGCTCTTCAGATTGTAGAAGAGCGGCTTGCGCATCATCGATCCGGTCGCGACGGGCGGGTTAGTCGCTTCGTCCATCAGGATGCCGATGTTGCCCAACATTTCGCTGTATTCCGCGATGTGATGGGGATTCGCACCGTTGAAGAACTCACCAAGGCACGTGCGACCAACCTGACGTTCTTCGCCCGTGGTCTGGTGTCGGACGACGTAGGTGTCTTTGCGCTGGCGGTTCAGTTTGCAGTGTTCGCAGATCGCGGCGGTCGTGCGGTACTTCTCATCGACGTTGGCGGCGGTGAACGGCGGGGTGTAGCGAAGGATGTTGCCGGTTTCGTGATCGTGGCTGATGCTGGCGACGAAGTACCAGCCGGTGACGACCGGCTCAGCACCTTTGAGTTCGACGGTCAACAAGTTGTACTTGCCGGATTCGTGCGGAGTCACGTTCGTGACATTGATCGTGATCTCACCCATCCCGAAGCGCTTGGAGCGACGCGATAATTTCGCGATCTTCTCTTCAAGAGCGGTGAAGTTGATATCGGGAATCTGGTAGTAAGCCAGCGTGATCGCGGGCATCGTTTCTTTGACAGCGGGTGAAGTCGTCATTGGTCGTTCTCTCCATTGCCAGAATAGCAAGATCCGACCTATATGTCAAGAGAAAAAGGAAGCCAGTCCGTGAAATTCTTCGGCCATCCGAATCAGTACCGATCCGTGGCACGGCTTCGGATGGCACCAGCATCCTAGCGTCTTGCCACGTAAATCGGCCAAGGCTGCGATCAAATCCGGGCGGGAGCGGATGTACCGTTCATAGGCGGCGATGGCTTCAGAGCGGCTTTCCACGCGAAAGCGGGCGGCTGTATCAGGTTTGTGAGAATAAGGGTTGCCCCATATGGAAGGTTTCCCGGTCGCCGGACATTTCCCGCGACCGATATAGATGTCGTAGGGTTCTTTCCGGCAGTGGACAATCCGGCCAGACATCAGGCAGAGACGACCCGTTCAATTTCAACAACAGCATCATTCTGCTTCGCCGTCGAACGAACATAATCCAGAAACGGATCGACAGAGAACATACCTTCCGGCGTCGATTCACCGATGATCTTCACCCGGCAGTAGTTGACATTCAATTCCATCTGGATGACCGGCGGGCGGTGCTGTTCCGCTTCGTCGATGGTCATCCAGTTCCGGGATACGTTCGCGCACGCGCGGGAGATTTCGCCAGAAGAGAAACCGGGTCCACGGTTGGTCAGAACGACAGTCCCCGGCACCCCGGCGATGTACTGATTCATCGGCCATTCCGTTTCGGAGTAGCAGTTGCCATCGGCGCAAATCCACACCCCGCCGAAGTGCTCACCCTCTTCATACTTCCGGCCCTTGAAAATCTCTGACAGAATTCGATCCGCCTGTTGTGGCGATTTGAACTCATGAGTTTTCAGCGGACCACGGGGAGGAAGTTCGATGTAGAAGGCCATAACTAAATACTAGCATGGTGCCCGTGAAATCTTTCGCTGAGTTCATCGCCGAACTAGAACTTCCCAAGCTGGAAGTCGGTGATGAGTTGATGGTGGGCAAATTCAAAAATCGCCGGGCGACGATCAAAGGATTTTCGCGCGACGAACATGGTCAGCCCGTCGCGCATACAAACAAGGGCGATCAGAAAATCTTCAAACCGCGTATTGCGAAGTTGATTCCGCAAACGCCGCCGAAAAGCTAGTCTTTCTTTCCTTTTTTCTTCACTACCCCGCCTTCGAAAAACGACTCCCGGATCAACTCCAACTGATCGTCAGTCAGAAGTTCCAGCGCTTCGCGCGCCTTCTCTTCGGAGTACTTGTAATACTCCATGACCAACTTCACATCTTCGGTCGGCTTCTCCGCTTTAAGCCACGGTGTAAACGTCTTCGCGCGCGGTTTCAACCGGAACCGAAGGAAGTCATATTGCATGACCGCATCGATCCCTTGGATTGTGTTGATTTCGTTGACATCACCAACACAATCCGGGAACAATGAAACCATGCGATTGATGACCCACGGGCCGGGTGCTTCCACCAGTTCCCGTTGGCCGTCAATCTCTGTTGCCAAGTCTTCCTTGGTCTTGAACAGACTAGTCAGTACGTCCTTCAGTTCCATGTTCTTCCATGTAGCGAATGAAGTGCGGGGCGAACGCGCGAATTACGTCCGCCAACACGTCGTCTGGATCGGGTTGTTGATTTTCTTGCATGATGTCCTTCTTACTTGAATTGGCACACTACCGCAATCTCAACTAAGCAAGCCATGAGGTTGATTTCTTGGTTCGCCGCCGTGATTGCCCAATGCTGATATTTTGCCAGAGCAACAATCGCATCGGGAATGGTCGAAGGTACCAGCCTATCGTAGAGCACGTCATAGATCCGGCGGTAGATGTGTTGCGTGTCATTCTCCGCATTTTGCGCAACCCATTGCCGGACAAAGGACATATCCTTTTCGGCCAGCTTGTCAATGACCTCTTTGATCTGTGCCGTCCCGACACCTTCTTCGAAGACCAAAGTACCAGACTTGCTATGGTACTGTAGCTGGTTCAGAATCTTACGGAAGTCGGGGAAGTTCCGAAGAACGATTTGAGTGACGGCCTTCGGATCATAGACGATCTTCTCCGAATCCAGAATCTCTTTCGCCCGTTCGAAAAATTGCCGGGCCAGCGTTGCCTTCTCCACCTTGGGGATGGTGAAGTCAACCGGGACCAGCCGGGATTCACGAATCGCTTCCGCGATCTTACCTTTGTTGTTGGCCGTGAAGATGAAGTTACAGTTGACGGAGAACTCTTCGATGAATGACCGCAACGCATCTTGCGCGGCCTTGGTCATGCCGTCGCCTTCGTCGAAGATCACCGCCTTGGGTTTGCCGTTGAAAGCCATCGTCCCGGCGTATTGCCGAACGGTGTACCGGAGCGTTTCAATGTTGCCCTGTTCGCTGGCCGGAACGAACAAGTAATCGCGGTCCATTTCTTCACACAGCGCGCGGGCAACGGTAGTCTTACCGATGCCCGGACGACCAGAGAAGATCATGTTCGGCATTGAGCCGGAAGCAACGATGTCCACGAAGGTTTTCTTCATCGCTTCCGGCAGAATGCAATCCGCGATCTTGGTTGGACGGTATTTTTCCACCCACAAGAATTGGCGGTCGTTCGTTTCCATGTGGATGTTTAGTTCCCGGCGGCTTCGCCGCGTTTGGTGTTGAACTTCGTGCTGGCTTCGACTCCGATCCAGTAGACCAGTTCGCCGCCAGATGACGCGCGATCCGTGTTGGTGAATTGCGCAAGTTGCTCAGTCACGATCACATCGTAATTGCCCTTGAGCAAGCGGATGTTTTCGAAGCTGAACACCGAAGTGCATTCCACGCCGTTCGGTTCGCCTTCAACGATCAGTGAGAAGTCGTTGCTGTTCGGTTCCTTGCTGTTGTAGGTGACCAGCTTGATCGTCTTGCCGTTGCTGATGACCGCCCATTCAGGCTTCTTCAAAACCGCCGTCGCCTTGACCAGAACTGACAACTGAGATTCGGTCAACTTGAAACAGACTTCCGGGCCTTTCGGCTTGATGCGACCGGACGGTGAACGCATGAGTTCCGGCGCACTGTACATGAACCGCGTGCTCCGCGACGGGTCAGTCGCGTCCGTGATGGTCATGTAGTTGTTGTTTTCGTTGAAGTCGATGAGCGGTTCGTTGAACAGGCCCAAGACATTCAGGAAATTCAGAATGTCGTGAATCGGAACCTGATGGGGGAAATCTTCCGTGATCGTTGCCGCCGCCGCCGATGCACCGGACTTACTCAGGGTCTTGAGTTCCCGGCCCGGCTTGAGGATGACTCCCTTCGCAATGGCAGCATAGTTTTCGAGAATTGCGATGGTGTCTGGTGTGAGTTTGATTGACATTGCTCTCCAAAAAGTAGAACCCCGTGATCGGTGGCTCTTAGACCAAGCTATCACGGGGTATGGAGAGTAAAATTTGGAATCCGACTTACCACGTCTGAGACTGATTCGAAGAGTGATCCGGTGGAATCGTCGTGCCGTTGAACATGGTGAAGTACTGTTTCATCGCCGCACGATCCACTGAATTGAAGCGGGCCAGCGACATATCCACCACATCATCCTTGTCTTCGAAAATGGCGTAGGCTTCGACGATGCGGCACAACCGGCGCGGGGAAATTGTGTGGGAGATAACCCCTTGGTCATAGTTCTCACGGCACTTCCCGGCCCACGCAACAAGCTGGACAATGAACTGTTCGTCCATGATGCCCGCCGCTTGCATGACACGCTTCAAGATCGTGCGCTCATTGGCCGGGTTCGGATACCCGTGATCCACTGTCATGGCCGCAATGCGGTCCAGAAAGGCTTCGTTGACCATGTTGGTGCCGAAGTACATTCCGGTGTCATCGCCGCGTCCCTTCGTGTTCGCGGTAGCGACGCACTGGAAACCGGGCGCGGGCGTCACCGTGCGATTCGCGCGGGTCAGGTACACCGACTTCCCTTCAAGCACCGGCTGAAGGCACATGGCCTTATCCGACGCCAAATCGCATTCGTCCAGAAGAAGAACGCCGCCACGCTCCATCGCCGTAATGACACGCGACTGGACAAACTCGGTTTCCCCATTCCGCAAATGGAACGTGCCCAACAACGCAGCTTCGTCCGATTCTTTCGTGATCTGGATGCGGAAAAATTCCCGCCCGGCGGCGACACACGCCTGTTCGATACTCATTGTTTTGGCGACGCCCGTAGGACCGGTGATCCACATCGGGACCCATCGCTTCGACTTGAACAACTTCACAAGTTTGAAGTAGGCACCTTCCGGGACATAGAGCGGGTCACGGTCAGGCATGAATTCGGTAAGAGGTTGCACAGTGTCTTCATCATCCAGTGTACCCGCAGTCGTAACGGTTTCCGGGGCCTGTAAATCCGCCGATTGCCACAACGCTTCAGAAAGCATGAAACGATCTTTTGACATTTGCTTGTCGCGCGTCATGAGCCAGTTCGGACGTTTGTATCCGCGACCGACCAAAAGAGATATTTGCGAAACGGTGATAGATGAAGGGAGTTCACCGTTCGTGCTGAATTCCGCCGCCACCGCCGCCAGAAACTTCTTTTGTTCGTTGGTCAGTTTTGTCATCAGTCCCATTGTACCCGGAATTGACATACATGTCAAGCGATCATCTTGATAAACTGTTGCAGCATGACCCGCGATTTGCGGCGCATCTGAATCTGTTCGGTCGGATCACCGGTGGTACTGACAGTGGGCACGCTCATGGCCGGATTCAGCACGTAGAAAGCATCGTAATGCGTCCCGCTGACCGACATGAAGCCCTCTTTTTGAAGCAAGTCATTCGCGGCCTGATATTTCGTCTTCGAGTCTTGCAGCATGCGCGCTGTCGGCAATCCAACATAGAACCCAATCATCTTCGCCCGCGTCCGATCACGGATGATCCGGGGCAACAGGTGAAGAATTTCAACTGTCTGTTCATTCGGTTCAGGGCTATACGTCCGGCGTGTTTTCTGATCTTCAAGCTGATTCGTACACACCGTCATGGAGCTATTACCGTCGCCGTCAGTGAGGAAGATTGTGTGAACGAACTGAAGCCGGTTTTTCTTCTGGAACTCCGGGACAAATTCGCTGGCAATCAACATCGCTTCACCTAACGGAGTGCCATACTTCGACGGGTCCAGATATGCCAGCGGCGGATTGAAATCCCGATTGTCGAACGAACTGAAAATCATCAGGCACATCTGATAGAAGTGCGCTTGAGGCATCCTGCTAGAGAACAGGTTGTAGAGCCGGGTCAAGCCATTGACCGACACGGAATCTTTCGCCGGGATGAAACTGTCACCCTTGTCAGACGGGCGCGTGATGAAGACGAACACTTCGAATGGAATGCCCGCTTTCCGACAGAACAACATCAGTGCCAACAGTTGAACCAGCACATCAAACAGCGGTCCCTTCATCGAACCGGACCAATCGACGACCAGCACCAAACCATGATTCTTGTCGTCAGGTACGATTTCAGTGGTGGCGAAAATGTTTTCGGTGATCCGGTGCGCCCACAGCTTCGTCATGTCCAGATCCCCGGTTGAAGCCGTGCGCGTGCGCGCGTGTTGATCTGCCCGGCGCATCATCATGAACTGTTGGACCATGTACAGCACATCCGGTTCGAGTGACCGCATGATATGATCGAACCAGACTTTTTTCGGCACATATTTCGTCCGGCGGGTCGTGGTTTCAGACGACGCCTTTGCACAGGCTTTCGTCAAATCATCCATCACGATTTTGTAATCGACGACCGCCGCGTCCATCTTGACCTTCGGCAAAGTCGTGTAGATGTAAGACTGTTGCGGATCGCAGTGATCGGCAAGGTGCTTATCGAATTCGTCTTGGGTGCTTCCCTCTTCCGGTTTCTTGTCTTGCGGTTTGGACTTGGACTTTGCCTCTTTTTTGTCGCTGTCGGCTTCCTGTTGATCGTCACTTTCGCCGTCCGCATCATCCGCGTCGGCATCGGATTCGTCACCGTCCGCATCGTCCGAATCCCCGGCATCAGATTCATCATCACCGTCTTGTTCGTCATCACCGGATTCATCACCGGCAGACTCTTCGCTGTCCTCAGATTGATCGGAATCCGATTCATCATCCTCAGAATCTTCCCCGTCTTCAGACTCTTCAGAATCGTCACTGTCATCGGTTTCCGACTCTTCACGTTCCTTCTGATTCTTTTTCGATTTGGACTTCGACTGTTGCTGTTGCTGGTCGTCCTGATCTTGATCCTGATCCGGTTCGTCTTCGGGTTGCTGTTGTTGCTTGGCGTATTCGTAGATCGCCCGGCACGCCGCGATCATTTCATCGAACGACCGGGCTTTATTGATCGCTTGGACCAGCGGAGTTTCTTGTTCGGAAAACGAGACATTCACCGTCGCCCCGGCCTTGAAGAAGATGTTCACCCGGTCGATCAGGCTCATCTGGTCGATCTTGGTCATATCACCGAAGAATCCGGCCTTGACCATCAGCTTGTACCCGTCACGGAAAACCGCGCGCATTCCCGGATACAGTTCCTTGCCCAAATTTTCGATGCGAACGTCTTCACAAATGTTGAAGTACCGGGCGGCGCGCTTCTCATTCTTCGGGTTCGCGTCAATCAGGCGCGAAGCGGTGGCACGATCTATCTTCGTCCACAACGCATGGAATGCTTCGTGACCGGCCAACAGCAAATGTACGATTTGTTCTAGGCGGGAGTATAGCGGAAGGGTCAAGAGACGGGTCTTGACTTCGAAATGGGCAGTCTTCGTAGATGGACTGTAACGGATGTGAAGATTTTCCGTTGCCAGCATCCGGGCTAGTGTTTCGTTTACTTCGATCCGCATCACACTCAAGATAGCATGATGCGGACCTATATGTCAAGTGTTAACCGGCAATTGCGTGAATGCCGGATACTGGCACCACGCGAATACGACTGACAGATTTGCGCACCGGTCGCCGCAGACGGTTCAGTTGCGAACGGATGCTACTGATTCCTTCCCGCAACTCTGCCTGTTGCTCCTGTAGTCCGTGCAAAGCCACTAGGACCGTATCCAAGTTCGAACCCTTGGGTGGTCTAACCTCAACCACATTGTTCCGGGCCATATCAAGCTCTCTTTCTTTACGTTTCCCAACGTAACGGCGATAGTTCTAAAAGTACGCACGCCTCTCCGTCGATCCCAAGCATACCAGAAACCGATGAAGGAAGCAATTCATTTTTTCTACGCTAGTTGGATCTGTGAGAAGTTCGCCCGTTTCACAAATTTGATCGTGCGATCAAACTTTTCGGCCAAGGCATCGGATTTGTGTGAGATAACGAACACGTGAGTCGTTTCAGACAATTCCGCCAGCACCGTCATGAAGGCGTCAATTCCGGTCACATCCAAACTAGAATCGACTACTTCATCAAGAATGAGCAAGTTCGTTGCCATACTGTTTTTGAGGCGGGCGACTTCCCGCCAGCAAAACAAGATTGCCAAGTCGATGCGCAACTTTTCCCCTTCGGAGAAGGATGGGTAGCTGAACTCATCCCTATGTCGCGCCTTGATGGTTTCGTTGAATGTTTCGTCTAAACTGAATTGTACCGGAAAATTCAACGCGGAGAGGAAACGATTGACCACCTTGTTGATGACAGGCAGATATTGACGGATGATACTAGTCTTGATCCCTCCATCTTTCAACATGATAGCGGCCACATCCTGAAGCTGTTTGGTTTCCGCCAAATGCTTCCGCATGACTTCCAACTCTTCTTCGCGCCGGTGCAACTCTTCCAGTTTTCCTTCTTCCTTGGCGATCAGCGTGCTGTCCGTCTTCTGTATGTCAAGACTCAGCCGCCGCGATTCAGTGTTGAGTGTGTTGGACTCAGCCCGGCGCGCCGCGATCTCCTGACGGATCGATTGAATCTGCGACCGGCACTGAGAAATTTCTTCCCGGCGATGTAGAAAGGTCGATTCTTTCTCTGTCAGTGCAGTATGACCGTCCTTCAGTTTCGCCAAGAAGGTCTTCTTGTCTGCAATCGTCTTGTCCCGGAAATCCGTCTGGATCGGCTGTGTACAGGTCGGACATGTGTCGTTGTCTTGGAAAAACCGAATCTCCGTCGTCAACTCTTGAGCCTTGGACTTGATTTTCGTCTTTCTTTCGCTGTAGTCAGACAGCTTCTCATTGACAGCGGGTTCGTCGGCAATCCGGGCCAACACGCCTTCAACTTCTTCGGTTTTGACTTGTATGTCATCTGTGATCGCTTGGATTTGCGTTTCAATCTCCGCGATGCGATCCAGCTTCCGTTGCCGTTCCTGATCGGCCTGTTGTTTCATGGAATTGATGGAGTCTTCCACCAACCGAATCGCTTCATTGGTACTGAGAACTTGCTGTTCTACCAAGGCGATTTCTTGCTTGATCTTCGACACCCGGCCCTTCAGAACTTCATTCATTTCTGACAGGACTTGAATCTCAAGGATATCTTCGACCAGCGCCCGGCGGTCAGCCGCGCTCAGTTGCATAAACGGCACGAAACTAGCGGAACCGAGAATGACCAACTGAGTGAAGGATTTCATCGACAGCTTCAGGATGTGAGTTTCGAGATATTCTTGCTGGTCCTTCACCGCCGCATTCTCTTCGAGCAATTGCCCGTTCTTGAGAATGTTCAAGAAGTTCGGCTTGATGCCGCGCCGGATCTTGTAGTGATCTCCGCGCGTATGGAATTCGATCTCCACCAGACAATCGCGTTGATTGATGGAATTGATAAGCTGTTCTTTTTTGATCTTGCGATACGGCTTACCAAACAACCCGAAGCACAATGCATCCAGCATGGTTGACTTGCCGCTTCCGTTGTCGCCTAAGATGAGAGTCGTTGGCGACGTGTTGATCTGAATGACCGTTTCATTGTTGCCGGTGCTCAGAAAGTTTTTGTATCGAATGGATTGGAATTCAAGCATTATCTTTCCCTGACGATGCCCCGGACAACTTGATCGCCCTCAACATCAAAATCAACAATCTTTCCGTTCGCGACCACACCATCAATTCGTGTATCCCGGAACAGATACACGTAACCTTCTTTCGTTCGAAGATAGCCGATGCCATCATCGACCCAATAACGAAACACCAGACCTTCAAATTGCATCAGTCTTTTCCACTGGTCGCCACGGCTTCTGTGTAGAGTTCTAACATCAGTCGCTTCAGTGCCGGTTTGTTCACATCCTGTGTAGTGATCGCATCCACGTATGCATTCAACACAGTTGGAGTGTCGTCGATGATGAGCGTTTCATCTTTCCCTTCGAGCACCTTATCGATGTCAAGGGTTTCATCTTCGACCAGCGACACATCATGTGGTTGGGTTGCCCACACCGCGTCCATGAATTGATCGAAGGCATACGGATCTTTCTTCCGCATGACAATGATCTTGATGAACTTGCCTTTCCAGTCCGCCGATGGTTCGATGTCCGGCCCCGGAGCGGAACGTCCCGGCACATCCGCAGAATCATCATAGCGGACTTTGTAGAACATCTGATCCGGGTTCCTGACAAACTCAAGCTCGAACGTTTCCGTGTCAAGGATGTGGAAACCACGCGGATCATCATAGTCCGACCAGATCATTTCGTATGGCGCGCCTACATAGCGGATGCCGCCCTTCTGTGATTGGTGGTGAAAGTGACCTGTCAACACCATGTCGAAACGATTGAAGACCTTCGGGTCCAGTCCGTGTTCGCATACGCTGTTGCGATACATGTTGAATCCGGTGAGTTCCAAATGACCGAACACCGGTTTCGAACCGCGCGCGCCCTTCGCAATTTTCATCGCGGCTTCGTAATTTTCTCCGTTGATCCACGGCATGACAACACAGTCCATACCGAAGATATCGGTTTCACATGGCTGTTCGTATACGTCGATGTCATGTAGGTACGGAAGCGGTAGCCCACCTTCAACCAATTTGCCTTCGTTGGGATCATTGGTCGGATTCTTCAGATACTCACCCAAGAGCAAAGAGACAGCATTCAGCCGGTTTGTGGATCGGTAGTAAACGTCGTGATTGCCCAAGATGACTTTCATCTGCATCCCACGCGCGCGCATGGGATCGAAAAACACCTGACGGGTCTTCTCTAAGGTCTGGAAGTTGACGTACTTGCGACGGTCGAACACATCACCCAAGTGCAAAATATGCTTGATCCCGCGCCGATCAATTGTCGGAAAAAACGTCTTGGTGTAGAAACTATCGAACGTGTCATAGAACGCCGCCATGTCGTTGCGGACGCCGAAATGCGTGTCCGCCAGCAATGCAATCTTCATTCAAACCTCGATAATTGGGCCTTTCCCTTCACATGTTGTCGGTAAAGTGCGATCATTCGGTCACAGATGACAGGGCCAAGCGAAACGAGTATGGTGAAGGCAATCACCACCGCACTGTGAAGGTATCGCGGGTCCGACATCTTTCTCTATTGTCGTATCGAGAAACGCCCGCAAAAATGGAAAGTGGCCGCGCTTTGAAAACGCGGCCACACATGTTGAAGAGAATTAGAGGACGGTGTAATTGGTCCGTCCGACACGGAACACAACATCAAATTCCATATTGCCAGTCGTTCCGATCAAGGCCGAATTGCCAAGGCTAACACTACACACCTGTGTGATCTCCATGCCTTCCATAGACACACACAGTACGTCTTTTTCCGATTGATTCTGAATGTACAACTTCGCGGTCGCCAGATCACCGGATGATGTTTGGAGCCATGAGACGAACTTGACGAAATTCAAATCCGTCGTCTCTACGAAAGTCACAGTCATCGAATCACAGATCATCGTGTTCGACTTACCACGTTCACCGCCGGGCAGATTAACTTGTCGGACACTTTGACTGATACCAGCCAATTCCTTCACACCGGGAATGCTGGTGAACTCCAAACGGAATTTGTCAAGAGGGATGTATTCGTTTTTGGCGGCGGTTGCCGCCCCTGATTTCTTACTCATACATCCATTTAGGCGTCCAGAATTCGTCCCTGTTGCCAATTACCCGGCAACCGATCCAGAATCAGCCAGCCGGTCATTTCGATGCTCAACCCGGCCAGTTCCACCGTCGCATATGGTTCTTTGATCGACTCTTCAATCACATTGAGATAAGGCGCGTGTGTTTCGCTCAATTCCGGCAATCCTTGCAGAAGGCACCATTCGACCCACCCGTTGCACAAATCGACTAGCCGGTCCCAACTAGATTCAATTGTCGTGTCGTGCGCGTCCAGATCGTAGTGCGGACAAAATGCTACCCACCGGTGATCCCGAAGATCGTACCCTATCATCGTCGAAACAGTTTCAACGGCCATACACACTCTATGTATGTTTTGAGCAAAAGAAAAAGGCGGGATGGAGCGCACATCCCGCCTTTTCCTACCGCACCAAAATTGTTCTTACTGTGAACCGGCCCCGACTACTTGTTCGGTTGGTTCTTCCACGAAGAAACTTTCCAGACCCAACTTCTTCTGTTGCCGGTCCTTCTTCCGTTTCTTGGCGGACTCGAACTTTTCAATCACGTCGGTGACATTCTCTTGAAGGAAATCGACGTAGGTGTTGGTGTATTCCGTTTCGTCGCCTTCTTGCACCGAATACCCCGGCATACCGTGGCTAATCAACATCGCCTTGGTATAGCTGTTCCGCCGTTCCCGCTGAATCCGGCGCACAAACGCATTGTGAAGGATCTGTGTCACATAGGCAAAAGCGTTGGTGCTCCGCGTCGGGTTGAAATTGTGCAGATACCGCAAACACGATTCCATCGCATCGCCGATCATGTCATCTTTGAAAGTGTAGTTGACGAAGTTGGCTTTTTGAGCCAAACGGTTTGCCATCAACAAGATACACTCACCAATATAGTCGGGGAGCGGAGGGAGGTTTTGCTTATTGCGTTGTGCCGCCTTCCGGTCCTTCAGCCATTCGACTAGGGCATCGTACAGCTTCTTGTTGTCCACGTACTGATTTTTCTTGCGCTCCATTGACTTATATGTCCATCCCTGTTATGCTTGAAGCATATGTTATCCTTTCTGCGATTCACTTTGAAGATCGCGATAGCTTTGTTCGCCGGATGGATCTTGATGTCCGTCGTTGGCATTGCATGGTTCATCTTGGTGATGAACCTTATCAAAGCTCATTTCGGGTACTAGACACACCGACCTAACTTCCATTATCAGCGCGCGATGTCGCACTGAAAAACTCGTTTCACCAAGAGAATTCGCCGCACCCTTCCAAATGCGACGACAATCCCCGTATTTATACTTACGACAGGTCGATCCGGTAAATCTTGTACCGGAACTGTTCCGCCGCATAGAACGCCAAGCGTTCGGCGAAATGCATTAAGGCGAAATTTTTCTTAGACTTAACGCTCAAATCATCCACGATGTCGAAGACCGTCACCGTGGATTTCCGATCACTTTTCCGAAGGCCGCGACCGATGCTTTGTAGGGTACGGATCTTCGATTTCGTCCCGGCGGCGAATACCAGATTGTCCAGATTGCGGATATTGACACCGGTCGAAAAGACGCCGTAGCTGGCAATGATGATGGCGTTCTCTTCCTGTTCCGTGATCTGACGCACCTGTTCCCGGTCATCGGCTTCCGTCTCACCGGAGACATAGAAGACCTTTCGGCCCGGTTCCACCCGCTCCATGATCGACTCATACAGCGGCTTCCCCTGCTTATCGACAAGAGCGAAAAGAACCAGCGTGTTTCCTTTCAGGCTCAACACCAGATTGCGCACAAAGTTCCGGCGGGTCGTGTGTGCGGAAATGTAGTCCCGCTCCGCATGGAAGTCGGCACCCCGGACCATTTGACAATCTTCATCGGAGTAACGGAGCACCAGCGCTTTGATTGTCAGATCCGCGACCGTACCAGCATCCATGAGTTCGCGGGTCGTGGTGACGTTGTAGACCTGACCGAACAGACCTTCCAACACCATTTCATTGACCATCGATCCCTTCAATGTGCCGGTCGTGGCGAAACGATACTCCGCGTTCACCAGCGACGACATAATCTTGCTGAGCGATTTGGAGTCAAACTGATGGGCTTCGTCACCGACAACCCCGTGGAATTGTAAAAACCACTCATCGTTCATCCGATAAATGGACTGCCACGTCGTCACAGTGATTGGAAGATCGGTGTTTCGTTCCGCCCCGGAGTGGACGCGATGGACATTCTCTTCGACATTCCAATTCGGGTCCGCCGCGCTGTAATCGGCGAAGTCGGAGTACATCTGTTCGACCAGCGATGTCGTGGGAACAATGACAAGAATTTTCCCCGTGTCTCCCATCTTGTACTCTTGCAGATACCGCAACAGAAGATAGATGATGAGCGACTTGCCGGACGCCGTGGGAGAAACGAGAATGGCCCGGCGGCGCTGAACCCCGTGAACAAATGCACGCTCTTGGTAGTCGCGCACATCCAGCGGTTTACCCTGTACAGACAGGTTTAGTGACTCGAAGAACTTACGGGCTTCCCACAGGGAGAAAGGGTTTTCTGAATCGAAGTTGTCTTCGTACTGGACTTCATAGTTGTTCTCTTCGCAGTACTGACGAATGAAACGGTGAAGACCAAGATAGGCCGCGCCGTTGCGATAGTCCAACAGCTTGATGCGCCCATCCCAATTGTTGTACATCTTGCGCCCGCGCTTCTCCATCATGCGGCGCATGTGATGTGCGTTCGGGACTTCGAAGGTTAGAACTTCGCTGATCTCTCGAACGATTCCGGGATCGGCGTCAACCTGAAGATAGGATTCGTTGACTTTGCGAATGACGACCACGCATGTGTTTATACGCGGCCATTTTGAGCACTAGACGCGGGATCTAGTGCGTGGTTACGGTCTGAATGCGATCCTCATACTGACAATTCTTACCGCATGATTGCATCGACATGGCTTGCGCGGTGCCTTCGATACACTTGACAAAATAGTGGTTCTTACCGGCGTCGCGAAAACGATATATGGTACATCCATCCGCTTTACCGACAACATCGATCTGCAACTCCGGGTTGTTGGTAGAGAGGGTTTGCATGGGAGTCGTGGCGCACCCGGCAAGGATAAGAAGAGGAATCAGAAACAGTTTCTTCATAGCTGTACCTTTCTATAGTAACTCGAACCTGAATATGTTCCGTATCGAGTTTTGAACGCCACCGGCGGTTTTGTCGTAGGAATGGGCGAAACCATTTGCAGCGGAATGTATGGCGCATAGAAGAAACCGGCTTCAAATGGAGTTGTTCCTTTGTAGCCAACCATCAATGCACTGGCAACCGTCTTCGGTGCCTTGTACATCTTCCACGCTTGAACGGCCAGCGACGGAGCCGTCACCAGCATCAACAAAAAGGCCCACATGTCCCGGCGGGTCATCTTGTCGAAATTGAACCGGTATACCGGGTCTTGGTAGACTTTCATTCGATCACCGCCACGCCATCTTCAAAGCGAACGGACTTCGCTTTCCCGGCCATGACAAACCGGGGTTGAGTCTTGCGTATGCGCCCGCGCACGGGCACGCGACAGTCAATGTTATCGATCACATGACAAGTGTCTTTGTAGTGCAGACTGACTTGCACTTTCCCGGCGCGCTGTGTGGCTGGTTTGTTGAAGTGGAAATAGAATGCACTCATGAAAACACCTTCGCTACCAATAATCCCATGCAAAAAGAGAAGAACATCAATCCCCAACACTGTAAGCCCGTCACTGATTTGAACAATCCACCCATGCTCACCTTCCAAACTCGAACTTGCGGGTTTCGTTGATGGTATCGATCTGGTTCCGGCGGAAGGCAATACCCTTGAGACATTGTTCGAGATAGTCCAAAAGAACTTCTTGATCTTCCAGCTTGTCTTTCATGTCCTGATACAGATCGTCGGATTCCATGTACATTTCGACCACGTTGACCGGCGTATGGCTACGCTTCTTCGTGCCGGTCTTCATGGATGTATCGAGAATCAAATCCGGCGGGCGCTCATTCGGAAAATCATCAGGGTCGCCGGTGCCGCGATAGAAGTTGAACCGCTTCGTGTACATCTTGGCGACTTCCCGCTTCATCCGGCGGAATTGCCTCTTCTCTTCTTCGTAGAACTTCATCCACCGACCGTGGAGATAGGCGATGGACGCGGCTTCTTCGACAAGCCGCGTCACATCAATCCGAAGCTCTTTGTCTGCCAGAGCCGCGTAGTCTTCCAGTACCATGTTCGTGTTTAGGATGTCAGTTTGACACTCGAAGCGATCCGCCGGGCCACACGCTGAGCGATCTTGGTATAGATTTGACCAAACTGTTCATACATGAACTCAAACGCCGCCCGGAGCGGATCATCCAGTAATGTCCAGATCCCGGAGAAGGGCCAGTATAAGGTCCAGCCGAAGAAACGATCCTTGTTGTTCCCCGGATCAATTTCCGATGGCAGTTGGACCGTAGAATCTGAATCCGCTGACCGAATCATTTCCAGATTTCGCTTATGACCGGAATAGTCGCTCTTCGACCAACGCTTGACAGTCCGATCCACGTACCGCCACCACTTGAATAAAGACCAACCGGCACCGATCAGCAAATAGCCGATGGTCCAGTAGACCAGCAAAAGAGGGTTTGCACGGATTTCGTCCCACAGCGGGTACTTGGTAACGAACACCAATCCGCTGATCGTGACGATCATCAGGGTCGTCGCCCAAAATGGCCGGTTGTACTCTACCAAGGCCATAATGATGAGACAGAAAATGACGGTGCCGATTGCAACCGTCCAAAACGCAAGGCCCGTTAGAGCCAGCATTGTTTCGAGCATGAGTTGTCCTTTCGTGAGTGAATCACTTAGGACTTATGATGACACGTCGCCGATATCCAAAAATTCATAATACGCATACTTGAATGTGACAGAAACCGGCTGTACAACCACGTCCTGATCCTTCGAATTGAACTGGATCGATCCAAGCGAAGACGGCCACGCCTGACGGAACATGACGTAGTGTTGTGGATTGTAGTTGCTGTTGAGGATCACCAGTAGAATATCGGAGTACCGGTTATGCATTCCTTGCACAAGATCGGCATGTTGTTCGAACCGTTGCGGAAAGGTCAATCCATACAACCACTGTTGGATTTCCCTGTAATTCTTCATGTCCTCATCGATAGCGAAACTCACCGTCAAATCTTCAAACACCAGCTTGTCGCCGTGATGCGGGATGTCCACAAACGGCGTTGGTTGAATCGGCGCACCAGTGGAAATTCCCGGAAGGTTGACTTCTTGCATGAAGTAGATCATCGACGGCGTGCGATGAAGAACCATCCGAAAACGATGAGCATTCAAAAAGTTGGGGTTCGAAGGCTGGCGTTTGATGATGCCGATGAGTTGTTCGGCTGTAGTGTCCATTGGCATAGATTATTTGACCCACTTGTATTTAAGCGATGCGTCAAAGTGAAACGAGTCAAATTTCGCGCCGGTCGGAGAACCAACCTTGGTCCACTTCATCGAATCCGTTTTCTTGTACTGGCCGTCCGACCCCGGCAAGGTGGATTCAATTATCGACCCACCGGGAAGACCATCCAACTGCAAATGGCTTTGGATGATGTCGCCGGGCTTGACGCCCGGCAAAAGAACTTCAGTTTGCATTCCGCCGATGTCGATCACTTCATGTGTCGGTGTGCCTTTGAACTCATGACCGTGCTGATGAAGGTTGTTGATTTTGAAAACCACCCGCCCGGTCGTTACGCCATACTGGATACGACGGCTGAATCCGCCACCCTGAACGATCAAGAGCAGGGTGCCGGGCAAGAGTTCGTATGACTCTCGAAGGAATCTTTGGAATGTTTTCATGGACTTCGCCGTTTTAGGTTCTGAACAACGAACCTGTATGCTATATAGGAATCAGGCGCTCAAGACGTTCTCAGTCACCCAAGCCTAATCGCAGAATATCGGCACCGAAAGGTGCCCGGCACGTAGGACCGCAGTTCGTCGGGAATTGACCCGGCTGCATGGCTTTTGGCAAACGGTGGGAATACCCACAACAGACCATGTAGAGCGGCGTGTGGAGTGTCGTCAGTTACCGGACCCATACCTGACCCCTTCAGTGGGGAACTTGGAAGAATGTGGTATGACCCCGGAGCCACCGATAGAGAACCACTGGTAGCGACCACCAAGATCAAGGGCGACCGCCTGTCCGAAGCACGACAGACGCGAAAGGGAATCGACTTAGCGGAGTAGCCCGCGCTAGGTAGATTCCATTTCCACCGAACCGAGCAATTGCACAACAGACTCAATATGATTGGGATGCCGTCTTCTGGCGTGTCTAAATCCATCACGTGCAACCCGACAAAATCCGTTCACGCATTGCTGAATACGCCGCTGTTTTCGGTGGGATCAATCTTCTTATCCTGCTATTGACAGCGCTCTACGTTTCTGTCAATTGGTCCATTCACACATTCCCGTCCAATCCGGTTGTTGTGATTGCCGCATGGTCAGGAGCGTTTGTTTCTATCAGTGCGTTGGTATTGGTCATTGTTCTTTGGCTCAGCCGGGAACCTGATGAAGACGAAGAAGAAGATGAAGAGGAAGAACCAGATGTTGAATGAAGCCTTAGCGATTGCCGTCAAACAGAATTTCATGGGACAGCCGATCACCGAAGCCACAGCGAAAGCGACACAGCTAGGCATGGAAGTGCGCGTGATTCAACCCGGCATGCCGGTCCCGTTAACCAATGACGTGAAACAAAACCGTGTAACCTTCACGGTGAATGAAGGAAAAGTTGTCAGTTTTCGCTTGGGATAGTCCACGCTACGATGAAGGAAGTCAATGGCATTTCGATTATCAAATGATGTAGTTGTCGGTGCTGATACCGAAGAAATGTGGCCCATACCATCCGGGTTCAATGACCTGAATGGTTTGCGCGACAATCTATTTGGTGTGGTTCAGCGGGCGGCTCAACTAGGTCTATTCACAGACAATTTTTCCTGTTCGCAACTCAAGATGGCATTGACGCCGGTTCTGAACGTTGCGAAAGAAAAGAATATCGTGGATGGGTTCCTTGTCGATTGCTTGCCGAATTTCAGCGATGACAATATCATCATTCGCATCATCATGCACAAAGATCGGCATCACTACCGAATGGCGATGATTGCTCATGATGAAGTGATGGATTACGATTTCGAGCACACACCACCGATCTCGTTTTCCGAAGTCAGCACTACCAGTAGGTAAAGTTCATTTTAGGGGTTGGGAGAAGGTCATGGATCGTGATTTGATTCAAGCTGAAATTGACCGGTGCGAACTCGAAGCGGAGTCCGCCAAGAAGAACGGCAACTATGAGATTGCCTTCCTCAAACTGGACGCCGCCCGGCGGTTGCGTGAAAAGTTGGAAAAGAATTCGACTTTGCGCACGAAAACCGTTGGTGGACAGTCTACATAAACATAGGGGTGGCAAGATGCACCCAAGGAAAGGAGCATGAAGAACAAAATCAGAGTTGAGTTTATCTTGGACGAATCCGGGTCGATGCAAGGTCAACAGAAGACCGTCATCAATGGATTCAATGAACAGATTCAGGAAATGAGAAAGGAAGAGAAGACCAAGGACGTTGAGTACACGGTCAGTCTCACCAAGTTCTCATCTGAAGCTACAGTGGTGTTTGCTGACAAGCCCTTGAGCGAAGTGAAGGAAATCGGGACCGCCGATTACACTCCGAATGGAATGACGGCATTGTATGATGCTGTCGGCATGCGGATCGACACGGCGGAAGAGGGAGAACAAAACGTTCTGGTGTACATCTTCACCGATGGTGCGGAGAACTCTTCGAAGAACTTCAGCCATGAAGCGATCAAAGCCTTGATCGACATCCGGCAAAAGCAAGGATGGGGATTCACCTACTTCGGCGCGGACATGGACGCGGCGGCGGCGGCTTCGAGCATCAACATCATGAATTCGGTCAATTACGCTTCGGCGAACACAGCGGGAGCGATGTATGCGACCAGTGCTGTTCGGAGCACCTACACTTCGAATGTGTCGAAAGGAATGTCTGGTGCCGCCCGGTCGATGAATCTGACGGCAGATGTTGACGAAGCTGTTCTAAACAACGTGACGTTCACCACGACTACCGGCACCGGGAAGAGGAAGTAAGAATGGAAGTCACCATCAACGGATTGAAAATTCAGATCGATGGCGCAAACGACGCACAGGTTTTCTTCGACCAAGAGACAAACACCGTCAAGGTGCAAGTCAAACAAAAAGTTGTGGAGAAAATCAAGGTCGTAGAAGTCAAGGGGAAAGACAAGGTACAGTTCGTGCCGACGCCGGTGCCAGTGCCGCAACCGGTGTGGAAGCCGTACTTTCCTTGGAACAATTGGGAGCGTTGGACTTTGTGTGGGCCGAACCAAGTGATTGGTACGACAACCGGCACAAATACACCAGCCACTTCGGGTTTCATCACAACCACAACGAAGTGATAGAGTTGGGACTGGTTCCCGACGACAAAACGCCCCGGTGAGTTCCGCCGGGGCGTTTTTGTTTTTGTGCGCTGTGGTATCGGATAGACAATGGATGTATGCGATACGTTCTTGTGTTGATGGGATTGTTCTTGGTCGGTTGTGGCTATGGCATCAAAAGCGGCGACGGCAAGAAGATCGGCCAAGTGGTTAAGATGGGCCAGTATGGAATGGTCTGTGACACCTATGAAGGTGAACTGGTCCGGGGCGGATTCAATGGCGGTAGTGGAGTAAATGGGTCCGCGTTTCATTTCAGCGTCAAAGACGAAGCTCTCTACAAGCGGTTGCTGAAGGTGATGGAAGATCAACAGGAAATTGAAGTCACCTACACGAAGTCGAATTTCAGCGGACCATGTAGCGGCGACGCGGGTGTTTGGGTAACCGATTTCCGCGTGCTGTCGATGCCGTCACGCCCGGATGAATCTGAGAAGGAACGGAAGCGGCAAGAGTTGTTGAAACAGTTGAAGGAATTGGAGTGATCCGGTGCCGGGCGATATGTTCCGGTCCCAAGCACAGGTTTGGGTCAACCCGGTGAACTGTGTGGGAGTGATGGGAGCCGGTCTTGCAAAAAAGTTTGCAAATCGGTTTCCGGGTGTGCTAAATTCATATCGTCATGCTTGTGCTGAACCAAAAACGCTTTTTCCGGGCAACATCATCGTGTTGCCTCAGCATGACACCACCCCACCGCCAAAATGGGTCGTCTGCTTTGCGACCAAGGATCATTGGCGAAACCCCTCGAAGATAGAGTGGATTGAAGCTGGTCTGGTGGTCCTTGTTGACTGGTGCAAGGATCATGAGATTTCGAGTCTTGCGATCCCGGCCATCGGTTGTGGCTTAGGCGGACTTCAATGGTCTGTCGTTAGACCCATGATTGTGGATTCCCTTGGTTTCATACCGGGGCTGGAGATATACGAACCAACATGAGTGATTACGTTGTGTTCCACAGCGACCGCCTAGCGGCGTATGAGTGGGATGGAAAGGAAAAGAAGGATTACGTCGAAAAGCCGTTTCGCCTGACCGATCTTCGAGTTCGGGTTAAGGTTGACGACGGCGTGACTTTGGGTCAGATTTTTGCGATTGTGGATCAACATCCGACTCTCAAGGAAGTTGTTGCACATTATGCATGGTGTGGGGCAATCGATGAATTCCATGCACAGGCCCGTGAGCCACGTAAGGATCTGGAAGAATCGCTGGTCAAATTGGTTGTCAGTTCCTACGGTGAAGTTTTCGAGCATGATGGCACGAATGATTTCAACATTTCGACGGACTTCATTGGAGTGGATGCGCAAGGAGAACGTTGGTCGGTTTCGTACTCACCGATGTACCAGTTGGCGCATATCCCGGTTGTGATCGATGAGACGTTTACGATCCGCCGGAACTGGACGGAATCAATTCTCAGCGGCAAAAGAGTTCTCAGTCTGTTGGAATTTCTGGAAGGAATCTATTGGGATATCAGCTTTCACGGCGGTCCTAAAGAGAACGAAGAGTTTCTGGCAGAGATGAAGGAACGCATCAATGAAGTGGAAGAAGGCCGGGCCGAACTGGTGCCTTTCGAAGACGTGATGCGTAGTTTGGAAGATGAACAGGAGTAGTTAACACGGTGTAGTGTTTGAAAAGAGGTCAAAATAACATGGCAAACATCTATAGCTTGCACGGCGCAAGCCGGAAGACGACCCCGCAGAATCAGCCGATTCCGGGACGTGAGAATGAAATGGCGCAGAACGCCCACGGTGGATTCGTTTTCACCGTCGATAAGTGGACGCTCTTGGAGCGCTTCCTGATCCTTGGGTCTGAGAACCCGGCCTACTACGCAAGTGGTGGTTCGGCGGAAAAGCTGACCCGCGAACACGCGAAGAACGTGATCGCCTGTCTGAAGGAAGACGGTAAGCGCACGGTCGATGTGATCGCTGGCATCAGCGACGCGGGCCGGGCACCGAAGAACGATCCGGCGTTGTTTGCGCTGGCACTTGCCATGTCCCCGACCGACTCCCCGGTCATTGAGACGCGCCAGTACGCGGCGTCCAAGTTGCCGGTGGTCGCGCGCACGGGCACGCATCTGTTTTCGTTCATTTCCTACGCAACTTCGCTTCGCGGTTGGGGTGCTGTTCTGGCCCGTGCTGTGAAGGACTGGTATTCTGCCAAGTCGCCCCGCGATCTGGCCTACCAGTTGGCGAAGTACCAACAGCGTGAAGGATGGGCACAGCGCGACATTCTCCGTTTGGCGCACCCGAAGCCGGAAGACGAAGTTCGCTCCGCGATCTACCGTTACGCGGCCAAGGGTGAGTACAAGCCGGACGTGTCCCGCGTGATCGACGGCGTTGAGTTGGCAAAGAAGGCAACTTCGGCCAAGGAAGTCATCAAGATCGTGTCCGACTACGGTTTGACGCGCGAAATGATTCCGACTCAGTTCCTCAACGACGCGACGGTTCAGGAAGCGCTCTTGCAAAAGATGCCGCTGACTGCGATGATCCGCAACTTGGGCAACATGTCGAAGTCTGGCCTGTTGGCCCCGCTGTCTGATGCTTCCAAGCTGGTCGCCAGCCGGTTGCGCGATGCCGAATACTTGCGCCGGTCGCGGGTCCACCCGCTTCAGGTGTTGCTGGCCTACGGTACCTATGGTGCCGGTCACGGTCAGCGTGGTAACGGTTCGTGGACGGTGGTTCCGGCGGTTGTCGATGCGTTGATGGATGCGTTCTACGGAACCTTCGCCAACGTGGAGCCGACCGGACAGAACCTTTTGGTGGGCATCGACCTTTCGGGTTCGATGACGATGAGTTGGAATGGTACGGCTCTGACCCACGCGATGATTGCCGCCGCGCAAGCGATGGTATTCATCCGCACGGAACAGAACTACGACATCCGTGGGTTCGACACGCAGTTCGTCGATCTCAAGATCACTGCCAAGGATACGCTGGAATCGGCAACGAAGAAGGCGAATCGCGGTCTTGGCGGCGGTACGGATTGTTCGTTGCCGATGATCTACGGCATCAAGAACAACTTGAACGTCGATTGCTTCACGGTAATCACGGACAACGAAACTTGGGCCGGTAGCATCCAGCCGTCGCAAGCGCTTGTGAAGTACCGCAAGGAACGGAATAAGCCGAACGCGAAGCTGGCCGTCATCGCAACGGCGGCGACGCCGTTCTCCATCGCCGATCCGAAGGATATGGGTATGATGGACTTCGTTGGTTTCGACGCCAACGTGCCGGTTCTGTTGGCCGATTTCATGCGCGGTGGCACCAGCCGCCGTTCGGGATCGGAAGACGAAACGGAAGTCACGACCGCCTAAACAGGCGGGGAACAAAACTGGCCGGGCCTTCGGGTCCGGCCTTTTTGTTTTTCAGCCGACCGGGATCATGATAAACTGATCTCAGGTGGTTGATTGAGTGATCGATCAACCGGTGCGCGGACATTCCATCAACAGTCCGACGTTAGATTGCCTGACGCGCGATGGCAGTCTTCATTTCCGGTACGCTAAGCCGGATGTCACGCCCCTGCGTTAATCTAAGTAGCAATATGACACGACGGCAATTGTTCGCTCTGCCAATCGTCGCGGCGATTCCAGTTCTTTCAAAACCGACTGATCCGTATGCGACTGTCTACATCGGAAAGTTTGACCGGGGGTATGGAAATTTCGTTCGACGGAAGTTCCGTGTGCCCGGCCCGTGGATTGATCGGAGTCCAACGACATCACAGATCGCTATCGTGGACGTAACACTGGATGTCCGGGAGTCGGTAAATCTTTCATCACTTCGGAAGGAATTGACTCCGGTTCTGTCCGCGATTGGCAATTACTACCATCAGCGGGATGTCTGGACCGTAGCCTGAACTGTTCCCGGAAATGGTAAATAGCTACTATGAGTGGCTTTCTGACCTATCTTCGTGAACAACTTCTGAGCGAACGGGACGCGATGGACACCATCATCAAGCTATTGGCGCTTGCTGATCGTCCCGGATCTCCCCACGAAGGCGAAGTCGCTTTAGCGCAAGCCACCGCACTAGCGAAAAAGAACAATATCGATCTGGAAGTCGCCCGGTCGATGATGAAGCAACAGAGCGTGCGCCGGTCGCCGTCGAATTCCGCGTCTACTCATCCGGCTGACCGGCTGTTCATCGAAATCAACACCATCATGAGTCATGTCCCCGGTGCCCGCCATAAAGGGAAAGGGGAACGGATGCGTTCCGGGACCACCTATGCTCAGTTCGGTTCCGAAGTTGTTGTGTGGGGTGTATCTCATGAGGGAACCTTTGTGTTGGTTGTTCTCCCCATCCAGAATGAAAGAGAACGTCCGATCATGTGGTATTTGGTCCATGCCGACCCGACCGGTCGTCCGGGCGGTTATTCGAAGGATGACGTGCTTGCCAAGAGTACAAACGCACAGGATTTGATCGGTGCGCTTCGCTCCGTGGACTGGAAGGGGTTGAGAGTCAAACGGGAAGCGGAACAACGGGAAAAGGAACAGAAGGCATACAACAACGCTCAAAAGCTGACCGCTGAAGCTGAAGCTGTTGTTCGAGTCGCAGAGAAGCACGGATATGTTTTGAAACCCGCCAACACGGGAGAATCGTACCGCGAAATGGTCAGTGATCCATACCGGCTGATTGTCGGGCCGGATGGTGCTTGGTGGCACGAAACCCGTCAGGGTGGAAGCGCTTCGAACAAGTGGAAACTGGACACAAAGCGTTTCGACCAGAAGAACAAAGGACCACAATCTTTTGAGAAGTGGGTGACAACAAAGAGAAAGAGCGGAGAAGCCGCGTTCTCGGTTCACAACGAAATCAACAACATGGTCAAGGTGTTGACCAGTTTCGGATTCCGTCCCTTCGACAAACAAGGCAATCAGCACATCTGGACAAACACCGTGGAAATGCTTCGGGTCATGTTTGGTCCGAACAAGATGCGCGGCGCGATGAAGAAAGACGATGAAGTCTGGTGGATGATTACGGCTGAGTTCGTCCGTAAAGAGGGTCCCGGCGGCGGTATGCGGCCCGCCCACGACATCAAATCTCTGTTGGGTGACAAAGCACAGGGTAAGGATGCCGACACCTTAGAGCGGTCGCTATCAGCATTGATGAAGAAAGCCGAAATGGGTTTCGACAAGATCGTCAACATCTTGGGCCAGTTCGGATTCCGCCCGGACGACAAAGTGTTGGATCGGCCCGATCCGACGAAAGAGTATTTCAGCAGCAAAGGCGGCAAGTATTTCGCCGTGGTTGATCCGAAAACGGGCCGCTGGTCACTTCAGAAACATTGGAATATGGGTATGGGTAGCAACAGCACGCTGACGTTGAAAGACGGCCATACCGCTGAAGAACTTCTGAAGGCGATGAACCAGTTCAAGAACAAATTCAACGATCCGAAGGATTAGTGATGAAATCTTTTCAAGCCTTTAACGAAGCGGAAGACAAACCAAAGGAACGGAAGGAAATTCGGTTGCCCGGCGGTGTCGTGTTCAATGTCAACGACGCCAAGCTGTTCAGGCAGATCGTTGCGGTATCGAAGAAAGACAAAGAGGGATATGTCCCCGGCGCGAACAAGAACGAATTGAAGAGCATTCTGAAGATGGAGAAGATTGGCTTAGTCAAAGTCAATCGTGGTCAGATTGTTCGCGGGCACAACTTCAAACAATACAATTGGGGACGCCATTGGAAAATGGTGGATACGGAACACGTTCCAATTCACGTTTTGCCGGTGGAGAATTACAAAGAGAAAATCAATCAGATCCTTGCGAAGTCTTAGCTTCGTGCTCTTCGAGCATTTTCAGATACCGGTTGAGTAAGTCGCGCATGCGGATGGCGGTTTCCTTTTCGAAGAGGAAACAATCCCAATGACCATACCGGCATTCGTAACCAAAGATGTATTTGATTGCGGGCCAAATGCGCGTATACCACGGGCGGTATTGTTGAAGTTGTACTTCACTGTACAGTCCCGGTTCGTCTCCCATGTGCTCTTCGTGTAGCGTGAACCGCAACGTGTGGTCCGAAGAGTGACAGGAGCAATCGTAGTAATCGGTCGTGATTCCTTCCATTGTTCTATTTTACCGGTTTGTTGGCTTTCAAAGCGGCGGTAAATGTCTTGATCGATTTTGGGTTGTCTTCTGTAGCTTTGGCGAAAATAGGTACACTGGACTTCTCATCGAACGCGACGGCTGAACCCCGACTGCGATCATTTTTGTCGGTGTTGTATCCATAGATGCGCACGATGAAGCGATTGTTCTTTTTGTGGTGCAACCATGTCTCATATCCGTTATGACCGGCGGGTTCTTTGAAGACCACGTATCCGGCCTTCTCCGCGATGGTACGGATTTGTTCCGCCCATTCTGTGATCCGTTTGATGTAGTCCATCGAAATCAGAACCATGCGGAATGCGCCTACTCGACCGTGGCCGGTGCCACTGGCAATCTCCTGATCTTTCTTCCACAGTTCAAAGTGATAGAGGAAGATGCGGAGTTCGTAATCAGGATACTTGGAACTCTTGTAGATGCGGTAAATGTCTGAACCACTACCGGCCATCTTGGTGAACTGGAACCCATGATGATGGTCATCAGCGTCGCGAATGGTGGCTTCCCACATCGCGAACACAGCATCCACACCTTCGCTCTTTCGTGGATCGTATCCGCCGCTGGATGCTGATCGGGGCGGCTGAGCGTTCATCTTGGCACGCAAGTCATCGATATTCAAGCCGTGTTTCGCGGCCAGTTTTTTGGCTTGGGCCAAGGCGACGGCACCTTCTTGCGGAGTACCGGGTTTATCGGCCAGACGAAGAAGATTGATTACGGTCGCTTCCGCGTTCGACACTTCGGCCAGAAAAGATTGAAAGCTGAGCATCGAACGTATTTATGGGATGCGCGGGCGCACCCGCGTGAGCACGCCCGCGCGAAGGGTTATGCGGGCTTGAAGACTTTCCGATTGTCCTTCTCACCAAGCACACTCATAGTCACACTGAGGATTCCGTTTTCCAGCGTGACGGATTTGATATCCACTTCGCGGGAGAGCCGGAAACTTTTCGTGAAACTCTTGTTGCTGATGTTGCGGATGGTGAAGAAATCAGAAGAGATGTTGGTGTCACCCTCTCCCTTGACTACCAGCGTGTCACGGTCCACCAGTTCGACGGACAAGCGATCTTTGCTGTACCCGGCGACGGCCAAGTCAAGGATGAGTTCCTTGGCTTCGTTGTACCGGCAGTTGTAGATCGGGAACTTCTGATCGCCGCCGATGATCTCGAAACCGAAGTCACGGAAAGCGTCGAAGATTTCTTTTTGAAGGGTGCCCCATTGAGTTGAAGAGGCAGGGAAAGTTACTAGACTGTTGAACATTGTTTCTATCTCCTATGGACCCGCCATGCGGCATCCGAAAGGTATATAGACGCTATTTGTTGTTTCTGTCCAGAAATTTTTGCACGTCTTCGAAACGGGCACAGCACATTATGATGAAAGCAATGCCGCCGATGATGCCGATGAATTCACCGACTTTCGGCCAGTGCATCGCATTCAGGAAGATGCCGACGCCGATGGTTGCGAACGTGACCTTCCATAGATTTGTTGTGTTCCAGTTCATTCTTCTCTATTGTACGATGGGTCAGATCCAAGAATGAGGAAAGTTGGAACTGCCCTTTGTGTTCGAAGTCAGGACCAAGCGGATCGTACAACACGCCGTCCCATATCAGAACCCAATGCCACCCGGATTTCCATCCACGCCCATCCCGGCGGCGGAAACGCATCTTGCAAATGGACCGTTTCGGCATGGGCCGGTCGGGAGTGATCCTTTGTAAACATGCCGCCGGTTTGAATCCAAGGTGACGTAGGACACGGACCATGCTTCGCGTGCTGGTGCCGTGTTTGTGACCAAACAGCTTGATGGCGGCTTCTATGTCAATACCAGCCGCCATCGCAACGCATGTTTGTCCGCAAGTCCTAGAATTGGGCTGGATGAGATGGCGCATATCCCATTATAGCACAGAACGACTTATATGTCAACCGGGGCTACTTGACGCCGGTTGACCCAAGACCGCCTTGTCGGTCAGTTTTCTTGCCGGGTGCTTCTTTGATTTCCTTGAACTCTGCCGGGTAGACGGGAACCAATTCTCCTTGTGCGATACGGTCGCCGTGTTTGATGTCAGCCATTACCGTGGACATGTTCGTAATCATGATGAACGTGGGATCAACATAGTCACTATCGATGACGCCTTCCGCATTGGCTAAGACCAGACCTTGCTTGAGACTCAACCCGGAACGGGCGTGCAGACGGACAGAATACCCTTCCGGGATGTCAAGAATCAAACCAGTCGGGACCAGAACACGTTCGCCGGGATTGATGACGATTTTGTTGCTGAGCGGTGTGATGAATTCCTTGTTGTTGCGGTCGAACCCTCTTACTCGTTCACCGATGAGACACGCTTTGAAATCGAAGCATGCAGAGTCTTGGGTTCCATAGGCGGGCGCTTCCGCGTTGGGATTGACCTTGTAAAAGGAAAGTTGTGTTTTCTTTGCCATGTGATGATTGTTTATACGGACTCTAGTTCGATATTCCCATGCAAGTTCCACAGTTAATTCCAGAAAGGACCCTAATCAGAGCGCAAGTCGGTAGTCATGCTTATGGCACATCGACACCGGAATCCGACACAGATTTCATGGAAGTCGTCGCCGCATCCGATCAAGTTTACCTGTCACTCGACTGGTTTGGATCGCAGGGCACGATGGAGAAAAAAGAGAAAGACGAAGACGGCAATTTGTTGTCGGAAGAAACGTCATATGAACTCACGAAGTTCATGCGTCTCTGTCAAAATTTCAATCCCAACGTGATCCCTCTGTTGTGGGTTTCTCAATATGAGCATGTTGACCCGTTGGGACAGGTGCTCATCGAAAATCGTCGCATTTTCAATTCGAAGAGGGCCATCGACAGTTTCGCCGGATACGCTTTCCGCCAGCTTGAGAAGATGGGTGTAGACAACCCGGCGACTGGTCGGATGGGTGCCAAGCGTAAAGCCATCCGTGACAAGTTCGGTTTCGATACGAAGTACATGTACCACGCCGTTCGTCTTGCCCGCATGATCGGAGAGTTCTTCTCATGCAATGGTGCGGTGCTGATGGTAGACCGGCGCGGGATCGACGCAGAAGAATTGAAGGCCATCCGCGAAGGCGCGTGGACGTATGAGCAAGGCCGGGATGAAATCTTGCGGCTGTTAGAAGCATCTAAAGAAGCAGCTTCCGCAAGTTCTCTACCGGATGAACCAGATAAGCAAGCCATTCGGGATCTGGCCCGGTACATTTTGAGGAAGCATTTGAGGATCGATGCGCATGCCGCATAAAGGATTACCACACAACAAATTTCTGAACATCGTCGAAGAGAATCGAGTCGTTGCAGATCAACTGTTTGCCGATATTGACAATCAGTTCCGGTTGTTGCGCCGGATGTGGGTGAAAATGGACGCGGCGTCCGTAGCGGAACAATTGCAAACGATCAAACACAAGATCGAAAGCATCGAAGTTCTGATCGGGATCAAGTTCGACACCAACAACCAAAATGGGGCTTGACATATAGTTTGTGATTCATTATGATGGAGTCATGAGATACCATGTGGTTTACGAATTGGGTGGTCCGGGCACTTTGACCAAACGCGGTTTCACGCATTTCAAGTGTCTGCCCGCCAAGTTCAACAACCACAAGGGCGAACCGGTGACGATGGACCGGTATCGCCGTGTGTTCACGGAAGAACAAGCTGTTGAGCACACGTGTATGATGTGTCAAGCCAAATTGACCGAACCATCGCAACTGCCAGTCTAATAGGTTCCATCACTTCAAAAGATGCCATTTCCGTGGTGTCTAAATTGAAGTGATGGAACCTATTTTCGTTGACCAAGACTCCCCTTCCGAAATCCGACTCGAACAAGGCGACCAGCTTCCGATTCAACCCGCTGTGCAAACTCTTTTGCGCCGGTGGATCAAGGAGCGTGATGCTCTTGAACATCAGATCAATGGTGTGCTTCAGTCTTTGGTCGTCGGTCATCCCGGCGTATGGGATCTGGACGAATCCATCGCATTCATGATCCGGCGTGCTCCGATTGTGGGCGCGGGCGGTCAAACGGAGCGATAAGACATGGCTGGCATCACGATTCAATTTCGACGCGGTACAACTGCGAACCACAGCGCCTTTACCGGCGCGGCTGGCGAAATCACTGTTGACACTACAAAATGGACACTTGTCCTTCACGACAACTCGACAGTGGGCGGTTTTGCCATGTCGAAAGAGGGACACACCCACACCATCGCCAATATCACTGATATTCGATATCAGACTTTGCGGCGCGCCGGTACACCCTTCACTCAGCGTTCCCGGATCAATTTCTCTTCCGGGTTCGCTCTGACGGATGATTCTGGCAACGACCAGACGACGGTCGATCTAAACGATTCCGGCGTCACGGGCGCGACTTATGGAAGCGGCACGACGGTCGCACAGGTTCAGGTGTCGTCCAAGGGTATCATCACCACAGCGTCCAGTGTTGCGATTGACGTGACGGCTCTTCTACCGACTGCCAGTGGCAATGCTGGTAGGTTCCTGTCTACAGACGGATCAACGGGCCGGTCGTGGGATCATCCAGTTTCCGTGACGGCGTATGGAAGTGCGCCTTCCCCGGCAACTGGAAATACTGGCCGCGTGGTATTGCCCGGCACCGGTTTCGGTTTGCGTCGGTCAACGGGTTCTGCCTACGAATCATTCGGCCCGCTGGTGAAGTTCGAGACACCGAATTTTGGATCGTTCTCATGGATCAACCAAGGCGGATCGGCGGTTTCTTCCAGTTCGCTTGGTGGAGTGTTTATCGACACCGTGGCGGCGGAAGCGTCGGAGAACCTTCGTCTGATGCAAGCATCGCTCAGCGCGGCCCCGTGGAAGATCACAGCGGCCTTCTATCCATACCTGACGGGTTCTACGCCCGCTGAGTGTGGCATCTTCCTTCGGAACAGCACGGACAGCAGGATTGTGACTTATGGCGCATCCTTCGGATCAAGCACATGGTTGCGTGCGGTGGGCACCAAATGGACGAACGAAACAACAGTTGACTCGACATATTTCACGACATCGTATGGTCTGGTGGCTCAGCCGATCTGGTTCCAGATCCAAGACGATGGAGCGGATCGGGTCTTCCGTATCTCCATGAACGGTGTGCATTGGCATGATGTCAACAGCGTGGTCAACAGCGACTTCCTGAGTTCCCGGAGCCAGTACGGTTTCTATGTTTCTTCGCGTGCCGGGACGACCCGTGCGGCTATGTCACTGATGAGCCTGATTGTCGAATAGTGTGTCTAAGTATACTGGTGACCCCAAATTTGGGCAAACAGGAGAACAGACAATGAGTGCAAACAGTGGACCTTCCGTTGCGTTGGATCAGGGTGCGACGGGGCGAATTATGTTGGCGGCGCTTCACCGGCTTTTGGCGGAACGTCAATCGGTAGTCGTCGAACTTAAGGACCCGCGCGGAATCTTCACGGTGCAAAAGGTGGATGGTCAGGTGAATGTCCGTCCGGCGACCGAAAAGGAAATTGATGCCTTCACTAGTTACGATAAAATTATGAGTGCGATGAGTAAGAAAATCGCAGTCTAAATGAACTGGCGCGACATCATTTTCACACCGAAACTTTTCCCAACAATCCAGATTGGATTGAGCATTGCGGCGGCTGTTTGGTATTACGCTTCAGGCGATTATCGCCGGGCGATATACTGGATAGCCGCCGCTGTGTTGACGGCAACAGTCACGTATTAGATCGGTCGTCGGTCGAAGATTGACCCGCGTTGCATTGACGTTTGGCGCTGTGGCAACGGCGGGCGCGCGGATGTTGTGGTGGCAGACATCCTTCCACCGTCCATGTATACCGGCTGAACCGCGTTTGCTTTTTCGAATGCGGAGTTGCACGACAAGATGATCGACCGCAACATGAAACCAGTCACCACTTCCACCCCATTCTCGTTCACAATAGCCCCGGAGTTGTCTGGCACAATTCCGCTAGGAATCGCTTTGTAGTGACCGTGCAGCTTGGTGAAGATCGGCTGCATGGTTTCGTACCAAGGATTCGCGCGCGTGGTCATGTCATGGATGGCGAAACGAATGGTCACATACCAACTGTTGTCCGCGTCTACAACTTTCATGTCGATGACTTGGCCGATCATGCGATCCAGTCGTAGCGTGCCGTCCGGGTAGAATTCATCGGCAAGGCAGACGCCAAGAGGATCTTGTCCCGCTTCAATGACAGGCTGGTTTGAGAAGTATAGACGTTGGGCGTTGAGGAAGTCCTTGCGGCTGTACCGGCGTCCATTCTTGGTGACGCCACCATCCGCGATGATGGCGTCGTATACACCGGTCGGGCGAAGACTACTATCTCTTATCGGTTCGAGAAGATCGTATGCGTTCCGATAGGGCGCATAGAGTTCATTGATCGTAGTTCCTTTGATTCGTCTGTCGATTCGTTGCACGCTGACATTTAGTCGCGGCGAAAACGAACTGATAGACCTTTCAACTTCTTGCTGAAGGATTTCTGGTAGTAGAAGAAACAGATGACAGATCCTACGACCAACCCTAACAGAAATGATCCGATACCAATCCACAAAACCACGGGCGTTTCACCTTTCCTTTATTCGATAGGCATATGTTGCCGCACGAAATTTTGATTCCCGACGAACTCCGGGATGTTTTTGTCAGTATACCAGTTTGGGACTTTGTGACGGCCCGGTGCTTTTTTGTAGAGGGCAGTTCCCCGGCGGAACCATGCAGGGGTATCTTCTTCCCACCGAACTTTCTTCTCTTTACGCAAGAGGTCGATAGCATCTTTCGATGAGACTTTGTGTAGCCGCTTGGCACTGAAGTGGTGACGGGCCAACATCGACACGCTGTTGCGGATGGCATCCTGTTGCCGCCAAATGAAGTAGTTGACGACTTCGTGCTGTGTTGGAATGATGAAGGCGCGGGCATCAAACTGTGCGATGAGAGTAGGGGAAATCTTCATCATGGAGTAGTTGAAGAACGCTGTGAATGCCGACGCCGCAATGGTTTCGATCTTAGCCTTGTTCCCGCCGAACCACATCTGTGTTTCGTGTGTATCGTAGTCGGTGGCAAGAAAGCTGGCTTCGTCGCTTTGGGTGTATGCGAACTTGCATCCACCGATCTCTTCGCACACCATCCGGGTGGCAAAGGACATAGCTTCATGAATCTCTTCGTCGTAAGGACGTTTGAACGGTTTCGTGAACGTGTGAAATGCCCGTCCGTCGATGCGAATGATGAGATTGGTCCGTTGGGGAAGTACGTTTCGGAAAGGGTCTTCGTACTTCCCTTTCATCCGGTCGCCTAGAGAATCCTTCATTGATCCATTCTAAAGCGACCGGGGGCGGGACAAAAACCGTTATGCGCTGGCGGCTTCTTGTGGTTGTTCCCGGCGGAATTTCTTCCAATTCCAGCCGCGCATGATGTTGACAGGTGCGGGTTCCAATTTCGGTTGCGGTTTCGGATCTTCAACGCGGACAGGCGTGAATTTCCGTTCGTTGATGGGAGCGATTTTGTTCTTCGTCTGGACGGTGTAGTAGGCATCCACGAAAGCATCGACGCCGCGAACGACCGCCGCAAACCACCGTTGATACTCATACAGCCGGTAGACGAAGTTTTGGAGCATCCGGCGGCGGACATTACGTTCGACGTGGCCGATGTGCCTGATGAGGAACCATCCCATGAACAGGAAGCCGATGAGACAGAGTAGTGCCAATGTGGATTCGGGGATTGACTGTGGTTGTTGCATACCTGATTAGTATGTCAGAAATCTCGTTTTCCGTCAACTGGCGTCACCTAAATGGTTGGCATGCTAGAACTTCAGCGTGTACTACGGGCGGGAGAAGAGACGGTCGAAACCTTGGTGAACCGTGGTATTCGAGCGAAGGAACACCCGGAGCATTCGGGGCTTTGGCACTTCTGTTATGACCAACTAGAAGCCAATCCGAATGATCCGATTGTGAAGGAATCCCGTGGGATGATTTTGAATGGTGGCGACAACTGGAACACCGTCGCCGCCCCGTTTTTCCGTTTCGCCAATCATGGAGAGTCGTGGGCCGATTCGATTGATTGGAAGTCCGCCCGTGTCCAAGAGAAGGTCGATGGATCTCTCATGATCGTCTGGTATTGGGGAGGACAATGGAATGTCAGCACCAAAGGTAGCCCGAATGCGGGTGGTCTGGTCGATGTCCATCCGTTCACGTTCTCTGAACTGTTCTGGCGGATCTGGAAAGATCGTGGGTATGATGTTGAGGAACTAGACACAGATTGGACATTCATGTTCGAGTTGATTTCCCCGTTCAATCGTGTTGTATGTCAATACCCGGAACCGGATTTGGTGTTCTTGGGCGCGCGCAATCGTGTCACCATGCAGGAAGCGGAAGTCGATGATCTTGGTCATCCGTTATTGCCGCCGGTGGTCAAAGAGTATTCGCTGTCCAGTATCGATGATGTCATCGCGGCGGCGCAAAAGCTGACTCCTGAATCGGGCGAAGGCTTTGTAGTTGTCGATCAGAATTTCCGGCGGGTGAAGATCAAGTCTCCCGCCTACGTTCTGGTACATCACGCCAAGGACGGTTTCGGTCAGCGTCGCATCATTGATTTGATCCGGGCCGGGGAAACCAGTGAAGTGCTCAGCTACTTCCCTGAATATCAACAGCAATATGATGAGATGGCCGAAGCGTTGAATGGTCTGGTGATCGAACTCGAAGAAGCCTATGACAAGATTCGACATATTCCTGTTCAGAAGGACTTCGCTATCGAAGCACTGAAGACTCGATATTCAGCGGCACTGTTCCAGTTGCGTAGCGGTCGTGTGTCTTCTATTCGGTCGGCTGTATTGGCGGCGTCCACGGAAGTTCTTGAAAGATTGCTTGGTGCTCGAAAAAATCGTGTTATCATGCCACATGCGGGAAATCCTATGGAAAATCTGCCAACAATTGACGCGGAAGAAGCGAACGGACAGAACACCGAACATTGATCCACGGTTCATTCATGGACCAGACGATGTGCGGAAATTGCTCGAAGACGCCGGGATGATTGTGATTCAACACAATTGCGGACCCGGCGTCGTCTTTTTTGAAAAGGTCCCCGATTCGGTCTTCGAAGAAATCGAAAAAAGTGTTTGACATATAAGTCGTTCTCTTGCTATCCTAACAGTGGAGAGACGATATGAAGAACAAAAAGCCCCGCGTCGCGAACCTTGAAGAGTGCCAAGCCCGCCTTGCTGAACTCCCCGAATTCAGCGCGAAAGTCTACGAAGCCATCCATTCCGGCCTGTACGCCGAACCTTTCTTCAGTGATGTGCGCGTCGAAGACGTTGCCAAGAAACTCAACGTTGCCCCGCGTGCGGTGAACGCCGCTGTCGGTCACCTGATCGAAGAGGGTCTGATCTACACCGAAAACTTCGACGGCAACGACTGGAAGCGCGTTTTTCTTCACACCTACCAACACGACCAATTCCACGACATCTAACGAAAACGTGCTTGACATATAAGTCCGGTTGTGAGAAGATAGGATCAGGAGAGAGAAAAGAAAAATGGGACGTAGCAGAACTTGCAAGTACAAAGTTGAAGAGATTTACGGTCGTGGTGCCGGTCGTGCCCCGGCGGTCTACGGTGCCGACAAGTTGCCGAAAGACATCGAACGCCACGTGATGTGTCACGTGGTCAGTACGATGCCCGGCTTCATCAATGAAGAGGTCGGTTATCGATTCGGGATCACGATTCCCGCGCTTGTGCGTTTCACCGCTCAGACCGGAAACCGCGCCGGTGAAGTGGTCCGGGAATGGAAGTGCCCGTCCTTCATGGTGTTGCCGGACCCGGCGAACTATCCCGAAGTTGCCAAGCACCCGAACCCGAAGCCGAAGGCGGAAGCGGTCGATGCCTAAGTTCACCATCGCTTCCCGTAACATGTCCATCGAAATCCCCGAAAAGGACATGCTGACGATCCTTCAGGCGGAAGCTGGCCGTAATGGGCCGGTGGCATTGGTGACCAAGTTGGATGATCTTGAGGGCGTTTACGACATCAACTACGACGGGCATTTTGGTCCCGCGATATACTTTGCGATTGAGTTCCCGGAACCGAAAGGGATTCGGAAGAAGATCAAGGCGATCATCAAGGCGCACATCGAAGAATGCCGGGAGTGGATAGCGACCCCGCCGGAAGAATTCGAACAGCGCGAAAAACGAGTTTGTTGAAGTTTTTCTCTCCACCATTCGAGTGCGAAGATTGAACCGTGGGACTAAACAGTCCCGTGGATTTCATGACGCGAACCGAATACATTGACTGGCTCATTTCGAAACACGAAGACGAACCAGATGACGCGGCGGAACGCATCCGCCGCGATTTTTTTGAAACCCTACGGCATGCCGGTCTGATCGTCGGAGACGATCAGGATACCCGTCCTGTGCGCACCGGGTTCATGTGCAAGGTAGACTTCGAATGTGAATTGGGTGCCGCATCCGGTGGCAACCATGTCTATCCGTCCATCGGCGATCTTCGAGAAAACCGCCGGTGCGTCAACAAACTCTCCGACATCGCTGAAGTCGAAGTCCAAGAAGTTCGAGTCGTCGAAGAGTCGGATTTTGAGAATGGTGGTTGTGGGATCACGGAAGTGACGGTGCGCCATCTTCGTGACGCCACCGAAGCCGATGTGAAGGCAGAAGAAGACGCCCGCGCGGAGTGGGAAGCCAAGTGGGGCAGAAAGGAAGATGTTTGAGCTTCATCGCGGCGATTGCCTAGACGTGATGAAGACGATGCCGGATGAGTCTTTCGATCTTGTCATCACCAGTCCGCCCTACAACATTCACAACACGACCGGCGGCGGGTTCTCCCGGAACGTATGGGAGAGTTCTCTATGGAAAGGACCGGCCATTGCAGACGCCTACGACGGCACAGAGGACGCTCTACCGCGTCCGGTGTATGTGGAGTGGCAGAAAGCCGTTCTCAACGAAGCCTACAGGCTCTTGAAGCCCACAGGAGCTATCTACTACAACCACAAGCCCCGTGTCCAAGCCGGGATCTATGAAATGCCGCTGGAACTGAACCCCGGCCTTCCTTTGCGTCAGATCGTGATTTGGCGGAAGTCGGGCGGTATCAACTTCAGTCCAACGTTTTATCAACCGTGGACGGAGTGGATCATGATCTTTGCCAAGCCGGATTTCAGGCTCAAGAGCAAAGGTGCTTCTGGTATGGGCGATGTTTGGGAGTTCGTTGTGGAGCGGAAGAATCCACACCCGGCGGCATTTCCGATTGAGTTGCCTGATCGCATTTTACAGACCGCCCCGGCACAGCGGGTGTTAGATCCTTTCATGGGTTCCGGCACGACCGGAATTGCGTGTATCAAACATGGGGTGGATTTTGTCGGGATCGAAAAGAGCCAGAAGTACTACGACATGGCGAAGTTCCGACTGGAACAGGCCGAACTTGGCGACTTCACCACATGGAAAGAACAGTTTGACGACACATGCAACCCGGTACCGCCGAAAACGGTAAGTCTGTTTGACAAGTTCACCGAAGACTAAGGTGTACTAAGGTTTTCATCGCATTGAAATGATTCGCTTGTTCCAGTACCGTGTAAGGTATGGAACACAAGGAAACGTCTGGCAACGGCTACGCGGACATTTTGACCGCGCTCAAAGAGAATGGGTATCTCCGTCTTCCGGGTGACCATCCCGTTCTTTCACAGCTTTTGGATAGCAGGGTGGTTGTCTATCGCCCGTTCTACGAAAAGGAAGACGACCAGAACGCCTTCTTGCAAGCGATCAAATCGAAGAAAGCGGCCATCACGGGCGCGCTGGATCGGAACGACTTCCCGGCGATTATGCAACTGGCGCTGGCCGTCCAGCAGATCAGCAATGCGATCACCGACTACGTGTGGGTAGCGAATGTCCCTGACGCGGTATTAGATGAGTGGATCAAGATGTTCCGGGAAGATTTCGTCGCCGCCTAAAAGATCCAAACCCCAACAACTCGTTTTCCGAAAACGACCCATTCCGATAAATACTTCGCGAATGGGTCGTCCTCATTTGTACAAACGATTCCGTGAAGGGATCGTGATAGGAAGTCTGAGTCTGTATCGCATCCGTAACGAAGCGGATTGGGCCGCGATGCAGATGGGACTTCATGGCTCTCACCCGGTCGAATATCAGGGTGAGACGTACTATCGTCCGGGCGACACACCCGCCGCGTTTGAAGCCGCCTTCCACCGTCCAGTCAAATCTTTCAAAGAATTCGTAGAGGACCGCCGCTAGATATTTGCGGAGAAAACTATGCCCACTTACGAATACTCTTGCTCTGCCTGTACCGAAGCCTTCGAACGCCGCCTTTCTATGAGTCGCCACACGGAGCCTGAAACCCAACCGTGCCCCGCCTGTGGCAAAGAGAACACCGTCAAACAACAGTATTCCATGTTTGCCCTTGGTGATCCGATTCGCCTTGGAGTTACCCGTCCTGATGGCGGTTTCACGGAAGTGATGGACCGCATCAAAAAGAGTCACCCAATGAGTGCGATGGCGAACAACACCAGCAAATACGGAAGAACAGGAGTGGTGTGAGCGGCAACCAGCAACATCATCGTAAACCAAGGGTTGTCGCTAAGGAGACTGGAACCAAACCAATGTCAAAAAAGAAGCGGCAACCGATTGAACAGACATCATTTCAGCTTCGACCGAAGAAGATTGTCCCGCTGAATGATGCGCAGAAAGACATGTTTGATGCCTATCGAGAAGGGTACAACCTCTTCTTGAATGGATGCGCCGGAACGGGTAAAACGTTCTGTGCCATCTATCTGGCATTGCGCGACGTGATGATGCCAAATTCGAAGTACCAACGAATTTACATTGTCCGTTCGGCTGTACCTTCGCGGGACATGGGCTTTTTGCCCGGTAAGCTGAAAGAGAAGCTGGAAGCATATGAGTCTCCCTATCGCGGAATCTTGGGAAAGATTTGCGACCGGGGCGACGCATGGGAGATCGCCATTCAACGCGGCTACGTTGAAGTGATTTCGACCAGCTATTTGCGCGGTATGACACTGGAAAATTGCATCGTCATCGTAGACGAAGTGCAAAACATGAACTACGAAGAACTGGCAACAGTCATCACCCGGCTTGGGGATGATTCGCGTGTGATCTTCTGTGGTGACACCAAGCAAGATGACTTGTACCGTAACAAGTACGACACCAGTGGCATGGCTCAGTTTGAAGATGTAATTGATCGAATGGAATCGATGCAGATCATCGAATTCTTGCCGGAAGATATCGTTCGATCTGGCATTTGCCGGGAGTTCATCCTTGCGGAATTGGGAATCACACCCAATCAAGAGGCACCAGCGGAAGCCGCGTAGCTTCCCATTTTTGACAACACATTTCGAATGCTAATCTGGCGGCTGAGTAACTAATTCAGCCGCCATGCTTCTTTCAAAGACATTCAAGCAAACACCACCCGCTGTGTCGTTGCCCCGGCTAGGAAGGACAACGCTTCCCAACGGAAAACGAGCATATAAAGTCCCGTCCGGGGATTTCTACCCATCAGTCACCACCGTCGTCGGCATCGTCAAAGAAGATGCCATCAAAGAATGGCGCGCCCGCGTCGGTGAAGAAGAAGCCAGCCGCATTGCAAAAGCCGCCGCCGGTCGCGGCACCGAATTGCATTACATGGTTGAACGGTATCTTCTGAACGAAATTCCGAAGTCAGAGAATCAAACAGCCAACATGCTCTTCAATCGCATCCGGCACATCCTGAACCGGATCGACAACGTGCGCGCGCAAGAAATCGCGCTGTGGTCTGATGAACTCATGGTCGCCGGGACGTGCGACTGCGTGGCGGATTACAACGGAGTTCCCTCTATCATCGACTTCAAGAGTGCGTTGCACACGAAGCAAGAGGATTGGATTCTCGACTACTTCATGCAAGCGACGGCATATTCCTACATGTGGGAAGAGCGCACCGGTGAATCTATCGATCAGATCGTCATCATCATTTCCAGCGAAGATGGAACGGCCAGCACGTTTGTAAAAGACCGCCGTGATTACCGTGCGATGCTGGAAGAAACAGTCGTTCGTTACTACACGGAACGCTTCAACACCGACTTCGGTTTTGATTTCGAAAACCTCAAGGTGGACAACAATGACGCAAGCGCCGCTAACTGAAATTGCTTTTCGCTTTCTTGACCATACTTCGCATCAGATCAAGAATCGCCATTTGAGTGCTATCACCTATGGTGCCATTTGCGATCCGCGATTTCAAGCGGGAGTAGGTTCCGCTGAACGGCACCATGCGTTCGAAGGTGGTCTGATGGTCCACACCGCCGAAGTGACAGCGATTGCCTTGAACATGGCAACACAGTTCGAGCAAGTTTCGTTCGATGTTCTGGCGACCGCTGCGATCTTGCACGACTTCATGAAGATCCACGACTACGAAATTTCTCCGTTAGGGACGATCATCAAGACTGAGTATCGTAAGTTGGTCCGGCATCTGGCCGGTAGTCATGCGATGTTTTATGCCAGCGTGGTTGGTCTGAGTGAAGATGATGTGCCAGCGTCGATTCGGATGCGTATCGAGCACGCAATGCTAGCCCATCATGGTCGGCTGGAATGGCAGACCGCGATTGAGCCGGTCACTCCCGAAGCCCACATTTTGCACTATGCCGACATGATGTCTTCCCGGTTCGGCGCGACCAGCGCTGAACAGTCCACATCGATCATTCCTATCTACTGATGGGTTCGATTTCAAATGTCAATCAACACCGAAAAATTGAAGGAACTGAATCAGCAGTTGGATAATATCCGACAGCAGATTGGCGAAGCGGCAAAGGGCGTCTTTGTCGAAGCGGTTACGGGCCTATTCACTGAGAACGAAGACCTCGACTCATTTGGATGGCGTCAATGGACACCGCACTGGAACGATGGACAGCCGTGTGTGTTCGCGGCAAGTACTGATCCCGATACGATCTTCATCAACGGAAGCAACGTCTATGACGACGACTTCGAAATGATTGAGATCGAAGAAATGAGTGACGAAGAGAATCGCCGGGCCGCTGAATTGGCGGATGAAGTTAGCCGAATTCTCATCGCCATTGGGGATAGTAACTTAGAGTTAATGTTCGGAGATCACGCGGAAATCGTGGTCAACCGTAACGGCGACATCGAAGTGAAGAAGTATGAAGAACACGACTAATCGAGTGGCGGAACGTCGCACTTCCGCCGCTACATCACAGAGGCGACAGAAAGGATGGCACAAGAACTAGTAACTCGACTCATTCGACACTTAGGCACCGCTCTTGCTTATGAAACATTGGGCAACGGCATCAGCCAAATCGTCACTCAACTCAATCTCGACAACGCGCCGCGACTCATTGGTTTCTGTGGAGCGGCTGGTGCCGGGAAAGATACAGCAAGTTTTCTCTTGTCATTTCTCGGTTATCAAAAATTGGCGTTCGCCGATGCTTTGAAAATCGAAGCATACGACGCAATTACCAATCCCACTGAAGAATATCGGACGCGCGTTCGTGAAGAATTGGGCATCAATTTGCCTTTTGCTTTGGATATCGCAACGACCGATTACGACAAGGTAGACATCATCAACCGCCGGAAGGTGGAGTTGCGGCGGTTGCTTCAGTGGCACGGCACCGAATACCGCCGGGCGCAAGACAAGGACTACTGGATCAACCGTGTCCGGGAAAAGGTCCAGACGGGCAAATGGGTCGTCTCTGATGTTCGTTTCCAAAACGAAATTGCCATGATCCGTGAAGAGGGTGGTCAAGTTTGGTTGGTCGCCGGGCGCGACGACGGATATACCCCGACCCACGCCAGTGAGACAGATTGGAAGGACACAACTTTCGATGCCACATTCGAGAATGGCGGCGACATCACAATCCTTCAGAATGCTCTCTATCAGCGCATCTTCGACCGGAAGGTGATGGCACAATGAGCAAACCGCGTGTCTATCTGGCCGGACCCATCGCCGGGCAAAACTATGCCGAAGCAACCGAATGGCGCACCCAAGCCAAGTTGTTCTTGGCCGATCATGGAATCGATGGATTTTCGCCGATGCGGGCCAAGAGCTACCTGAATGACGGGAAACTCTTGGCGGACGGATACAAAGAGTTTCCGTTGAGCACCGACGATGCGATTACCGCGCGCGACCGTATGGATGTCATGCGGTCAGACGTGGTGTTATTCAATTTTCCGCCCGGCCTGTCCCGTGTCAGCATCGGTACATGCATCGAATTCGGTTGGGCGGACGCATTCCGCAAGCCGTGTGTGGTGATCTTGGATGACTTGCATGACCACGCCATGATTCGGAACCTGATCGATTTCAGGGCCAACAATCTTGAGGATGCACTGAACATGGTGGTCGCGATTTTGAAACCGTGACCGGGAGAGAAAAATGAAAATTCAACTTTCGAAAAGCAATCTGGCGATTCGGGCCGCACGCAAGGCCGGATATCGTGTCAACCGCAATGGAACTGTCGTCCGGGACGAAGACAAGACCCGGCTGAAAAGCTATTCACACAACCGCCGGGAGCCGAACCAGTACCGGAAGGTCTACATCGAAGAAGCCGGTACGTGGATCTACGTTCATCGTTTGGCCGCGTATGAGAAGTTTGGTGCGCGCGCATTCAACCGGAAGTACTACGTTGGTCACAAGAACAACGACGGTACCGACAACCGCCCGTCCAACATCATCCTGACGCCGCGCGAAGGCCGGTCTTTCAAAACTTCGACCCGCCGCCCGATCAGCGAAACCGACATGCAGATCGCAATGGAAATGCATAAGAACGGCTATACGTCGTGCGACATCGCCGCCCGGCTCACCCGTTCGCCCCGGACGTGCCGCGCGATTGTGGAGCGTCTGAAGGCCACGGAAGAGGTATCTGCGTGAAGGTTCTAGTCGCCGGTAGTCGTGAAATTGCAGATCCGGCGGTCATTGAGCGTGCCATCCGCGAATCCGGGTATCAAATCACTACCCTGATTTGCGGCATGGCACGCGGCGTAGACATGCTGGCTTATCATTGGGCGAAGGCGAACAACGTTCCCGTCGAAGAGTACCCGGCCAATTGGGATAAATACGGCAAGAGTGCGGGCATGCGCCGCAATCGCGAAATGGTCGCCGTGGCGGAAGCCGCTGTGATTGTTTGGGACGGAAATAGCCCCGGAACAGAGAACACCATCAGCTTGCTGAAGGCGAAGGGCATTCCATACCATCTTGTAGAAGCCTTCTGACCAAAATTCATAAATACCTGTCATGCCAGCGGATAGTTGGCAGATTGGAACAGGACTCAACAGTGAATCTTGGAATTTCTGAAGCTACCGTAGCTATCATTTTTGGCATTCTAGGCATCGTGACCAGCTTTTTGTCGTGGGCGGTTCACATGAAGGTGCGGCACGACATTTTGGAGAACAACGTTCAATCCCTCAAAGAGATTGAAATGTTGAAAGAGAAGGTCATCCATGACCTCAATGCCGTCAACATCGGGTTGGTCAGCCTGAAAACAACCGTGGCAGACACCCTGATGGCGATGGTGGAAACCAAATTTGTGCGTGAAGATACCTTCCGTACCCGGCTCGAACAGATCGAAGACAAGATCGAAAACGTGAAGACCGTCGTTGAAGTGCAGATGAAGAGCATGCACGAAACCTTCGATTCACGTCTGGAAGACATTCGTCGCCACCTGATCGAACGAAACTAGAAAAAAATTTCTTCCGTCTAACTTGTTGAAAAATCAGCGACCTTGGGTTAAACGAGACTCCAAACTCGGTAACCCAAGGTTTTTTTTGTCTTGACGTGGCCCCACAAAATAGCGATACTGACATTGTGAGCCGTTGGCAAGCGAAAGAGCACCGGCTTAACCAGAGTGGCATAAAGCCATCTGAACTTAAGGAGCAAAAACTACTCATATGTCAGTGTTCTCAGTTGAATTCGGAAAGCGCACGGGATACGCACTGAACCCGGCGCTCATCAAGTTGCCGGATCATTCCTTGCAGGGCCGATTCGGAATCAAGCCGAAGGCGGTGGAAGAGATGGCCGAAAGCCTCTTGACCGAAGGCCAGAAGCAAAACGTCATCGTCCGCAAGGACAACGAAAATGCCCCGGTTCTGGTCGCGGGTTTCCGCCGCCGCGCCGCTGCGTTGCTCATCAACGAAAAGCGCAACGACAAGAACTTCCGTGCGAAGCTGTCGGAAGCCGCCATCGCGAAGCTGGATGCGATGGGCGACGAACCGTTCGTGCTCGAAGCGAAGCTGGAATCGATCAACGAAAAGGCCGCGTTCCTCTCGAACGTCACCGAAAACGTGGGTCGCATCGAACTGTCGCCGATGGATCGCCTGAAGATCATCATGGTGCTCCGCGACACCTTCAAGATGAAGGACGCCGAAATCGCGGCGGTCTTCGGCAAGAAGCCGTGGTACGTCTACCACCACCTGAAACTGTCCGAACTCTCCACGCGCATTCAGGAGTTGGTGGACGCGGGTGTCATCAGCCTCGAAGTCGCCGCCAAGACGCTGGTCAAGGTGCCGGAATCGGAGCGCGAAACGATGGTGGACGCCATTGTCGCCGAACACGCTCAGAGTCAGGCCGAAAACGAAGCGATGGCCGAAGAGGGAACCATCGACCCGGCGACCCTCAAGCGCATCACCGGCGCGGTGCTGGCGAAGCACGAACGCGAACGCCGCTCCAAGACGGGCGAAGACGGTTCGAAGATCAAGCGCACGCTGGCCGATCTGAAGAAGTTCTCCCGCAACTACGTCGAAAGCCATTCGGCTGACGAAGATCCGACTTCCGCGCTTCTGGTCGATTTCATGGCCTTCCTTGAAGGCGGCATCAGCGAAGCCACGCTGGTCCGGCGCATCAAGAAGCACCTTGGCATCGAAACCGGAAAGAAGGCGGCAACGGCTGCGACTTCCGCCAAGTAGTTCGTCCTCTCTCTCCAAAAAAGCGCCGGGCCTTCGGGTCCGGCGTTTTTCGTATGCTAGATAACAATGCATGCGCAACATCACTTTGACTCTCTATTTGCTTTTTGCTTCCGTTTGTGTTTTTGGTCAGACCCCACCGCCCATTACGATCAGTCCGCTTGAAATCAATGCTGTGGCCGATAAAGCCAGTGCAACCCGATTGACGTGGCCGATCACGGTGGCATTGCCGCCCGGCACGAACAACCAATCCGTTTTTGTTCAGGTCAATTCTTTTGCCAACCTTCTTCCGCCCGGTGTGACTGTAACCCCGTCCGCCGCGCTGATCTATCCCAATTTCCCGGCTACCATCGAACTGGCGATTAACCCCGGTTCTCTGTCATTGGGTGTTGGAAAGTATCCGTTTCTACCGGTGACGTTCACGTATACCAGCAACGGTGTTCAGAATTGGTCGCAGACGATCACTTTGAATTTGGAAGTCATTGATTCCCGGCTGTCACAACTCCCGCCCGCGATTCAGCGGCAAGTGCCGCACATCGCCGCCGGTGGCGGATGGAAGACTACTCTTCGTTTCGTGAATCCCGGCAATGACACAGCGATCATGCGGGTCCAGTTTGTTCGCCCGACCGGGACACCATTGTCATTGGTCGCGAACAACATCTATGGCAGTGATTCGATTGTGACGATCCCGCCGAAGGGTGTGAGTCTGTTGGTACTCACCGATCCATATGTCCCACATCCGAACGTCACTACAGGACACGCTGAAGTGCTTCCGCAAGTCAACGGTACCGGAGTCGGTTTCAGCATCGCCTATGAGTTCCCGAACAGCCGTGGTGAGGCTATGGAAGCCGCTACGCCGGGTGTGACGCCAGACAAGGATACATTGAACTTGGTCTATGATCTTCGGAACAACAACGCCACAGGCGTCGCTCTATCGAATGCAATGGGCTTCCCTCAAGTTGCAACCCTGACGTTCTTCAATGACGCCGGTGTGCAATTGCACCAGACGACCACCACCCTTGTGGCTAAGGGTCAAGTTGCTTTTACCATCGACAAGACAGCATTCCCATCGCTTGAAGGTAAGCACGGGATTATGGTTGTGAAGGGTCAGTTCAAGGCTCTTTCCGGCCTGTCACTGAAGTTCTCTCCGTCCGGCGGGTTTGTGCCATTGACCTCATTCTAAAAATAGAGGCTTGACATATCAGCCAGACTGTGCTTAACATATAGGTGGCGTCAAGGGACGCCTTTCGGACCACAACCTTGGCTGTGGCCGGACGCGGGAGCGGTGTATTTGGCTACACTGCTCCCGTTATTTTTATTGGACAGTGGTTCTTTCGAAACCGACCATAACATCCCGTGGCGTGACGGTATGGGGACCGTCCTTGGTTTCTACGACCATCGGAATTTCGTTCAGGTTGCGCACCCAAGGCTGATCGAAGAGTTTGAACCGTAATTCCACAAACCCGGCCTTCATCGCGATGGTTAGATGTTGAAGAGCCGCTTCACCGGTCAATTCGAACTCTTTGGTGAGATCCGATGGGAAGATGATGAATCCGGCTTCTTTCGCCGCAATGTGTTCAATGACCTTAGAGTCTAGGTTCATGACGTGTCTCCAGAAATTCCTTGATGTGATCGACGACTTCCCCGGCGCGAAGCATATCCCGAACCGCCGATAGACCGGGCGCGGTATTCAGATCCACGGCATAACCATCGTCCATACTCCCCACTAAGTCTACCGCGACCAAGGGAAAATTGACAAATGCATCTGGTCGCGGAATATCTTCGCTCATGCCGGTCGTGACGATTTCCACATCACCCACGTTAGACCGCCATTCATCGTTGGATCGATAGCACATACCGATCCATAGACGACCGATCCAAACTTCCCGGTACGATACGTTGGTGGCGGTGATTTCGGAGAGAGTGCCAAGGTAGAGGGAGCAATAGGTTTCCGGGTCCAATGTGTTGACACCGGTCTTGCGTTTGCCTTCCCCGCGATGAGCAAAGGGATCGTCATAGGCAACGACAGTCCAGCCGTCATCCGGCGCATGAAAGACCGATTTGATCTTGGCGGCGGTGCCGTGGGGAGGAACTTTGTAACCGGCGCGGCTTAGAAGTTCGAAAACGTCACGACGGTGCATATCCGTTCGGGTGAATCGTTCGAATACATCGCCCGACCGGTCGAACATGTGATCGTAGAAATCGCGGAAGTCCGACCGTAACTGTAGCTTCACGCTACTAGTTTAGCTTCACGCTCTTTCAGTTCGTCATCCAGAAACCAGTGGGCATCGCCTTGGATATTGTAGGGGCCTTCGATGCCGCCCTTGTCGTGCCATTGCTCCGGGCCACATGTGGTCTGTTGCCAGCATACAGCTTGCCAACCGTATTCGCTGTTGTAGACATTCATCAGTGCCCGTGCTTGTTCACCGATGCTGTTCACAGTGCGGTCGGGCCATTTTTCGCGGGCCAGTGTGTCAAATTCCAACAAGAGAGCGGACAGGCGCGGGAGATATTCCCGGCGGCACATCGCACCGTCAAACGTGGTCAGGAGTGCCGCGTATTCGCATAGCGGCAAGTCTTCTTTGTTTTGGAGATCCCAAACCTTCTTGATGAAGTTGGGGTTAATCGTGCAGAATGACCACATGTCGGTAGGGTCGTGATTGGGCGGCGCGGGGTGATATTTTTGTGCCAGATAGTCCCACACCAGCATTGCACTACCCCATGAGTTCTTGAATTGGCTGTGAGGTTGAACTGTTCCCTCTTCATTGACAGCGTAGAGAATGGTTGCGCTCATATCAATATCCAAGAGGGTCGCCGGGGATCAGTAGGAAGAGCCAGAGGACGAACCACCCGGCTATCCCTAAGCCGGTGGCTTTGAGATATTCCCGGATGGGTAGGTTCCAGTATCGGATGATGTTCACCATCGCAATCAGAAAGAACCCACAGATCGGAAAGAAGAATGCATCGTAGTTCATTGATTTGCCGCCTTTGCCATTTCGATGACCTTAGCTTTGACGCCGATCTTGTTGATGAGAACCTGAACAGACGGCGCAAAATCCGCACTGTGCGCCCGGCCCGTTTCGGTGTGGAGATAGGCTTTGTAGACCATGCGGCCTTTGGGAGTGATAGAAAACGCTTCACGGGACGAATCGTAATCGATCAGCATGTTGCGAATGAGACTCCCGAACGTCCGTTGATCGATGACAAGACATTCGGTGATCGGCATGAATCGCCGGGTTGTGGCGAATTCGTGCAGAAGACTTATTTGTCGGCTTGACAGTCGGAAGGTTTCAGGCTTCATAGAACTTGAATCTTATCACCACCCGACGTGTATGTCAAGGCTATGGTAGAATCATTTCTATGACCGATACAGAACTTCTGGACAAGCTCCAACACATGCTGGATGAGAGGTATGGAATTTCCAAACTCGTTTCGCTGGATGGACACCGGGCGAACGCGCGCCAGTGCATTGAAATGGCGGACCCAAAATTGGACGGATATCGGTCGCCGGATGAAGCCGCCCGTTTGATTCGGATGACTTTTGATGAGACATCGGGATTTGAAGCGTCGGTCAATTACCCCGGCATCATTCTCATTGCGGCGGAAGTCGCACAGATGTTCCGCGACGGCGGCGCGATCAACGTTTTTGAGTTCCAAGTGAACCCGCCGGACATGGAACCGGTTGTGATTCGTTTCCAGCGATGGGGCGGAAAAACTGACATGCAACTTCGTTCGGAAGCTCTTCGGGAACTCGAAGCGGAACGTGCCAAGTCCGCCGATTTGGTGACACGCCTGAAAGCGTTGGGAGTAGAGGTATAACGATTTTTACCACCCGGACGGGGTGTTATTGTTAGTCCTATGGGGACTGGTACTGGACATGCCACCGGTAATCGGCCCAACAGGGAGAACAATGACAAATGGCTGGCACATCCGCCGATTTTTATGTTCAGGAAACTGACGGATCTTTGAATTGGTTGGGAAGTATGGAGTTCGACGGGTATCCATACTCACCGGAGATCGAACCCGTGGTTACGGCACATACGCGCCCGGATTTTTTGCAAGCGCTGGTGTCTCTCTCAGAAAGGATCAGTGACTACACGCGGCCAGAACAAGGATATCCGTTCGGTCGGAAGTCATCGGCTGAAACGCCTTACACCTATGTCCTTCTGAACGAAGGCTATGTCGGGGTGTACAAGCGTGGAAGGCCCGCGAAAGATGGCTTCCCGAAGCTGAAGTTCCCGGATCTTACTCCGTTACATCAGCCGCATGTGAAGGTAGAGACGAAAGCAAAGGCGTCGGTTGCCGATGCGATTCGTGCCGCATCTGTAGAAGAAGAGGAATAACAAAATGACAGCATCGCCCGGTGTCGATTTGCATGAAGAGATTCGGTTACTGATCGACGTGAAGTCGTATCACTACAAATCCAAGAACGGCAAGTCATATTGTCCTGTCGTTCGTCGGACGAATCGTCAACCGGGCGGTTTCCCGGAATGCGGCTTCGTTGTTGGGATGAACGGTCTGATGGAACCCACAGTGTACTTGGGAAGCCTCTTCGAACATTTCGACGCGAAGCTGGAGAAGAAGGAAGACACCGGGATGAGTGTGACGTTTGTCATGCAGTCAAACCGCGACGTGCCGGATTTTCCTCTTCCGACTCAGCGGTTGACGTATTCCTCTACGCTGGAAATGGTGGAAGCGGGGTGGGAAGTCGATTGATGTACGAAGTCAGTCTGATCGACCGCCCCGACCATAAAGTATGGATTCCAGCCGGGCAGTTCGATCCGTCGAAATATGTCAAACATGCGGAGCGCAACATCACCGCCGATGACATGCTCGATTGGATTGACAGTGATTGGCCGTCTATCGAAACCGATGCGACCGGCACCACTGTCGCCCGGCTGGAACCGGGGCAAGGTGCGAACAACATGTTCCGGGGCCGGAACGTGCGCGAAGCCTTGCTGAAGTCCATGTTGACGCCGCCCTTCGGTGGTCCAACTCCGCAGAAATTTGCTGCCATGTCCGACGAAGAACAGCTTGCATCAAATTCTGTGGTGTGCTAAATTAGAGTTGTCCGCGATGATCCGATTCTGACGCTGGCAAGACGCGGGTTCGACTCCCGCCGCCTCCACCAAAACACGCTCTCGAAAGGGGGCACCATACGGGGGCGTCCCGGAATTCGATTGGCAGTGAGTTGGGAAAGTGGAGTGGACCGGTAGACGACTACCGAAACCGATGAAGTTTTATGAGCGGATTCGGGTAACAGCGTAAAACAATAACTGCCAACAGCAATGTTCTGGCGATGGCTGCTTAATTGCACCCATCCGGGGAACTGAGGGTGCCTTGTTAAAGAAAGACCTTCGCAAGAATGCCGGACCTTCGGGTCCGGCGTTTTTGTTTCTCTTGGAAGTTTTCCACAGGGACCTATTGACATATAGGTCCAAAACTTCTATACTAGAACTATGATGAACTACAGTTTGTTGTTGTTGTTTTTGCTTGCAATCGCCGCGATTGTGATGCACGTTGGTAAGGTGAATCAGCGCCGCCGGGTTGCCGCCATGATCCGCCGCGTGACCGACTACTAGTACAGTGCTGTGATACCAGTTGCGTTGGTGCCGTTCGAATAGATTTTTCGAATACGGAATGGGTAGGTTTGACCAGCTTTCAGCGCAATCGTCACGAATGATCCAGATGGATCTTTGGCGAATTCCATTTTGACGCTACCGTCCGCATTGACCATGAGCGCTCTAGTCGTGACAGGCAGATCGGCACTGTCGTTCGGGGCGACCAAGTATGCGTTCGTCGCGGGCGACTCAAGATTGGTTTTGAAAACGGCAAAATTGTCCGGCATGTCGAGTATTTAGCTGATGGCGATCTTGTTTCCGATGTGGACCGAAGAGTTGTTGATGTTGCCCAAGAAAATCACGTTATTGGACTCTCTCTTCATCGCACTACGTCCCCGGCTGACCATCTGGCCGCTAGGCAGCATGACGGTAGAATCGGCAAATGTGTTGCTGTTTGCTTGACTCTTTAGCGTGGTGTTTGCCACGGTGTAGAAGTTCGATTGAGCAATACTCCGACTGACAGCCTGTGCTGTTCTTTCAAAGATGTAGGTATACCCCAATTCGATATTCGATGCACCTGATGTCTGTACATTGGCGTTCCAAATGATTTTCCCAAAGACTGACGTGCTTGATCCGCCAGTTGTTTTTGGAACAGCTTGGAAAACGAGCATGGTCGTCCCTGTCAATCGGGAAGATCCGTTTGAAGAGACATCGGCAAAGTATAGGCCGGTAGCCAACAACTGTGTTTGGCTCTGACCACTAGTGTTCAGGCTCAGTGGACGAACCAGAACGGTGTTTGTTTTGACTTCGCTGCGACCTTGTGATGTTGCCGTCCGTAGCATGACCAGATTGGCGACAAGATCAGTTTGACTATCCGCGAATGAAACCATATCGGTCGGGATCAACACCAAAGGTGTCAATCGTGTCTCAGATTTTCCAAGGAAAGACGCGGAGCGATACTGGATCAAACTTGCCGTGATGGTGGTCTGACCGGCACCTGTCGCCCGTGGTTGTCGGTTGAAAAACAACTGAGCGGCATTGATGGCGGTACTGGAATTTCCAATAGCTTCAAAGAAGAATCGTAACGATGCGGTGAGGGTGGCGACCGATTGGCTTTGTGTTTGAAGGCTGGCGAACCAGATGATGCGAAACGTTGAAGAGACAGCCGAATTGCCAATCGCTGTCAGAATACGACTGTCGATTGAAGATGCTGAAATGGTAACACTACCGCGTGCATCTGACTTGAGCACCCGGAAATAGGTCGCGGTGGTGCTGACCGATAGAGTTCCTTTGCTGATTGAAGTGATGGCCCGATTGAACAGGACAGATCGATTGTCGATTTTGATCTGACTGCTACTACTTGTTCGGGTTTGCCGGGAAAAATAGATACCAGCTTGGGTGATCGTGGCCGCGCTATCCGCCGAAGTAATCCCGTCTGAAAACTGTAGCAAGACCGGTGTCGTTTGAAGCTGAGAAGTCGAAAGACTTTGCAAATTCCGGCGGTAAATTTGGCTTGCTTGTACTTGAGCTTGTGACCGGCTGAAGGTTCTTAGTAAAACAGCACTACCCGTCCCCTCTTGTGGAACGATGTACGGGGTGAAGTATTTGTTGAATACTTGCCGGTCAAAATATGGCATTTAGGTGGTGAGGTCGTAAGTGATCGTGGTACGATTTCCGTTGCTATCGACAGTGGCGACCACTCGATTCTTGTCGTCGCCAACATTTCGGAAAGTGACCGTGGTTCCTTCCGCCCCGGAGACTTTTCCGGCCAAAATAGCGGTAATCAAACGAAGAGCTTGTCGAACAGACACACCGGTTTCGACAAATTGCGCATCAAGAAGATTGCCAGTAATATCTTCCGCGCTTGGGTTGAAACCAATTCGAATGTTAGCACCAACGTTCGCCGCTCCCGATAATGGTGCATTGGCGATAGTGGCGGTGCCGGTGATGGTCGCTTCACCAAAACGAAACCCGGTCAAGGCCGCATTCGTAACGGTTGCGGTGCCATTGATCTGAACAGAAACATCTCCAGTTCCGCCCAAATCGCTGACTAGCGATGCTATGCCTCGAACAGAGCAAGAAACGCCGCCTTCGGATCGAGCTAATGCAAATGCTGTTGCCCTTCTTCCAACTGGAATGGAGTTAGGTGAGCCATTGAAACCGGCGATCAGTTGTTCGTTTTTGGTCCACGATGAACGCAGAATAGATTCCGATCCGCCGGTGAAGCGGATCGGAAAAGATGCGAAAAACTGGCCGTTAGGTCGAAGCATTCAGATTAGTTCCAAGCGTAATCGAGATACCCGGTAAAGGGCGTAGATGCAACGGTAGCGGCACCGGTGAAATACAGGAATCCAAGGCAAGCACCATCTTCGATCTTGGGCAATGATGGCAATTGATAGAGGAAATCACGCTCTGTCATCACACCGATTGTAGTGAGTGGTATCGTTGCTAGTGGACGATACAACACAGCCGAAACAGCCGAACCCGCGCCCATAGCGGCGCTGAAAGTGATGGTTTGGATGGAGCGTACCCCGGAATCCGTCCCCTGAAGAGGAAGGTGTAATGGAGCAACACCCGTATGTCCGATGCCACTAATAATCTGTGAAACCGTCATCGCGGTCGCTGGAGTTGTTCTTGAGGCGGTGCCAGCTTGATTTGTGTAGGACACTGTTACGTTGGATGCTGTCGCTCCCAATGCAGCGGTCACTTCCAACATCATCATGACACCATCACCGGTCGTATACCGGGGCAAAGATGCGCTGTTCGTAAGTGTATTCGGTGAAGTGGTGTTGGCGTTGACAGTCGGGTAGTATAACAGAAAGTCCACCAACATCAATGTGGATGGTACACCTGTTGCGACACCGGTTACTGTTCCCCAATTCAGCAAATGTCGGGTAGCAGGAGCGACGGCGGCATTCAAAGGAAGTGCGCCTTGGGTCGCGCTTGTCATCTGTACAGATGTCAACGCGGTTCCTGAATACGAACCAGCCGCCGGTTGACCGGCTAACTGAAAGAAAGAATATCCACGGCTGGCAGTATAAGCACCAGCGCCGGTGATCTTGTAAAACGGCAGTCTGATGAAAGTGCCATTGGTACTGATTGCATTGACAACGTTGTCGATAGAAGTGAACGACATGAATTAGTCCTCGATGATTTGCAAAGCACTGATCGGAAAACTTGGCGTGATAAGATTCGAAACCGCCAAGCTAGCATTTAGTGCTCCCTTGTAAAGAAGAGTGCCCGCGCCAGAATTTGCCGTTCCAACACCAACATGCGTAATGGTGTTTGATCCACCAGTGCATTGGGGGAAATTGATAGCTGCTGTGTTGCTGGATGTGTCACCGACAACAGTCCAACCGGTATTGTCTCTTGCAACTGACACCCGCGCATAACTGGTGTAGTTGGCTTCATTCGTCGTTTGATTGCCAGCATCGCCGGGATCGCCGGTATGCAAACTCACGAAAAGGTTTCCGACCCCATCCCACGCGGGTTCGACATTGTTGAAAACTTTTCGGAGTACATCATTCTCTAAGGTATTTGCTTTACTCATTCTTTTGCGCTCCTTGCTTCGTTAGTCTTCGACGACTGACAAGTCTCCAATAGCGATTTCAAGGGATGAACTCGACACCACGGTGACAGTAGTCATGGTTCCCCAATATCGAAGATTGCCGCTGGACGCCGCATCATAGATGCCGAAAGCAACCGCTGCACTCCAATTGGCAGAAGCCGGGCCAAAACGAATCACGTTCGTGTTTGAGACTTTGCGTCCGCCGGTTCCTTCATCGGCAGGAGCGCCGAAAGTGATACTTTGCCGACTGTAGCCGCTTCCACTCAGTTCGGTTCCTGTCGAATTGTCGTCGGTTGGAGCGACCGACATCAGTCCCACGTAGGGAGAAAACGCGGTGACATTTGATCCGCGTAGAAGATTGAGGACGGAATCGCTATACGAATTGGTTTTTCCTGCTGGCATGACATGTATTTAGAACCCGATGAAACCGATGGAAACCGATTGCACTCAAATTTTCTGTGTCATCCTAAATATCTGAGTGTTCAAGACATATCGACATTTCATCCGGGAAGGACACACTAGCGATGAAGTCTTGCCATTCAAAGACTATCCGTTGGTGAAGAAGTTCCAATTGTTCAACAAGCTGTTCTTCGATAGCGCGATCCCGAACAATATGCCGGTGGTGTGGGGAAAGACTGGCAAGGCGGTATCTGGTACAACGACTGGCAAATTCAAACTAGCACCGGGCGAACGAAAACCGTCTGGTTCGCTGGCCGCGTACACGAAGATGAACGGCGAAGTCTATGACCTGAAGATCACCATGAGCACGGCTGTGCCGGTGCGACCGGAATGGAAGTGGGACGGCATTCTTCTGCATGAAATGGTCCATGCGTACCTCATCACACAGGGGTATTGGTTCGAGAACCACGGATCACGCTTCTTGACGAAAGTACATTCTGTATCCAAAGAGTTCGGTCGTCCGGTGCCGGTGTCGGACACGATTAGCCCGGAAGAAATGCAACATGTGACCGGCAAGCCATGTGTATTGGTGACCTATATCGATACCAACCGGAGCGACATGCAATACTCTGTTCTGATGCCGACATGGAAAGCCAAGGCCAATGAACTCAAAGCGACCTTGCGTCATCTTTGGATCAAGTACGACATGGAGATCACCGCGTTTTTCGTCCCGGTATCGAAACTGGCAACCCGGATTACACTCAGCCGGACATTACCGGCGACCCGTTACGGCGTAAGTGACAAGACGAAAGACATGCTGTTGACGGATCGGAAGAGTGCTGTTCAGTTGTGGACGATGAACACGACCGATGAAAGAGCCGTCGATCAGAAGGCCAAGGACGACTTCTTCAACCCGAACAAACCCGCTCCGACTATCGGTGGCCGGGATTTCGGAAAGTGGAATTCCAAAGTCATCGGATCGTGATAGCATGGTCGCATGACTATCAGAGACGCCGCGCAAGTTGTTGCATCCCAAAAATGGTTCCACACGGATGCCGTGACCGGTGAATCGATGTCGTGGGAGCAAGAAGAAGAATCCCTTTGCACCAGCCGGGAACAGGCTATCGGAATCATTCAGCGCACATTGGATTTCTGGTCCGTCAAGATGCGCGACATGCATGTTGCACAAGGCGCGGACATCGAAACCGCGCGGAAAGCCACCAAGGAAGTTTTTGGGAACAACCTGAGAGACATGATGCATCAAGAGTTCCCGATCCGGTGGGGATTGAAAATTTCCGATTTTTCTTTCGAAAAATGTTGACATCCGCCCGGCGGTATGTATAAATAGAGATGAGGCAACGCACCAATGAAGGCAACCTTCACAACTCGAACGCACACAGCCACTACGATGTCTGTGCGCGCGACTGCGTTTGCCGGTGGCATCGATATTGTGATCGATACCATCGCTGCTACGGCAGCAGCGGCTTAAGCCGCCCACAGACTTTCTCCCCTCAAGTCATTTTAGGTTTTGTCCATTTGGGCCGTTAGCTCATTTTGGGAGAGCATCCGCCTTGCAAGCGGAAGGTAGCCGGTTCGATCCCGGCACGGTCCACCAAATTCAAATGGGGCACGGGGCTGCATGGGGTGGCCGCTTCGATGGCATCGAAGATATTCAGGTGGGTTCGATTCCCACGTGTTCCACCAAGATCGGACGATCACAAGTTTTCTGTGTTGTACGATCACAAGTGTTCTTTGACAAGTGAATAGTTTGCGGAAGGAATCTCGGTTTACCAAAACGGGGCACGGGACTGCATGGGGTGGTCGCCTCATTCGCAATGAGGATATTCAGGTGGGTTCAATTCCCACGTGTTCCACCAAGATTCCACGATACGAAGTATAAGTACTTCCGGCAGAGCCGTTCTAAGCCGAAGTCGGAAGATTATCTGGTTACAAACAGATGGCCGGGCTTACTAGTTCGGTCTTCCCCGTGTTATGGGGAATGCTTCGCTACCGGGCAACCGGGTGACCGTCAGACCTGTACGGTGACATTTGACAGGCACTTTGATGCTTCTGATAGTTGGTTCTTGCTTTGAACGGCTTTGCTTCGTGTCATAATAGTTTTCAGGACAAGCCGCCTCAGATTGGTTATCTGTCCCCACCATTCGGAGATGTAGCTTAACATGGTTAAAGCGCCGGGCCGCACGCCCGGAGAAGTTGGTTCGAGTCCAATTCTTAGTCGATCTGTACTTTCTTTGCTTGTCCGAAATTTCGCTGGCCGGTGCCGACTTTCTAGCTTAAGAAAGAGCACCTTCCTCCAAAGTCGGTTGTTGTGGGGCGACTGTAAAGTCGATGCTTCCCACGGTTAGTCGGAGCGACACCGGCCAGTGTGCATTCCTTCCGCAAGTTTTGGGGCATTTCGTTAGTGGCAAACGGCACCACTGTCTATGGTGTACCACGGGTTCGATTCCCGTATGCCCCGCCACGGTCTTGTAGGGGAGTTGGCCGTCCCCGTCACCCTGTCACGGTGAAGATCACGGGTTCGAATCCCGTCAGGACCGCCAAGTTTGATGTCTCATATCTTGTACAGTAACCCCGGTTATTGTCTACGATATGAGACATTAAGCCTGATGGGGAGATAGCCTAGCTTGGTTAAGGCACCGTTGCATGCCTTTTGCTGGCAACAGCCGTTTTGTGATGGTTATCATTGGTTCAAATCCGATTCTCCCCGCCACATGCCGGTGTAGTTTAAGTGGCAAAATAGTGGATTCGTACCCCACAGTCACGACTTCAATTTGTCGTCACCGGCTCCAAACAAAATACGCCGCTGTAGGATCAATCGGCAGACCGAACCTTTGGTAAGGGTTAGGCGACGGATCGTAACCGTCCAGCGGCTCCAAAATTCAACCAACGCCGGAATAGCTTAAGAGGCAGAGCGCGATCCTTGTAAGGTCGAATGATGTGGCTTCAAGTGCCACTTCCGGCTCCAACTTTCTTTTGGTGATATCGAGCGCGACGAACTTCTCGACCGTTGCCCATATTCAATGCTCCGAAATTTGGAGTAATACTGTGGCAATTCGGGCAGATGAGTTCAAGGTTCTCTTCTTTGTTATTGAGTGGGTTACCATCAATATGATTTACTTGAAGAGGAACCCGATTTGTGACCGGGTTCACTTGTGACCATCCACATTTCCAGCAAGCCGGTCCCCTCTGTTCGAAAAGATATTTCCGAATAGTAGGGCTAATCGACATTCCTCCACCGTTAACGCCATCTTCCAATCCAGCTTTCCATCTTTGGATGTATTCAGTATGCCGGTGTTGTTTGTGACATGTTACAGAACAGAACTTTTCTGATCCTTTGGTGACGTGAGTGCCGCAAACTTGACATGTAGGTGTCTGTCGATTCCGTCGTGTGTTGTTGTAGATTGCTGAACAAGATTGCCCACAAAACTTCTTTTTTCGAATCTCTGCGACCCGCGCGCCTTCTGAAACATGGATGATTTCATCACAATGCAAACATCGATTGGGAGATTCGTAGTATGATCTGATGGCTTCCTGTCGGAATCGGTGGGCTGTAATTGCGGCACCTAGCCGCCCGGCTTGGGATCTAGTCACACCAAGATTTAGTCGTCCCTCCGGGATGGGGATGACCTAAATACAGGTTATGGCATTGTGGAATCTATCGAATCCGCCGTCGTGGGCACCGAAGGCGATTGCAACTCCGAAAGGATGGGTGAATCCTGACACCGGTGAAGTTCTGGTGACCATCGGTTCCCTTGATCGACGCACCGGCGCGGCGGTCATTCGTAACGTTTTCGTTGTCGATAACAAGGGTATCTACAGAACGGGCGATACGTTCCGGCTTCGGGTTCAATACAGCGAACCGGTCATTGTTGTGGGCGTCCCGACGATCACGATGGATATTGAAGATGATATGCATTCATCAATCGTCGAACTCTCTTATGTGTCTGGTTCGGGAACATCTTCTCTTGATTTCACTTATGAGTTGAACGGCGAAATCGGGTTCATGATTTTACCGAATCCTACAACAATCACGGGGTCCATTCATGATGTCGCACCGGGCGATTACGGTCTTCAGGTCGATACCAGTTTTGTTCCACCGTCACCACTTCCAATGTCAGATGTATAAAACGAAAGCCCCGGTTACGACCGGGGCTTTTTTCGTTACGGCTGTTTCTCGATCACCTTGTCCACAAGGCCATACTTGACAGCGGCATCCGCTTCCAAGATGTAGTCGCGATCCACGTCCGCGCTGATCTTTTCGAGCGGTTGTCCGGTCTTGGTCGCTAAGATTCCGTTGAGAATTTCGCGCATGCGCAAGATTTCTTTCGCGTGAATGTCGATGTCGCTGGCCTGTCCGCTGAGTCCGCGCATCAACGGCTGGTGAATCAGGATGCGTGCGTGCGGCAAGGCAAAGCGTTTCCCTTTGGCACCGTTCGCCAGCAACACAGCACCCATCGACGCGGCCTGACCGACGCAATAGGTCACGATGTCGGGCTTGACCAGATTCATCGTATCGAGAATAGCAAGGCCCGCCGTGATCGATCCGCCCGGCGAATTGATGTACATGCTGATGTCCTTGTCCGGGTCTTCCGCCGCAAGGAAAAGAAGCTGTGCGACGACCAGATTGGCAACGTCGTCGTCGATGGCGGTGCCAAGGAAAATGATGTGCTCTTTGAGAAGACGGGAATAGATGTCGTAGGAGCGTTCACCGCGCGGAGACTGTTCTACGACCATTGGGATTAGAGTGTTCTGCATGTACTTGTATTGTAGACCGGACGAAAAATGCCAAAACCGTGTTACGATTCCTTTATGATGATACGTTTGTACGTCTGTACGTTGATTTTTTTCTCTGTGTTGGTTTCAGCCACCGGAGTGTTCGCTTTGGTTCAAACACAGTTGAGCACGGACCAACGTTCCCCGAAGATTCCACAGGTGGTGGAGTGGGGAGTCTGCAAAGATCCCGTTCCCAATCCCACTCCGAATGTCAGTTGCGTCGGTCTGGAAATGATGCGGTTCCGTTACTCTGACGGATCGACCAAGGTGTACACACTGGTCCCGGCGACGCCGAACATCGCGACGGAAACCAAGTTCGTTCGGGTGCCGCTAAACTAGTCCTATGACTAGACGTAACCTGTTCGCGGTGATTGCCGGGGCTTTCGCTTTTTCCACAACGGGATGCGGGAGCTACACCAAAAGGTTTCTGGCCGCACACCCGGAAGTAAAGCCTTTCCCGGCTGGCATTTTGATAACCGGCCACCGTCCACATTCGGGAGTGGCAGCAGAATATCTGAAGAAGATCATGGACGAATACCGGATGAAGTTGGTCAATCAACCGCCATTGACGGAAGAACAACGGAACCGGCACTTGTCGATCATGGAAGAAATTTGGCTTCCGCGTGTATAAACACCCATAGAGGTTGTCAGATGAATTCGATTCGCGCCGCCTATGTTCACATCGCCCGAACGCGCCCGGCGCACCAGAGGGTCATCTATGCACTGTGGACGGTGCTCATGATCGTCATGACCATGTATCAATCATGGTTGATCGGCTTGATGGCCGCGATCATTTTGGTTGTCGGGATTCCAGTGTTCGTGTACAATGATGAACATGTCACACGAAGACGCTGTGTCCGGCCAAGTCGTCGAACGGTACCTGTTAAGGGAATTGCCAGAGCCGCTGGTGGGTGAATTTGAAGAGCACTACTTCGAATGCCCGGCCTGTGCTGATGATGTCCGGCACGGTCAAGCGTTGATCGATGGCATCAAGAACCTGTGATACTATATAAAAGTGATGCGGGAAAGCTGAGCGGGTGCGCACGACAGTCTCATAAGCTGTACTAGGTGGGTTCAACTCCCACTCCCGCTACCAAATCGCGGTCGCCGGTCTGTTGGTCTGGTTCGTGCTGGACTAGCTGACGATGGCGTTATGAGCACCGCGCCGGGGTGTGCGTAAACCGGCGGTCAGTGATGGGGCCACCAACCCGGCGACACGAAGCACCGGGGAGCGGAGAAACAACGCCGCAAGCTGATACCAATAACGAAACGGGCCGGAACGCCTCATGAACGTTCCGGCCCGTTTTGATTTCTGATGCTCTACGCCATCATGGAGCGAAGAGCCTGAGTGAAGGCATACTGGTCGTAGTTGTCGTTGCGTTCTTCGTCGCGGGCGTTCTGGACACCCTTACCATTGCAGCGGTAGCAGATCCCGCCGGGGCCGGTAGGACGGCCATTCAGAACCATTGTGACGAACATGCCGGTTCCGGCGCACCGACCGCACTTGGGAAGCGACTTGACCCGCTCGACTTCGGCGGCGTAGAACGTAGCGGCTTCGGGCGTCATTTCGAGTTCGACGTTGTTGAGTTCGCGGTAGCTCTTGACGACGCGGGCGGCGGCGATCACATGGGGCGATTTCCACTGGCGGGCTTCCCGGTCCCACTTGAAACCGGTGTAGTTCAGACCAGCGGCCTTGGCGGACTGAAATTCATCATAGGTCGCTTCGAGCACGAAACAGGATTTGTTCAAGGCAAGTTTCATCGTCATTCTCTCCACCTTCATGATCGCTCGTTTGACCGAGAATGCCAATAGTACGGAAGTACTGTTTTTCGGGCTTGGATAAATTTGTTTCGATGACGGAACTTGAAAAACGCCGGGCCTTTGGTATGGTTTGTGAGAAATGTGGAGAGGATGTGCCGGACAATGCGTCCAGTGGGATCAAATCGAAAACGTGGGGAACACAGCGATTCACTATGTTCGTCTATTACTGTGAACAGTGTTCGAAGAGTGAAGGCAAATTGTTCCCCACAACAGAGCTACGAAAAGGATACTGACGTTGTTCGAAGTTGATCCCGGAGTTCCATCAAGAGCACGCCAAGCATGTTCTTGCCGCTTCCGTCGCGACCGCATCCCCAATAGTAGTCGAACGGGCTGTCTTCGATCAGGATGTCGTCGCCGGTGCTGAGAAGGATTTCGCGGAGATCCGCATGCTGTGTGAACTTGGCATGGATCGCCCGGCGCATGAAGTCGTCTTTGACATCATCCCAATCTGGTCGCATCGGGAAGTCACGACGCCGCCCTTCATCGGCGGCTTCGCGTGGCCTGTTTAACCCGGCGATGTAGTCGTGAAGAGTGATGGTGTAGGGTTCGAGTGAAGGCGGTTCCGTGCCAAGGGTGATGGTGGCATCGGGGTAGAATTTCATCGCTTGGTAGTAGTGTTCGGTCGATTTCCATTTGCGGCCATCGATCACGATTTCGCGGCGGTAGAAGTTTGAAAACTCTCCCCACTTGTCAAGGACTTTCCAGAACTTTATCATTGGTTCCATTATAGGCCCGGATGCCTAATATACTAGACATCCGGGCCGGTTGATGTAGATTTGCCTAATATACTAGGCAGGGCGGGTGAGGGGCTTGGGTTGTTCTCGTTCATCATCGGGCCGGTATGACCGGCGGGGCCGCATGTGAATGTCGCCGCCGCAACGCTTACACAGTTCGTTTTTCACAGCGCAATCGAAACAGATGGGATCGGTTGTGGTGGTGTCGTAGATTTCGTTTTTGCCACAAATGCCGCATGGCCGTTCTGTGGCCGTAGGACCGCCAAGGCGCGACCGAAGGATGTAGTAGCATGTCTTGCACTGTGAATCCTTGATCCGCTGTAGGCGTTCTGGATCGTCCAGAAATTTGATTGCTTTGGCGACGGTAGCGTCCCCGGTGGTGCGCGCGAAGTCAGTGGCGCGGCGAACGCTCACGGAATCGATTTGCGCGGGTTTTTGTTTCATACCGTCATTTAGATTCGATGGTGTCAACTTCGACGCTAAACTAATGAGGTATGGCAATCTATGACCCGCTGGATCATGAAAACAGCATTTTGCGATTCTCCGAAGAGGTAGAACGAATCGCACGTTCTGGTCGTGGGATGCGCATCATTGACGCAATTTTGGCGGTGGCCGGGAAGGAAAACATGGAACCCCAATTTGCGGCGACGTTGTTAACCCCGACTCTACGCGACAAACTTCAGGACGATGCCGAAAAGCATCATATGGTGAAAAAGACGGCCCGCTTGCGCTTCACATGAGCGACATGCTCTTTGAACCATTTGAAACCTACTACACACGGGGCTTACTCTACAAGCACCTGACTGAACCGAAATTCGACTATTTCAACCAAGTGTCAAACCCGATCATCCGGCGACACTTCTGGAAGAAGTGGCAAGAGCATCCAAGCAAACAAACGTTTTGGATCGCACTGACCCGCCGGTTCAAGAAGATCGATGACATGCGGGATCACTTTCTTTCGGTGATGGTTACTCGGTCACCCAAGGAATATGGAAACCTCTACGATCTGGAGTGCTATCAGAAATGGGTGGGGCGGCTCCACACCATGCACGTTCAGTTCGAAGACGACCTGACTGTCATTAGGCGGCGTGCCGGTTCGTTGAAGAAGTCGATCCGGGGCGATAGCGACGCACAGCCAATGCTGTACACCTTGCTGATGTCCGGCCAGATATCGATGGAAACCTTCGCTTGGCTGGTTCACTTTCAACCGAAGATCATCACTGTGATGGATGCCTACTTTGACCAATTGGACTTGGCATGGAAAGAAAAGCGCATGGTCGCGATCAAATACGCGGCCTTCCTGACCCGGCTAAATATCAATCAGGAACGCCTGAAAACCATTCTCAAGGGGTACATTGCATAGATGATTGTCACGAAGGTAAGCCCGGAACGTAAGGACCTGTATATCCAAACGTTGATGGATCAACTGTGCGGATCGCACGAAGAGAATCTGTTTTTGCTCGAAGAGCTTTCGAAGGCTCAAGATCAATTGAAGTCTCTTTTCAAAGAGAATTCGATGCTTCGGCATCGATTACAGGAAGCCGGAATCGTTGTTGAATCCGGTGAGAAAAAAGATTCCGGCGATCAAAAGCCGGTGTCTAAATAGTTTTTGCGTGGGTAGAACCCACGTTACGATCAAAGTCAGAAGTTAGCCAAAGTACGTCGGACGGCGGGCGAAAGCCAAATTCAAGCACGTTCGGCAGAAAGGATTGGACAGACACATAGGAGAACAACACAGTGAAAAGTCTTGCAGAACTCAAGGCCAATATGCAGGCCAACAAGGACGCGCTTCGCCGGAAGATGGAAGAAACGAATTCCGGTGCAGGACGCGCCAAGGATACGCGCTTCTGGAATCTGGAGCGCGATAAGAGCGGTACGGGTAGCGCAATCATCCGGTTCCTTCCGGCCCGCGCTGACGAAGACACCCCGTACATTCCCACCTACGATTACGGCTTCCAAGGTCCCACTGGTAAGTGGTACGTGGAAGAGAGCCTTCAGACCATCGGAAAGACCGACCCGGTGGCGGAAGAGAACAGCAAGCTGTGGCAGACTGGCGAAGAAGCCAACATTGCCTTGGCCCGTAAGCGTGCCCGTCGTACCCACTACATCAGCAACATTCTGGTCATCAGTGATCCGGCTCACCCGGAGAACGAAGGCAAGGTGTTCTTGTGGAAGTACGGCAAGAAGGTCATGACCAAGATCAAGGACATGATCGAACCCCCGTTCAAGGATGATCCGTCTGTGGACCCGTTCTGTTTCTTCGGCGGTGCGAATTTCCGTCTGAAGGTCAAGAACGTGGAAGGATATCCCAACTACGACTCTTCGGTTTTCGACTCTCCCGCTCCGATGTTCGGTGGCGATGAGAAGAAGATCCAGAACATTTGGGATTCGGAGTACAGCTTGAAGGAATTCTTGGACCCGAACCGGTTCAAGAGCTACGAAGAGTTGAAGAAGCGCTTCGAAGAAGTCATGGGTGTGGCTGGCGGCGCTTCCGCGTCCGCTCCCACCCCGGCACCAGCAAAGGCGTCCGCTGCGAAGGCGACGACCCGCACTGTGTTGCCGCAAGATGACGACGATCCTCCGTTCGACGTGACTCCCTCGAAGGGTGGCAAGGGTGGCGGCGCTTCCACTTCCCGGCAACAGGAAGAGGAAGATGCATTCGCCGCACTGGTGGAGAAGGACTAAAAGTCCTTTAGGAAAAAGAAAGGCCCGGCAGAAATGCCGGGCTTTTTTCTTTAGTTGTCGCTTTTCCTACTGAGTGTCGTCGTCTCCGTCCAGTATTTCTTGATCGTCATTGAACGAAACACCATCATGGGCGATGACGTTTTCCTGATTCGGATGCAGCTTCGGTTCAAAGATGTGACAGTTGCCGATTTGATTGATGGTTTCGCACGGCTTGAATTTGAATTCACCAGTGACGAAGTTACGACCGATCAATGAACTTTGGTGGCCGCAAAGTGGAGTTTCCATCCGAACGATTAGTCCATCGTGCTCTTCACGATGAAAGATTCCCCAACGGCATTCGCTACAGATCGTCGCCATCTGTAACGATTCTTGTTCTTGTGGTGTTAGCATTTCCATTCGGGTGATATTTATGGGTTACTAGGCTTCCCGGTATCCCGCATTCAGAAGGGCTTGCCAGATCGATTCACCCGCCGGACCCAAATCCCATTTGTCGGGCCGGACGTTGACGTGCGTGAACACACCCTTGAACTTATCGAAGTAGGGCATGTCGAAGGCCATGCGTTTCGCCGCTGGTGGAATCACCTTCGGGATACCGTACTTGTCGCACATCATCTCACACAGCGCAACGGTATTGGCGATCTGTTGGAGTGTATACGTGGCGAAGAACTTCTCACCACGGTACGCGGGCACTTCGATGTACTTGTCCGTTTCGCTGACAGAGCAGTATGGTGCTGTCCAGTTCTTCGGCCAGAAACACATCTTGTCTCCAACCTTGCGAAGCGGGCCGGGGTTGACAATTTCAAACGCAACTGTACGCTTGTCATGTTTGTGTCGCTGTGCCCACTGGCCGGTGATTGCCAGATTGTATGCCCAAAACTCATCGTCGAACAGTTTGAAAACCGTCGCCGCCGGGTCGTTCCCGATCACGTAGGGTACGGACATCGGGTACTTGTTGATTCGTGGAGACGATTCAAACGTCGCAATCGCGCCGCTGGCGGTCGTCCCCGCTGTGAAGTGCAATACAATGCCGTCTTTCGGAAACTTGGTCTGAAAGTACATCGACGGCTGATGCAAGCGGGATGTGTTAAAGGTCAACATTGAACCGTATTTAGGTCCGAACTAAGATAATGTATGATCCTCGAAGATCGCTTGAGAGATTTGGTGAGGGCCGCGTGTATTCACCAGCACTACTGCTATAGCTACGACCACATCACTCGAAAGGAAACCCAAGTTTATCGTCATCCAAGACCGGACGATATGCAGAAGTACTTCGATCTTCTGGAAGAAAAAAATCCATTGGTCGAAGAGACACGAAATAAAATCAAGGTATCCGAAATCGTCTGTTTTTCCGGCAGACCATCCGTGGGCGGGCCGGTTGGCTTGGAAGTACAGTGGGCCGGGTGGTGACGAATACTTTGTTCGTCTTGGGTTGACCCGTGAAGAAATCTCATGTTATACGGGATTGGCGCAATTGTATTTTGGATCAATCCAGATCCCCGATGATGTGATGGCATCTATCGAAGATCCATATGTGTCGGACGATGAGAACCATCTGTGCAACGAAGAAATTGAATCAATCATTGCACAGATGGATGAAACGATGACAGCTTAGGTCCGGTAGTATTCCCGGTCCATGATGCGCTTGTGGGTGTTCTCTGTGTTGCGCGCCTTCAGATCCGCCACGATGCTGGTGGTGTTCTGATTGACGTTCACCGGAGCAACATTCAGTGTGCCGCCTTGTGCCTGTTGTGCCAATGAGCGGGCCATCTGTGCATTTTCCGCTGAGGTTCGCATGATGTCCCGTCCCATCGTCGGAGCTTGTGCCACGGTGACCGGCGGCGGCGCGACGCCCAAGGCATTGCGTGAACTGCCAATCGCATCCATGACATTCCGCTGACCGGCGATGCGGCCAATCACATTGCTGTAGTTTCGGTCGGTAGCGTAGGTCGGTGCGATGTCGCGGATGAATCCCTGAACATCGCCGGTCATCTTATACCGGTCGAACGCTGTCTTGTACGGTCCCGTGTTGGCAGACAACAAACGGGCATGGTCCCGGAATGCGTCTTCGAGTGTATCGAAGTCTGCGAACTCCCGATCCATTTTGACTTTCATCTTGCCTTGCCACGGACCATTGATCGGCTGTCCGTCCAGCGTGCGAACAGATGCCCGTTCCGCCGGGCTGAACTTCATCAACTGATCGTAGGTGATGTCTTCGGTTGTGCTCTTCGTTTGGCTCTTGGTGTGGCGGCGCGCTTTGGTCATACCGAAGACATTGTTGCCGATGCCTTTCTGTCCCCAACCGCTTTCCGTTGCCCACTGTGCGATAGTGACCGCCGCCGGGATGCCGGTTTCCTTTTCCATCTTGACGGCCATTTCCGCGATTTCAGGCGGAACTTGTCCGGGGCGGTAGTTGATTCCGCCGCTTCCCGGTCCACCCGGTCCCGGTGTCCGCATCGACGGATCACGCGGCGGGACGACAGGACGGGTTGAACCGCGTGGAATTTTGGATAGGACGGTATCCGCTATACGACCGATGCCGGTACTGATAGCGGACGCTACAGGGTTCGGACGTTTCCATCCAGTCATCACATCAGGATCACGTGGCGGACGCTGTACAGGGACCGCTGAGGGCCGCTGTGAGTGATCCTGTTCTTGTGTCTCTTGTTGTGACCGGAAGAAGATTTCCGGGTTCTCCGGTTTGGTCTGATTGTTCGCCAACGACCAACCCTTGCGAACCTCGAAATGTAGATGTGGGCCGGTACCGATGCCGGTATTGCCGACCGCGCCGATCACCTGACCAGCTTTGACTTCCTGACCGATGCTGAGCGGGGCGAATGATGACAAATGCGCATAGCGCGTCTGATATCCGTTCTTGTGGTTGAGATAGACAACGTTGCCATACCCTCTAAGCGAAGAGGCCAATTGCACAACCCCGTCTCCCGCCGCTTTGACGGGATCACCCATCTTGCCAGCGTAGTCGGTACCTTCGTGCATTTTGGCTTCCTGACCGGTGACCGGGTGATTACGCATACCGAAGTCGGATGTCACACCAGTCATGAGTGGGCGCACCCATTCTGACCCTTGACCTTCTGTGGTTGGAGTTTGAGAAACGGGCGGCGCGCCAGCGGCGGGCATCCGTGTCGGTGCGGGAATATCCACTTGACGGCTGGTATCCAGTGCCGGATCGTAGTTCTGTGTTTCGAGCGCCGGTGCCGGTGTAGACGCCGGGGTGGTAGGAACCTGAATGGGTTCATTCGGTCGCTGTTCGGCCCGCTGAGCGGCTTCCCGTGCCTGTTGTGCTTTCTGTTGACGGGCGCGTTCATTCGCCGCCCGGTCTTCGTTCACCTTCTTTTCATAGTCGGCAAACTCTTTGTCGTTGTAGCCCAAGTATCCGGCAATCTTGCCAAGACCCTTGACAAACCCACCGATCTTTTCTTGAATGTAGGTGAACGGTTTGAGGATCATATCCTTCAATGCCATGACGCGATCCACTAACGCATCGAAGTTTTCGAATCCTAACAGCTTAGCGACGCCAGCACCGATGCCAGAGAAGACGCCTGTGATCTTATCCCGCAACGATTCGTAGGCATACTTCATGCTGTCGAATCCAAGATACTTCGCCACGCTGTCGCCGATACCGACGAATTTTTCGCCGATAGCACCGGCCAGATTTTTGACGCCTTCGGTTGCCCAATTGATTGTCTTCGTGAAGAAGTCGCCGATGGCCGCACCAATGCTCTTGATGCCCTCGATAGCCCGCTTCTTCAATCCGTCGATGTATTCACCAACGGTCGTCGCCATTTTGGTGAAGGCTTCTTTGATGAACTTCGTGCCCTTGTCCAATTTGAACTGAACGAAGTCAAGTGCGCTTTGCAATGAGCGGAAACCAAACACCTTGGCAATTTGTTCACCAAGCGCTGTGAATGGTTTCATGATGGAATCGACAAGGAAGTTGGCGATGGTTGAATAGATTTTCGCGTACCACTTCTTGACGAAACCACCCATGTCGGTTTTGATTCCGAACAATCCAAGGACACTATCGAGAATCCCGACCAGACCGCCAAGAATACTTCCGACGCCCGCGCCAAGGCGGTCCATCATTGTCAACTGATCTTCGGCTTTACCAAGAACCTTTCCCGCGTCTTTCCATCCGCTGAAGAAGTCGAAAATAGCCATGATGACGGTGAGCGGCCAAGCCAGTTTGCCAAGCACACCTTTGCCTAGTCCTAGCAGCTTGCCAAGGCCGGGGATCTTCGTAAAAACTTTGGTCAGACCGCTGAGCCATTCGCCAATGCCGCCTAGTTTGGCAAGAATTCCAACGCCACCCGCCGCCGCACCGCCACCTTTGAACATGCCCAACAGCTTTCCGACACCGGGAATCTTTTTGAATAGGTCACCGATCTTACCTAAGACCGGGAACTTTGACAGGAGTTTTCCACCAAGACCTTTGAGGCCATAGCGAAGCATTGCACCTTCAACCAATTCACCCAAGATGGTTTGTATGAGTCCGCCGAACCATCCACCGCCACCCTTTTCTTTTTTCAGTTTGTCGAATGTCGGCATGACGCGGGCTTGTCCGGCCCGGCTTTCAAATGAAGTTTCTTCTTTGGCATCTTCCGCACGTTCGGCGCGGGCTTCCGCTGATTGTTCGAGTTTGAAGGTTCGCTCAAGGATTTCGCGAATCTTCACTAGCTCTTCAGTTTGTGCCTTGGTCACTTTCATGACCATCAGAGATGTGACCGCACCGACGCCGGGGAGATCATTGAAAGTGTCCCGGACACTCTCCATGAAATTCGTCATGCGGCTCAATAAGCCGCCGGTCTTCTTCGTTTCTTCGGTGAATACGTTCGGTGCCGACGTGGTTCCTTCAGGTGTGACCTGTGTAGTCGCACCTGATCGCCGAAATATACTGATGAGCGGCTGGAATGGCTTGGTCAAAACTGATTGCAGTCTCTTCGACCATTCGGAAGGCGACATCATTTTGCGCATGGACTCCGCAAAGTCTTTGCCTTTGTCCCGCAAACGAATGCCCTTATCCAACAACGGTTGGATCTGTTTCTTTTGGATTTCCTGAAGAGACACACGAATACCCTTGAGCGGCTTCATGAGCACGTCAGTGATATTCATCCATGTGTTTGGTGTCTGTTCCGCTGTGCGCGGAAGGAACCGTCCGGTTTTCGGATCGCGCTGAAGTGGAACCGGGGCAGTCGAAGCGACAGGCTTCATGTTTGCCCGGAAAGATTCGAATGACTTAGCGATCCGCTCCCATGCGGTTAGTTCACGTGCGACAAACCGCCCCGTGATTGGATCGCGCATAGGCGTCCGGCGGGCGGTTGTTGGGGTGGTTTTTGTCGGAGTTGCAGGGGCGGACGGTGACGCCATCTGTTTGTACAGAGACGCCATCCAATCATTCATCGTGCTGATGTTCTTTGATACCGACCGGAGAAGACCGGTCTGCATCATCAGAAAGTTTTCGGCGGTACCGCGCACACGGGATGCCCGGCGTGCATACGCAACGGCTTGAGCCGCGTCGTCATTACCGGGTTCTCGTTTTCCGACGATAGAACGAATACCCTGAAATGCGCCACGAACTTGAGATTTGATGGAACTGATAGCTTTGTTCTTTTCGTCGGCTCCGAATTGCGACAAAAGAATAGCGCCCGCCGGGGTGATACCGGCGGATTCGTTCAACCCAACGACAAAATCTTGGAACTTGGACATTCTTTACTCTTCTTCATCCTGTTGCTTCGGGGCGGGCGGTGGCGGTTCAGAGTTCGTATTTGCACCCCGAACCAGACCACCGATTACTCCCAAGATGAATGTCAACGCTTCCCACGCTTTCGGATTGTTTTGAATCAGGAATGGGGTCAGAAAAAGGACCAGAACCAGACAGGCAACCAAATTGCCCGCTGGAGTGTTGAATCCATGTACAAAATCAATCCACCATTTCATAGCTCTTCACCTACCCGTTTTTTGGCGTGCCTGTTCGGAACGCATCCTTTCTTGCTCTTCCTTGACCCAATTGTTCAGCATGGTCACGTATATGTCCCGCTCCCACGGCATCAAGGATTCGATTTCCGTAATCGAGTATTTATGGTGTTGAGCCAAGGCGAACTGTACTTCGTAGTAGTTCGCTAGGGAATTGTGCAACAGGACTATCCGAAAAAATTTTGAATGCCTTCGATCACGATGTCTTGCTCATGTCCACATGCCGGGCACTGGAAGTGGACCGTGTGGCGAAGGCGCGGGATCGTGTCGAAGAACTTCTGAATTTCGGCAAACTGTTGCTGCGTCAGAGTTTCCAACCATTTGACCATTTCAGCTTGGTTGAACTCCGTGATGACCTGATCGGCGTCGAAGACCGATTCGATACAGGCCGCGATCAAATCGAGTGCCTGACCAACATCTTCTGTATTCCGGCCTTCGGTTTGCAATTTGCGGGCCAACGAAAGGTTGGGATATCGCATAGTCAACCCGACTTCATCAGTCAATTTGATTTGAGTGGTATGGTTCGGGTCCTTGTCCACTTTCACTTCATCCAGATGGATTTTGATCGGCACATTCGTACCACACGGGCGGTTGACCACCTGTGTTTCGCCGGTGTGTTCGTCGCGCACGGTCTTCGGGATTTCCCGCTGGCACTGATACCGCATTTCGACGATTTCGCCGATGGACTTGGAGCGGATCTTCAGGAAGATGTATTCGATGTCGAACATCGACAACTTGCTGAGATCAATGGTTCCGATCAGACACGACTTGATGATGTCTTCAACAGCGCGGATGACTTGTTTCTCATCTTCGCTCTGCATAGCCATCAAGAGGATCTTTTCTTCCCGGACTAGAAATGGACGGAACGCCGCCCGCTGGCCGGAAGAAGGAATAGTCAATTCATATTCCGGCGTTTTGAGTAATGGAAGGTTGCTCATCAGCAATTACTTAGTAGGCAAATCGCGCGCCCACCCGGAGATGTGCGCGCGAAAGATTAGGACCGGGGTTGGTTTTGTTGTGCCTGACGCTGAGCCGGTGTAATCACTGTTTCACGGAAACGTTCGCGGTTGCCGCGACCAGCATCATTGTTGACACTGAGAGTGCGTTCGTCCAGATCCACGGTCAATACCCGCTTGTAGGTGAATGTCACCGACACCCGATGGATTTCATTTTGGGTGTCCCAATTCAGATCCATCTGATTGATTGCAATGGGGAACGCTTCGAGTAGCGTACAAGTGTACACGTCTTGATCGTTCAGATCCATTTGAGTGATCGTGATGCCGGTTGAAAATTCGCCGATGTAGTTGAAGTCTTGCGTCTGTGGGTCCATGATGGAATGCATCCATCCCTCGAAGAACCACCGCTCGAACATGTCGTCCCCGACATAGAATTCAAGATCGATGTCGTTGTATTGCGGCATGTATGGAACCTTGAACTGTGCGCCATAGATGCGGTTGTCGTCGGTCTGATAAGACACGCCGGGGATTTCGGCATTGAAACAATAGAACATCAGCCGGTTGCCGGTTTCGATAGCGTCTTTGGCACCGAACCACTGTGCCCAATTCTGGTCGTATCCGGGCGGGCCGATAGTGCGGTCCAAATTTTGAAATAGATTGAGTGTCGCTACTTCTACCCGAAACCGATTGGGCCGGGCAAACACGTTGCTGGCAAACATCGTTGCGGTGAAATTGGTGATGTTTGCGTAGTTTGGATGATCCAACACCAGACGCGGAGAGTTGTTAACGAACGCTTCGAAGTTTGTCAGGCGCGGCGGAATCGAACTGATCGCAATCGGCTGAAATGGCGGCAAGGGCGGTAACCCAAGACGCGGAATATCTCCGACACGCGGTAGGGTGAATGACATAATCTATTTCCTCTTCTTCTTGGTGAATGAGCGGATCTTGCGACGTGAATCTGACCACACATAATCCGCACTCTGTTTCTGGAACATTTCCACGGGTAAGAACAGAGCGATTTCCCACTCTGATGGATGAACACGCAAGAACTGCGAACGCACGTGGCTGGACAAATACCGCTTCACGCACGGTCGCACTTCGGGGAACTTGGCGACGGAAGACAACAAAGCATAGCTCAACTTCAACTTCGTGGAGTCATCGTACCGGTCGTTGTTCTTGAATTGCATCAACTTGTCGAACAGCCTCAAACGAAGTGTCCGATCCAAGTAGTGTAGGTTGATCCCAAGGAAACCATCGTCGTACAGTTCCAAAGGAAAGATCATCGGAAAACGGTCCCAATACGGAAGCGTCTTCTTGTGCTTGGCGTCGTAGAAGAAGAAGAACATGTTGCCGATCAAAACATCGGCTAGTGTTTCTCCGTTGTTCACCAACCCTTTGCGGCTTGGTGTCCGCATATTGGTCAATGTTTGTTTCATCCAAGCGCGGGCCTTCTTCGTCAGCAACGGAATTCCTTCCCGGCGCATGCGATTCTTCACCTTGTCGAAGAACGTCAGCGGACGATCATCGGTTGGATAGATGCGCGGGTGAAGATCCGGTACGCTGGTCTTCTTGGTCTTGGCCTTCGCGATATCCGCCGCCGGGCTTGGCTTCGCCGGGGATGGCGGAACGGGCTTGGCTTTTGGTTTCGTCTTCGGCGGTGCGACATGCATGGTCGCGGCTTTCTTCGCCTTGGACTTGACGATAGCTCGAACGTCGTCTTTCGGAGACGGTGGGGTCGGTTTGGGCGGTTCCGGTGCGGGTGGTGGCGGCGGGGTTGCCTTGGGTCGCGTCGTTGCTTTCGGTGCCGGTGGAACCTTCGCCTTCTCTTGGCCGGGAGTCTTTTTGGCAAACGACTTGACGATCTTCTGAATGTCCTTCAGAACATCCGCGCGCGAAACTTTCTTCGGGGACGGTTCAAGATACTTCTTGACAATTGCCCGAACATCATCCGGCGTCCCCTTCGGAAGACGGATCTTCGGCGCGGGTTCCGGTTTCACAGACACGTTGGCCTTCGGCGTAGATTTCTTCGCCTTGTCCTTGACAATCTGTGTGATGTCGCTACTCGGTTTACGCGGCATCCTAGTATCTCAACTCCCGGTCGGTCATCACAGTGAATTCCCAACCCTGTTTCTTGCAAAATTCTTTGGCGGCGTTCCACTTCGCCTGATTGACAGCATAGGTAGCCATTTCGCCTAAGTACCGGGCGCTCTGTTTGCGCGTCTTCGGTTGCTTGGGCGGGAAACACTGGTCGTAGGGTTTGACTTCGATCAAGTAGGTTTTGATCTGACCGTCTTGCCTTTTGACCTGTGCCACCATGTCCACGAAATATCGGTGGATGCGATTATCGGTCGGCTTTACATACGGGACGACCACTTCTTCCGAATTCCAATGCAGGACATCCGGGTGAGCGTCAAGATGCTTCATCAGCCGGTATTCCAGCGATGAGCGGTAGTAGATGGCGTTTACGTCGCCAACGTATTTGCCCGGATTCTTGGGTCGAAACTGTCCTTGCCACGGCACATAGGTTATTTATGGGCGGTTCCGGGGTCGTAGGTAAATACCAGAAGCGATGCCGACTCCTTTCTTTTCAACGATTCCGTTTGTCCAATACGACATGTTGGACGACAACAACCTTCGGGCGACGGTGAACATCCTTCAGCGGGTGAAGATCCGCGATGTCATCAAGACGGAAATGCTCGAAATGTATGAGTACTCCGTCAAGGATGGCGAACGGATCGAAGACATAGCCCATCGCTATTACGGCTGGACCGGGTATCACTGGATCGTTCTTCTGGCGAATGACATCATCAACCCGTACACCGACTGGCCGCTGTCCTATGAAGATTTCATCGCATACATTCGGGCGCAATACACCACGCCACAGCAAGACGGTCTGATTTATACCTATCAGACCCTTCATCACTACGAAGACATCCACGGCGTCCAGATCGACTACGACACGTTTGTCCGTACCCCGGTGAACGAACGCAAGCGGGTGACACTATATGATTTCTTGGTGGCAGAGAACGACGCGAAGCGGAACATTCGATTGATCGACAAGAAACATACGCCGATGCTGGAAGACCAGTTGATCCGGCTCATGAAGGAAAACAAGTTGGTGTAAAATGGCCGATTTCCCGAAGGATTATAACCTCAAAGAACTGACCCTGACGCTTTGCACGGGTGAGATTTGGGATATTCGCTACATCTACCACGAACTCAATATCTTCGAAGACATCTGGTCCCCGACGATGAGCGGTACCGTGCTCATTTCCGACACACAGAACCGGCTGGCGAACTTTCCGATCTTCGGATTTGAAACCCTGACCATCGGACTTGAAACGCCCGGCAAAGGACTATTGACGAAACAATTTCGTGTCTACAGCGCGACCGACCGGCACCTTGGCAAAGATCGAAACTTGGCATACATCCTCAATTTCTGTGCGGATGAGGCATGGAAGAACTACAAGGTCCGTGTCAGCAAATCATACAAGAGCAAGCAAATCCATGAGATCGTAGCCGACTTACACAACACATGGCTTGGCGGCGGCGCTATCGAGATTGAACCATCGAAGTACATCCATCACATCATAATCCCGAATCTCCACCCGATCCAAGGGATTCAGTGGTTGTCTACGCGCGCCAATCCTTCGAGCTACAACGGCGCGAACTATCTCTACTATCAGACCTTCGACAAGTTCTATTGGATTCCCATTGAAAAGTGTCTGGAGAAGGGACCGGTACAAGACATCATCTATCAACCGGCCAACGTCAGGGAATCGGGGACGCATCACGCCCGGACGATCAATCAAGACATGGAAGCCATCCAAGCCTACACGGTCGATTTCTACAGCGACGTTCGAGAGAATCAAGAGCAAGGCATGTATGCTTCCGAACTCATCACACACAGCCATGTGCGGAAGAAGTGGGAACGCTTCACATGGGACTACACGGCGAATTTCGACAAGCACAAACACCTGTATCCCGGCAACAAACTGTACTCGAACTCCCGGTCAGACTTGCACAACAAAGCGAACAAGTTCAAGATGTACAGCACCGGCGTCGCTCCCTTCGTGAACCAAGTGGACCGTTGGCTGTTGGATCGTGTGTCACAATTACAACAGCTACAGAACATCAAGTTGAGCGTGAGCGTGCCCGGCAACAGCAATCTGAAAGTAGGCGATGTTGTGAAATTTGAGATGCCGTCGCCAGAGCCACCGCAAAACAATCAACAGATGGTCGATAAACACTACAGAGGGAAGTTTTTGATTTCCGGCATTCGACACAAGGTAGACCAAAAGCAATATGTGACGGTGCTCGAACTGGTCAAGGACTCCGTATTTGAGGCGTACCCGTAATGGATTCTATCATTTTCGATAAGTTGTTTTTGGGCGATCTTGCTGATGCCACCGACCCACAGTTGGGAGAACGCATCGACCGCGCGATTGCCGTATGCAACGAATACGAACTGAAGCACAAATGTGCAGATAGTTGGCAAGTCGGTTTCCACGATGGTTTGGCCGTTGACAACAAAATCATCCACCGGGCCGTGTCCTTGATCCATGACGGAATCCGTGCGGGACAGCGCGTGTTGATCCACTGTGCCGCCGGGATCAGCCGGTCGCCGATGATTACAGCATGCTATCTGGTGAAGGCCGGGCATTTTCAGAACTTCGATGCCGCGCTGAACTACATTGCAACCCGGCGTTCGAAAATCAGTCCGGCGGGAGCGATCTATCGTTCCGGCAAATCGTATTGTGCGACCGGGTTGCGCCTCTCAGAAACGCCAGAACCACTCATCGTGATACCATAACTCCATGTGCCAAGCGTATGCCGCTGAAGCCGCTTACATTCGAAGCGGGGAAAATTGGGCCACCAAAAAAGGATTCGCCGCCCATCGCGATAATCAACCCATCACTGACAATCCGCATCGGGATGGGTACTACAAAGAGGCGTGGGATCACGGATGGAATTGCCGGAAAGAAGGAATCGTTCCGTGGGCCATCGTTTCGATCTTCCGTGAGCAACAGGAAGCGGCCACCGGCCAATCCTGCTACATCAACCCTACGATGGAACAAGCTGACGCACTGGTCTAGCCCTAAATAGGTGTGTGACCACCGTTGACGCCAACACCATTGATGCCGCTATCAAAGCATCGAAACTCCCCATTCTCCTTGTATTTGTGATGCCCGGCAGTGTGCTAAGCGCACGCATGGTGAAACGAGTAGGTGGATTAGACCCGACCAAAATCACAGCGCTATTTGTGGATGTCAACTCTTCTTCGGATTTGGTCCGCCGGTTTTCGATCCGCAAAGTTCCGCATCTGATGAAGATCGATGCGACTGGAAACTTGATCGCCACCGGGGATATTTTGAGTGAAGTCGTCGCCGCAGAATAGCCAATTAGTTATCCAGTAAGGCCGCTAAGTAGCTTTTATGGATAAGATTTTAGCCGTTGCGAAAGCGTCCTTCTACTTCGCTTCTGTTCTCTGTTTGCTCTTTGTTGCCCGCCTTCTGTGGATTGTTCCCGACATCATCAAAACAGAAATGACCGCAACCCGTGCGCTAATTGACACGCGGGTGTCTTCCTTAGAAACAACCGCGAATCGCCAGTTGACCGATTGGAGAGCGACCACGGAGCAACAGTTAACAGAGATCCGAACCACCACGGATCGTCGCATCAGCAGTCTGGAAAAGACCACGGATCGTCATCTAGTCGCACTGGAAGGGGAAACCTTGAAGCGGGTCGATCAGTTGGTGGCATCCGCTGACCGAAACCTGACCAACGTAGCGGGCGGGGTGAATGATCTGACGAAGACCTATGCGGCGATACCGGATCGTCTGGACACTTCACTGAAGCCATTCACGAACTGTGCGGAGAATGATTTCTGTTGGCAGAACCTTGTGACCGATTCAATGGTTTCCTTCCGTGCCGCCAGCCGGGATACATCGGCCACCATGCAAGGGATTTCGACGACCATTCCTTTGGTTGCTTCCGATGTCAGGAAGAGCACGGACGCCTTCGCTACACAGTTCCCCATCATTGTCCAGAACACCAGCAACATAACATCCAACATCGACAGGCTCACGAAGCCGAAGTGGTACGACCGGGTGATCGGCTATGCCGCGAACGGCACTTTGATTTGGTTCAATATCAACCGGGCGGCGACGCCTTCCGTCACGGTGACCAAATAAAAATGGCGGGCCGATACACTGGCCCGCCGTCAAGCAAGAGAAAGCGCGAACCTCTCACAGCACACGCTCACCCATCATTATACATCAGTGGACCGGATTGTTTTTCGAATTGCACGCACAATTTGCGTCACAACAGCTATCGCCGGATTCGGGGTATGGCACCGGGACATTGAGGACATGTTGTTTGTCGCGGAACCGCTCTTCGAAGTCGGGTTCCCACGGAAACTTTCCTTTCGTGTCCGTCCAGATCATCTGAAGTGCGTTGAACATCGGGCCGTTGTAGTTGTAGACCATACCGACCCACGACGCATTCTCCCGGTCCACAACGACGAACTGTGTGGGGAAGTTGGCCGCGATTTCATCGTAGTTCTGGCCGGGTTCGAACCGTTTGCCGTCACGGATCATCTTCACAATCGATTGGAGGAAGCCGTAAGATGTTTGAACCGGAAGTCCGTGGATGGCGATTTCAGGATGGTTGAACTTCTCCATCAGACCGACCGTGTAGGCAATTCCGATGGATGGCACGCCTGTGACGATCCACCCATATTCAAGCATCTTTGTCGCCAGCGGGACGGGAAGCCTGAGAAGTTTTTCTTCGTTCATGAGAAGAGTATACCACACATTTGACATACAAGTCAATATGTGATACTCTTTTTTCATGGCAAAAGCCGCAACGAAGAAAGCCGCGCCGCCGGTCTACACCAACGTTCGGGAAACGATGCAACGTCATTTTGGCATCATTCTCACCAACGAACAGATCAAGCTGTACTCCGACCGGCATCCGGTCACCAAGCGGGATTCGCCGGATGATGTGTGCGATACCATCGACCGGGACATCTTGATCGACAGCATCGTCGAAGACTTGTTAGGAGCGCCGTGGCACTGGCCGATCAACATGGACAGCCAAACCTATGCGCAAGAGTTCTATCAGAAGTTTCATGACGCCTGTCTGTCAAAGGGAATCAAGCTAGACGAACAGAAGTGGTATAAAAAGTAGTATGCTTCTTGACCTTCTGAAATTCGCTACCAGTGGTTTTTGGGTGTTCATCGGATGCTTCATCCTCTTGGGAATGCTGGTGAACGGTATCGTGAATCTTGTGGCGCGATTGCGCGGTATTCCCGCTTATCCATCCAAGTGCCCGCGCTGTGGATATAACCACGAAAACACAGAAGACGACTAGGCTTTTTTCTTCGGACTTTTCTTGGCCGCTTTCTTAGTGGCTTTTTTCGCCGGGGCTTTTTTAGCTGGCGCGGGTTCCTTTGCTTTCTTGGTCACCTTGGGCGGCTCCGGTATAGATTCCTGTACGGGAAGAACCGCTGTGGACTTCGGTTTCTTTTTCTTGTCGCCCGCCGGATTCTCATAGGCGCGCCGTTCGGCCTCTGTTAGCCGGGCAAGTACAGTATCCCGGAATCTGGCGATGGTCACTTTCTCTTTGACGTTCGGATCTTTGAGTTCCATGTACGTGTCGCGTGGACCGATCAAAAATTTTCCTTCCATCGTCGCGTTGATGATACGGAAGTCTTCGCCGGGATGAAACACAGCGACCTTCACGTCTTTCTCTTCTATGTGAATGATTTCACATGCGAAAGCCCGTGAAGGTCCCTTAGACTCTTTGTAGAGCAGAACGAATTGCTGTCCTAGTTGCACAAAGACATTTAGGACGTGTGCGGTTTATGGCACCGCGCCAAGGTCTTGAACAATTGCGACCGTCACGTTATTGCCCGCACCGCCATCGGTGATGTTGATGCCGGTGCCAGCGGTCAAGACACGCTCATTGGAAAGGGTTCCGTCGTTTGCCAGACAGACGAACTGTGCGCTCGAAGAGACGCCGCCTGTCTGATTGATCGTCACGTTGGTCCGGTTCGTTGGAGTGTCATCCACCACATCAATACTGATACCAGATCCGTCGATGAAGTTGAGTTCCCGCCGGGTTCCGACCAGTGTGCCGCCTTTCGATAGACGCAAGCGCTGAACGACTGTATCCGCCGCCTGTGCAATGGTAGGATCGCCACTGACGCCATCGCCGTTGGTGATGCTGATACCGGTACCAGCGGTCAAGGTGCGCGTCGCCACCGTGCTGGTAGCAGTTTTCGCCACAATGCCGATAGAAGATCCCAAACCAACCAAATTGGTCAGTAGAGTGTTCTGTGCTTGGAAGGCCGTGTTTGTCGCGGCGGTGATTCGCCCGTAGACATCAACTGTCAGCGTGTTGTATGTGCCCGCCCCGACACCCGTGGTCGCCAAATCCACACCCGTTCCACCCACAACGATACGGCTTGCGTTCGATGTGCGCACGCTCAAAGTATTGCCGACTTTGGATAGACCATCGCCCGCCGCCACGTTGTTCGCCCCGGAGAACTGTACCCAATCCAATCCGGTAGTGTTCAAAGTGATCGGAGCATCCGTAGCAAGAACCCATGCCGTGTCGCCGTTGGTAGAGCCTTCAGTGACCAACACGAATGTGCCCGGCAACATTTCATCGTTTGTATTCGAGTCCGCCGCCCGGCTGAGGGGTGTTGACGGTCCCGCAAACACATAGATGCCATTTTGTGATGTCGTGGTCTGATCCTTGAGCAAGACCCGATCCCCGTTGACCAGCGTTACACCGTCGATAGTGGTGCCCGGCAAAGTCAAGTTGATGTTCGCCGTCGTCGCTGCCCGGACAGACTCTTTGAACTCCAAACCGACGCGCGCGGAATCGACATATGCTTTTGTCGCCGCGTCCTGTGGATTTGTCGGGTCCAACAGGTTGATGATCTTCTGTGAGTTGAGATTGACCGAACCAGTAGGACCGGTCAGTTGGTCTAACCGGTTGGTCTGGACTGTCGCATTGAAATCGGTGATCTTGGCCGATGTCAAACTTGGAATGTCCGCCGCTGAAAGAACAGTTGCAGCGGTCACCCGGCCTTGCGCACTCACCGTGACCTTCGTATACTGTGCCGGGACAATGCCAAGATCGCTCAGATCGATGGTGGTTTTGTTTCCGGCGTTGTCATCGGTTACTGCGAAAGACGCCGTGAAGTTGAGTGCCGACCGCGTTGGCCCCGGTGTGTTGTTGGTTTGGACTTGCTGATAGACGACAGAGCTTGGAAGGTTGTCTAGTTTTGTTTTGTCCGTCGCTGACATGAATCCAGCCACACTGGTCGTTGCATTTCCGTGGACGTGGATTTCCTTTGCTAACGGATAACCGCCAAGCGTGGACCCGTCATGTACGACTACAGTCCATTTGGTCGTGTCGATGGTCACTTCACGCGGTTTGCCGGTGAAGCTCGAATGTTGGGACGTAGTGCCGCCCCGCCGTTGAATAGGTACGCCCATTAGCTCAAATCCCCTTCATCTAGGACGATGCCGCCCTGTTGTACGGAAACCGTGGTTCCGGTGGTGACAACGTACTGCTGTTTTTCGTTCATGGTTCCTTGCCGAACTTGTGCTCCCCAAAAGTAGGTGGCATTTGTGGAAGTCCCGTTATACGTCACCGTGCTATCGCCCGTTGTCATGACGATATCGAATGTTTTGGTGACGTTCGTAGTTTGGGTTGTTTCGACCAAACAGCGGTACCATCCGTTGCCAACATCGACGATGGTGGCCTTAGCGCTGGCTCCTACGGTGCCAATCGTTCCGGTGTTGATGTTGAACCATGCCCGGCGACCGGTTTCTCCGTTGATGTTTTGGCCGATACAAATCCAATCCAAAGATTGTTTCTTGGCATAGACGCTGATGACGATAGCCGTGCCATCGGTCAGAGTACTATAGCTGGCTCCCACACCATGACGACCCGAACCACTTCCTTCCAAGAGCCGCCGCCCGGTATTGGTCCCGTTCGGTGCCGCGATATTTGTGGCCGGTACCGTAGTCCCGGTGTATTTGTTCCACGCCACATTTTCTAATTCTTCGCTGTAGGAGAGAAGGTTTTCCAGCCGATCCAACCCGCGCATGGCGTTCTGAAAAGTGAATCCGCTCAACGATTGAATTTCCGCCGCGACTTGGTTGTGGTGGTATGCAAAGACATAACCCAATACCGGGGTATTGTCGGTGTGGGCTACCGCCGTGGTGCCGCTAACACCGCGAATGCATGGAGTGAGATTGTTCCCGCTCCGACCGGCTACGGAAATGATTTCGTCGTCGATGCCAATGAGACACGGCGTTTCAAACACCGAACCGTCGCTGACAGGGATCGAAGTTTGGGTGTCGTCGATATCCGCCGTGAGTGGGGATTGCGCATTGTCCGATGCGACCATGAGGATAGAATCCGTGGGGATCGCATACGGGAATGTTGAAGTATTTGGGTTCGCCATGCTGACTGGTATTTAGAAGTAAAACTTCGGGTTGTTGATAAGGCTCGACACCGTTGGGTCGAATTCTGGCCGGACCAGTATTTCGACGGCGATGTGATGAACCAATGCCGGTGTAATATCCGCCGTTCGGCTCTTTTCGAGCGCCACGTGATTGATGACCGCCGGGATGCTTGTTGCGTTACGGAACCATTCCAGCGCCACATGATTGATAACGGCGGGCGGGTACGGCTGAACGACATATTCCAGCGCCATGTGGTTGATAACGGCGGGCGGGTTCGGAGCGTTCCGCAAAGATTCAAGAGCCACCTGTTGCACGAAAGACGGGGTTGTGTCGATTTCTGTTCTTTGACGAAGTACTTCCGTCGCCACCGAAGTGACGTTCACAGGCGGATTCGGATTTGCTCCCTTCAGAAGTTCGGTTGCGACTTGGGTCAGATTGACTTTGGCCTTGATGGAGTACATGACTTCCACGGCGCATTGTTGGATTAACGCATACCGCAATGCGCTGATCTGATTGCCAATGGCCTCAACCGCTTCTTGCTGAATCCATCCAACGTTAATTTGACGGAGAACTTCAACCGCCGTTTGAGTGTGGCGCGCCCGGCTCCCCGGTGACACCAAAACTTCATGTGCGACCTGTGATAACCGAGCATTAGAACTGACTTGCGCCAGCACTTCGCTAACGACTTGTGTAGCTCTTGCATAAGTCAGGGTGTCTAACGTACCGACTTGATTTGCGGTGTATCCCGAATAGAAATCTGATGTCCATGATGTGACGCCGCCCAACGTACTGGACGTTGGGGTAACATCTTCTTCCATGACACTGTAGACGTTCAGATTGACTGAACTCCAATCATACCCGGTCATCAAGACAGAACGGGGCTGTCTAAAGTTGGCGGCGGGGTAGTTCGTATACCCCCACACCAAGCGACGGTCGTAGTAACCGGAGTATAGATCGCTGAAACGCGCCGTGACTCCGCTGAGCACCATCGATCCGGCAATGGTTTCTTGTGGTTCTACAAACCGGTTGTTGGTCACGATGCCGCCATACATTCCCGTTTCAATCGTCACGGAAGCATTCGCGTTACAGGTGAGAGTTCCCGCTACCGCGACGGAAGATGGTACGCCGGTTTCTTCTTTGGTCAGGATTGCGGTAAGATTTCCAGTGGCAGAAAAAGATGCCGCCCCGTTGATGAGAACACCCGCCCCGACTTGCAACGAAACGGTGATCGCAGCGGTGCCATTGATAACGTCACCGCCGCCCGATGCCTGTAGTGTGCCGGTTTCAAAGAAATAGTTTCCGAAAACGTTTCCTTCGTTAGTAACGCTGTTACGACTATTGAGAATACTAATGACGCCGCCACCGCCCCGTGACAGCTTACTGGTCGCTGTGAAAGAAAGAGACGACGGAATTGCACTCCACCCTGCCGTCCAGACACTATCACCATCGTTCCATGTGAAAATACTGTCATCCCACGAACCGTACACAACAAATATGAATTCGGTGTCAGTAAAAATCGGTGCTGTGGTGAACAAATTGACAGTTGTGGGTATAACTGTAAGGAATTGTGGAACGTCCGTGTCATCGGTACCCGTCCAGAGTTTGTAGGTACCAATTGCATTTGCATCAGGACGCAATCCATTACTAGACACAAAGTCAAAAACACCACCGCCGCCCCGCGATAGCTTGCTAGCCGATGTGAAGGAAAGGGAAGACGGAATAGCAACAAAGCCACCGCGCATGTCTGTGCTGATGGCTTGAATTGCTGTCGTATTCGCTGTCCAGCTATTCGAAATTAGCTGAAGCGTGAATGTCTGTCTTCCCGGCACTCCGATGTTTCCTTCTTATGGGACCGCAACTACTAGAGATCCACGAATAGGATTGGCAATACCAACGTTACTGTGGGTGATAACTTGCCAGTTGCGCGAATCGATGTTGGACAATATCGTGTCCATGACATAGGTGTCGGATGACACAAAAGCATCCCAAAGCTGTCCTTTGATAGTTCCTTCCGTGGTGTTAGTTGTTCCCCATATAATCAGGGGATCGGATAGAATCGCACTACCGTCATGCCAGTAACGGTGTGCGCTAGGCACCGTTCCGTTGTAAGAAGAAAACATCGACATTAGTTGTTGATTGGCCGAAGAAGATGCTACCTGATTTTCCCACAGATATCCATTACAAAGATTCTGTGTTTGGACAGCACCATTGAATGTGTAGTTGTAGTCGGTACCAAGAATGACACGGAAGCAAAGACGACATCCATAAAATCCGGCACTTGACGTATCGGTATCAGAGTTTGCGTTGGCCTGAAGCCATGCCGCCTCCCAAATTTTCCCACACAGGAACGAAGGAAGATATGGCACACCAAAAGCACCGAATGTTCGATTTTCGAGTGTTCCCGGCGATAAGACAAACACTTGATATTTGTTGGCGATCACCCGCCAGCCGCGTGCTGTTAACGGCAACAACTGAATTCCGTTGCCGGTTCCGTTTGCTCCAACTTTGCTGCCCGGAACATTTTCGATAGAGATAACAACACAGTTGTTTCCGTTGTCGCGAATACGCGCCCGGATGCGAAGATTCTGTGGATCGGGCGAAAGGGAAGATTGCATCAACAAGTTCGTCGTGTTCGAACCTGAAATCGTGATCCATCCAGCCGCCAGCATCGCTGTTTCAATTCCGTTGATGATCTGTTGCTTGGTTGATCCGACAAAGTTGCTGGCGACATTTGAACCACCGTGGTAAGTCGTTGCGATCAACCCAAGCAAAGCGTTGCAGTTGTTGGTCGGGGCGTTGACTACAATCGTTGAGCTAAGTCCCGTTGCACTAGTCGTGCGGATGCGCACATAGGTTGCAGTGTTCACTGTGATGACACTAGCCGTCGCTCCGGTCAGACCGCTCAAATCAGCAACAATATCCGCCGCCGTTCGCGTCCCTGTGGTCAGGGAGAAAACCTGATTGCCGGTTCCGTTGACATTGATCGATAGCTGATTGTTAGATCCAGTGACGACATACGGCCCCGCAACATTGCAGCAAAGATCCGCGTTTCTATCGACGTATTGAATTGCCATGTGTTTCTCTTTTTCCTCTCTTAGCTGATGGCTGTAAACAGCGCACCGCGCGCATTTTCGTTAGACCCGTAATTGTTGATGGTGATTGGCATGAATGTTCTTCCTCCCATCGAAACTGATAACCCCGGTTCATATGGACCGCCCACCTGAATGAAAGAATCCCACAACATCCCACGAATTTTAGCTTCGTCATTCTGTGAAGTAAGACCCCATGCGATTAGCGGATCAACCATAAACTCACTATCGTCGTGCCACCGAAACCATGAATAGGCTTGTCTTTGAATACGACATCCCTGCCATATCGTAATCAGACAAGGCATGCCAATGCCATTCATATTGGAGTTGACAAAACTTTCCCAAATGTTGTTGTTGCAAATAACAGTGAGATTGCCGTTGCCGCCTACGTTGCTATTTCGAGAACCTAGAACTTCTCGAAGACTTCCGCGCGTAGAGTTATCTCCGTCAGATGAAGCATTAGCAATTAACCAGATGGATTCGTAGAGCGTTCCCGTTAGATTGGATGGAATCCAAGGAACACCACAAAATACATTGCTTCGAAAAGGAGCGGAAGTGGCGTTTACCTGTCCTGAATTTTCTTCGTATATGAAGAATTGATACTTGTTGGCAATGATCCGGTATGTGCGACTGGCCGGAAAAATCAGACCAATTCCGTTTATATTGCTGGTTCCGACTCTTGTTCCGGCTACATTTTCGATACCAAAACAAGCGTTGTTCCCACCGTTATCTCTAACCCGAAGGCGGAATCGAAGTCCTTGTGGTGTCATCGAAGATTGCATTAGAAGATTGGTGCTACCCGATCCGCTGATCGTAGACCATCCTACCCGAAGCAATGCCGCTTCGGTCGCATCGATGATTTGTTGTTTGGTCGTTACTGGTCCAATGATTGTTGAATATCTTGGTGTCCCGTCAACCGTGGCGATACCAAATGTTGCATTCACATTGTTGACTGGACTGAGAACTTCAATGGATGATGTGCTTCCGTTGCTAGTTGTCGTTGTGAAAGACACAAAATCCTGTCCGTTAACGGTGACGACCGCCGGGGTTACACCCGTCAAGACACCACAATCTGAAACGATGTTGGCCGCTGTGCGCGATCCGCCGGTTGTGAGCGTAACTGTCTGTGTAGATCCTCCGTCTACTTTGATCTGAAGAATGTTGTTTGATCCTGTCAGATTGTATGGGGCGGGATTGGTCGTCACAATGCGGGCGTATTCTGGAACGTATTGAATGGACATAGTAGTTTACGATGTTGCGATGAAAAGAGATCCGTGAGCGGTATCTGTGCCGCCAGCATTGTTATTCGTGATGTTCCACCAGTTCCGTCCATCCATTGTCGTGGTTGTATCGATGGCGTATTGCTCCATCGAAATGAAAGCGTCCCAAAGAGTTCCTCTTACTTTGGCTTCTTCAGCAATGTTAGCCACCATTGTGAATGCCATGAAGGGTTCGAGTATCAAAGCGGCATCGTCGTGCCACCGGTACCACGACAGCGCATTGCGGGCCATGTTACATCCTTGCCACAAAACAAGCAAGTTGATTAAGGTTATATTGTCGTTTCCGGTGTTGTTGGCATTCTCCCACATGTTCCCATTGCCAATGATCTGTTGGTTGCCTGTTTGATTCGTCGCCCCGCGCGTCCCGAATTCTCCCCGGAAACTTCCGCGAACGGTTGTATCGGAATCGCTCGAAGCATTGCTACTCAACCAAATACATTCCCAAATTTGGCCTTCCAACCACGGTGGAATCCACAACACACCCCATCCAGCATAACCACGTGCCACATTCCCGCCCGGTTCGAACAAAAAGGCTTGATACTTGTTAGCGATGATTCGCCAGTTCCGGCTTGATCCCGGATTCAATTGTGCTCCGCTGTTCGTGTTGCTTGCGTGCGCGCGCGAACCTTGTGCGTTTTCGATAGACAGAACCAAACATGTGTTGCCGTTGTCACGGATACGAAGCCGCATGCGAAGACCTTGCGGAGTCATCGCAGATTGCATTAGAAGGTTCGTCGTACCCGACCCGGAAATTGTGAGCCACCCGGCGGCAAGTAATTGAGTTTCAAGGTTGTCTCGAATGTTGGCTTTTGTGCTAGTCACGAATGAAGCGCTAACGTTTGCTCCACCGTTGTAGGTTGTTGCCAAAAAACCAAGCGTCGCATTGGCATTATTGGCCGGTGCTCCAACAAGAATTGTGGAACCGGTTCCAAGAGCGCTGGTCGTTCGAATTCGAACATATTCAGCGCCGCCCGGAATTGAAACTACACTAGCAGTCGCCCCGGTCAATCCCGCCAAGTCCGCAACGATTTGAGCGGCTGTTCTGGTTCCACTTGTCAAAGTGAAGTTCTGTGCAGCGCCACCATCGATGGTGAATGTCAGCTTATCATTGGACGCACTGATCGTGTAAGGCCCGGAAACCGTTCCTACCGCGTCACCATTTCTGTCAACGTACTGAATTGCCATTAGATTGTGAACTGTATACTCAACCCGCCACTTGCCAACAAAAATGAATCAAGAGCATTGATCGTGACGGTTGAACTCAGTGCTCCGTAGTACAAAAGATTTCCGCTTGATGCCGCGTCCCAAATACTTATGAACGTAATCGCTCCCCATGCATTTGGATTCGCCGGGCCGAACGTGATATCCGCCGTGTTGAACGTCAAATAGCTTCCGTCAGGCTCCGTGAACGTCGCCGCTTGGCGAAGGTATCCATTACCCGTGACTTCCGTGGTCAATGCTGTCGCCGTTGATGCTGTTGGATCGGCGGTGTGGAGTCCGACAAACATAGCTGTGGGCCAAGTGAAAACATCCCCTTGGAGCGTAGCTTGCAGGACCCGATTCTGAAGGTAGAAACTCATTGGCATAGTAGCTACCTCTTAAGCAAACGTTGCGACCAGTGATCCAATCGAGATACGGAAAATGTCTCCCGCGCCAATGACTTTCGATGCCGCTAACGCCGCATGCATCAGCAGATTGCCACTGGTCGCCGCGTCGTATAGACCGACGTGCGTGATCGTTCCAAATGCAACCGAAGCCGGGTCCCATGTGACTTGTCCACTGTTTGAACCCACGCCGTTCGACGGTGCCCCGAAGGTCACAGGCTGGCGGACGTAGTTACCAACCGAAACTTCTGTGCCACTCCCGGCATCGGTCGGGTTGGTTGTGAAAAGTGCGACATACACTGTCGTAGGCGACGTAAAAGCTACGTTGCGCAAGAGAGCATTGAATAGGGCGTTTTCCGCGTAGTCTGATAGTTGGGACATTCAGTTGTGTCTCTCCCGATTACGGTGTGGTCAAGAACAGGCTTCCACGGGCCGAATAGTTGTTGCCGGTGTTGTTGCTGGTCAGGTTGATCCAGTTCTTCCCGTTGAATGCGGTCGGCACCTGATCCATCGTGAACGCTTCGGTGTTGATCGCCGCATTCCAGATTTGGCCGTAGATCCGCCACGGATCATTGATGTCCGAAAGACCCCATCCCATCAGCGGCTCCAAGATGAACGACGAAGAGTCGTGCCACATCGCTTGCTGTGGCGTCGTTGTGTTATCCGCCGGGCGGGGTAAGAGAAGCCCCGGCACGCCCTGTCTTGCGGTCGTAGTGCCATCACCGACATGTTCCATAACCGTGCTGTTGACCAAGCCGAAGAAATTTCCATTGAATCCGTTCGACGGGTGACGCAAGGAAGTGCTGACCCGGAAACTGCCACGGTCGGTCGTGTCGGTATCGTTGACCGATTGACTCATCAGAAAGGCTAGTGTGGTGATACCGGTCAGATGCGTCGGAATGTACATTGCTGACACCATCACAAAATCGCGCGTGCTGTCTGATCCGCCGCACCAAATCGCAAACTGATGACGGGTAGCGTTGATGATGAAGGTTTTGCTGGTCGCCGGAAGAAGGTATCCGCTGTCGGTCATGACAATGGTTTCCGCGACATTCATGACCCGGATGCGAACACAGTTGCCGCCGCCGTCGAAGATCCGAACGCGGATTTGATTTCCTTGGGGAGTCGCCGCGCATGCCATTCTTACGTCAGTTGTGCCGCCGCCGGAAACCACGGTCCATCCGGCGGTTGTGAGTTGCGTTTGGATGTTTCCGATCAGTGTGGTCTTGTTGTCCGCCGCGACCGTAGCATGGACGTTCGTTCCAGTTGCGTATTGAAGGCTCATTTCGAAAACTATTTAGAAGGGATTGACATAGGGGTAGGTGTCGGATACAATCAAAATGTGAATGGTTGAAGACGATTCCGGGTCGCGATCTTCCGTTCAAACTGAACCGGCCAGAGTAGGGCCACAAGCTCAAAAGTCTATTGGGATAGAAAAAGATTCGGGATACAACGAACAGCGTTTTGACGAAAGGATGAATGCTCCAAGACTTCGGTTCGGGCACAAAAAGGCGGCTCACCACCAAACCGGTTGATGGTGAGCCGCTGTGTTTTTATGGTCTGTCTTAGCTGACGATCTTGATACCGAATTCGGCCTGATTCAGTTCGGTCAAAGTCCACGGCAAGGCTAGTGCCGGATTCTCTTCCCAAATGTGCCCGGCCCACGTATAGTCGGAGTATTGCGGCACATCATCCCCGACGTAGATGTTTCCACCCGTTCGAAGAATAGGTGCGACACGTCGCGCGCCTACGTCATCTTTACGATGAGACAAATTCGCTTGGACGCCAAAGATGGTTCCGGCGATGGTGTAGTTGCCGATGCTGTACAGGTCGATGGCGTTGATCGTGCCTGAGAAGTTATACTTCGCGGTCGGAGTCGTTTCCGTCCAGTTTGTCCGGGCCAAGTTGACGTTGGTAGCATTGTTGGTGCCGGTTGAAGGAAAGAAATCGTTCTGGAACCCTTCCGCATCGGGATACATGGTCTGTACCCGTACTTCACCCACGAAATCCGTTATGTTGCCCGGAAGATTGTCCGCGATATAAAGATCGTCGATGGTGAAGCCGGAACTGAACTGTTCTAGTCCCGTGATCCGCCATCCCTTGAAATAGCTGGTCCCGGTGTTGGATGTTTTGATGTTGGTGATACTCACAAAGGGAGTAGAGTCCAACTGAATGTCAATTCGCCCCGTTGATCCTGTGCTGAAAAGAATCTTCGTTTCGAAGTAGAACCACAAACCAATCGGCGGAACAAACCCGGTGTTCGCAATGAGCGTGCCGGTCGGAAAAGGAGTATCACTCACCGGAACGGCAAGCGCCGCTGGATCAGCCAGAACCAGTTTGATATCGCCGCCAATCGCGTCTAACCAAAACTGAACTTGCGGTCTGCCGTTGTCGCCAAGGATCTGAAGAAAAGGATGAACCTCTGAAGTGAAATCAAACTTCGCTGCAAATCCAATGATGAGTTCCGATGGGGGAGTGGGAGTCCAAACGAATGTCTTGTTCATCCCGGCCCACTGATGACAGAAGAGGTTTCCCGATCCATTCGGGCTGACTCCACCAGTACTGAATCGACCCGATGAAGCGCCACTGGTATACCCGCTGAAGGCAATTGGATTGTCCCATTTCTTCTGTGCGGTCCCGTTGTAGTTGTAATGGTCGAAACCATCCATGAAGAGCAGAGCCATTTTTTATCCCTTGACGATAATTCCGTACTGTCCCGCATTCACGTCAGCTACGGTCCATTGTGCGTTTGTGTTCGGGTTTCTCTCCCAAATCTTCTTTGCCATTTTGTATTGGCTCAAACACGTATCCTGTGATCCTTCGTATAGCGTGCTATTGACCCGCGCCAGCGGTGCCACAATACGGTTACCTACGTCGTCTTTCCGATGGGTCACACTGACCTGAACACCATACACCTGACCCACAAAGCTGTAGGTTGAAACAGTGAACAAATCGCGGTTGCCGACGATGTTTCCTTGCGTGTAGTCGGTATCTTCGTTACTGGTCGTCTCATCGACACATTGAAAATTCGATCCCGCGCCAACCGGTGTGAATTCTACAAATGCACCATTGGCGGACGGAAACCGAGTCTCAACCCGGCATTCACCAAGAAAGGCATTGTCGAATGTTCCCGTATCGTCCAAGATGTAGATGTCATCCAACCGCATATCATACGAACCGCTGTTTGAGAAAGGCTGGAATCGAATCTTGTTGATCCGGGAGTTTGAAGTTGCTTGTGTATCCAGCGCCGGAACGTTCAGTACTTCCGCGCCGTTAATACGCAACTGAACGTATCCAACCGTGTTATCAACCAATACCTTGGCTTCGATGTAGTTGAAGTAACCGAACGCGATCACGTTGTCCGCCGTGGTCCCTAATGGAACACCGGCGCGCGTGAATTGAAACCCGGCGGTTGATGTGACACGGATGTCTACTTGGTCGTTGTTGTCATCCATGAACCGAATGATCGGCGTGGTCGCATCACCGTAGCCGATCTGAAGCGCCACACCAAGGATGAAGGTATCCCGTGCGGTGAGGTTCTGTTCCAAATAGCTGGTGGTGCCGACATTGTTGAACTGCCACGCCTGACCACCAAAGCGGCCCGGCGCGACGATTGCCCCGTTTCCGACGACAGAAGTCCACTTGCGACCGGCTTGGCCTGTCGTGTAGTGGTCAAATCCTTCCATGAACTGTAGTGCCATCAGTACCTCTTAGAACAAAGTGAACTTACGTGCGATGTTGAACCGCAGAGCAATCAATTCCGCCGCCGCCGCCGCTGTGTCGTCATCAGCACGGGCGAACTTGAAAAAGACTTCATCCCCGGCTTGGAATCCATTCACATGCATCGCCGGAATGATCGACCGCACAACCGTATAGGCCGGGGTCGGTACGGTAGTCGTTACACTGTCCGGCGTTAACTGGAAAGCCGGATCGGAATCCGATCCGTTGCGCATCGAAGTCGTCCACAGCTTCCACTTCACATTGCCAGACGTTGCGTTGATGCGCCAGATGATATCCACGGTCACCGGCTCTTCGTCATCCCAATCTTCAGGGAGCGTGAAATGGTCCTGTACCCAATACTCATTCGTCTGTGTGAATGATGCCACCGCGAAGAGACTTCCGTTTGTTCCCGTCACCGGAACCGCGTTCGGCGCATCCACGTTAGCAAATGAAAAACCAAGGACCGCATTTGTTCCTTGAACGATTGCCGCCTTGTAGAAGATCGGGAAGTATCGGTATCCGTCTTGATTCGTCGCTAAGACCACCCGACCTTTCGAGTCGGTTGTGATCTGTAGCCACTTGCCCGCGCCGCCATATGTGCCCGCTGTGCCAACCGGCTTCAGCACAAGGTTGTTGAACACACCTGTGATGTCTCCGTTGGACGTGACATCGACGTGTCGCACCACATTCGCCAAGTTGATACCAAGCGCCTGAGCGATGGCTTTGATTTCCGCCGCCATCTGATTGTGGTGCCAGTCCAGAATGTAGCCACGGATTTCGGTGTTGTTGGAGTGCGGTGTCGCATTCGATCCCGCGAATCCACGGTCGATCTGTTGGAGAATGTCGCCGGTCTTGGCTTTGACCCGCATGATTTCCTGATCGACTTGAATCAGACAGGGTACCTGAAAGCGCAAGCCTTGCCCAACCTTGATACGAAACGTGGTGCTATTGGTTGTGATGTCTTCGTCAAGATTACCGATTGCGCGCCGTGAGGCGACTTGCAGATCGTTATCGGTCGGCAACTCCGATGGGAATTTGGCTGTGTTGGGATTAGGCACTTTCTATATCTCCGCGTCAATAACTTCGTTGGATTCCCGGACCATTTTCAAAAGATCCGTAGTCGTAATCACGACGGCTGTATTATTTACGTTCGGAGCGACAGAACCATCCTTGCCGCTTTTCAGTCGAATGTCGGTGCGGGTCTTGTTGACTCCCATCAGAGCCGTGGATGCTGTAATGCCCGCCTGTAGGATTTGTGCCAGTGCTTCATAGGCTTTCGGGTTGTCCGATTGCCGGGCGAAGTCCATACAAGCGTCCACAGCTTCTTGCGCCTTCTCTTGCATCACCCGAAGATTTTGCCGCGCATACTGGAGATCGGCGTCCGCATCCCGCTCCGGGTCACCCGTAGCGACACACACCGGGGCTATCTCATCTGTCGGCACCGGTGCAACAACATCCACTGTTGGCGACATCGCTTCGACGGATTCTTCAAACGACGATAACCCTAATGCGTCGTTGATCCGGTCGGAAATAGGTGGCTTCATGCACCAGTATTTAGGGGCGTTGTCGAAGGCAATGCCCGCCCATTCATATTCACCCACTCTCGAAGGTCTTCATAGGTCACTCCAAGATGAATCACGTCGAAAATGTTGTTCATCCACACTTCGAACTGTCCGATGATCGGGTCCGGGTTGCGAACGACTTCAAATTCAACATCACCCCACGGTCGATCAAAGATACGGAGTTCAAGTTTTGGTGTCCGTCCCTCGATACGATATGCATAGATCGTCCCTTCCTTGGCGTCATACGTCCGCCGGAAACGGGTCCACCCATTCGCTTCCGCAAACTTACACCACCGGGCGACCTGTACGAATTCCGGCGCGACATATTCAGTCGTCTCTGAACTGGATGCAGTGCCGCCCCGGAACCATGTTTTCGTGTTGGAAAACTCGTTTCTCTTATCATTCAACGACGACAGCTTGATGCCGTGCTTTGCCGCCAACCGGATCGCCGTTTCGAGCGCCAGCGCCGCTTCGTGCTCCGTGCCTTCCGTTTTGGATTCGGATAGACGCAAGAGGCCGATTAGCTTTGTTTCGATGTCAAAAGTCCTTTCGCTCACACAAGTTATGTAGGATCGTGCCCGGAGAGAAAAAGGCTTGACATATGCGTCAGAATAGGTGATAATGGAATCGTGAAGGATAAGGCCAACCAAATCTTGTGCGAACGCCGGGCGGACGGCATTTCTTTTCAGTCACTTAGCACTGAAGTCCGACTGGTAGTGATTCCCGGTGACGGGGCGGCTAACATCTTGAAAACACTACGGGAAAGGTTCACAAAGAAAGACGGCTGGAAGCATATGCGGAATGCCGTCGTGCGACGGAAGCGGAGTGGAGACGCGGCCCGGCGGATGTGGGTTGACCTTGCCCCGGACTACGCTATCACCCCAAGGAAAGAGGAACGCGGCATCTATTTGCCGCACGCATAACAAATGTCTGTTACCCTAGAGATTATGAGTCGTAAAGCCAATACGGTTGAAATCGACCCGGACCAGTTCCGGGCAGACTACCGGGTGCTGTCTCAAAACGATCTGATGCGCAAGTACGGTATCACTTCGACGACCCTGATGAAATTGATCCGTCAAATGGTACCACCGCAAGAACGGTACTCCGTCCGTATGCGTAATGGTCTGACAGCGGTCGGCGTGAGCACCGCCAATGCCGCGAACTAGCACCCGCACATTCACTCCCGATATCGACATCATCGTCATGGATGTCTACCATCGGGACAAAGGTAACAATTGCGCGCTCATTGCCATCGATGAGATTCGCTCGAAGACTAAAAAGGTCTACAGTGAAAACGATGTCAACCGGCGCGCGATTGAACTTGGCCTGACCAAACCGCGCAAGTCGGCTTTTTTCTGGTCGCCGGAAGAAGACGACTTCCTGTGGAAAAACATCGCCACGGCACCTGTTCAACTTCATCAGCTATTCAATAAGGCGTTCCCTGACACTCCGCGCACCCTTTCGGCTATCGTGGCCCGGATTGGACGTATCGGCGGCGTCCGTGAGCTTCTATACGCCAATGGCTACAATGCCACGGAACTTTCGAAGCATCTACATATCGGCAAGCCCTCTATTGAAAAGATGACCCAAACCGGGATCATCCACGGAACGAAACCGAACGGGCGCGACTGGCACTACACCAAGGAAGAGATCAGACGATTCATCGCCAAACACCCGGAACAAATCGATATCACCAAGGTCGATAAGTACTGGCTGATTGGCATTCTAACGTTTGATCTAAAGGAAGATGACCATGAAAAATCTGGTCGAACAAGCGCGGCTGTTCGCGGCGCAAGCGCATAAAGGCCAAACCTACGGCCACCAACCATACACCACCCACACCGATGCTGTCGTTGATGTCCTGATCGAATACAACTTCGATGACGATCCAGAACTACTGGCGTCTGGTCATCTACACGATGTCGTCGAAGATTGCGGCGTCGCCATCCAAGAGATCCAAGCCCGGTTCGGTGTCGATGTCGCCGGGCTGGTAGAAGGCGTCACCAATGAGCCGGGAAACAACCGGAAAGAGAAAGCCATCCGCACGTATCCCAAAATCCGGGAAGACGAACGACGGGTCGCTTTGAAACTTGCCGACCGGCTGGCGAACTCCCGCAACGCCAAGGACAACAACCCCGGCATGTTCGCCATGTACCGGAAAGAATACCCCGGCTTCCGCGCCGCCCTTCGCCGGGAAGATGAGTTCGCCGGTATGTGGGGAGAACTGGACAGCTTGTTCAGCTATCAGTCCCAATCCCCAATGAACGCATCCTCAAGCGCCGCGATGCCTTCCGTCAGCGTTTCATAGACCGTCACCCCACGCCGGTGGCAAGCGATGTCTACATTGCCCTTCCGCCAGTATCCTTCCGGGCAGACGACAATACAACGCTTGCCGCTGGCTAACGCTTCTCCCAACTCAAGCATCGTCACCGGTGCTAGTGTGTCCGGCTGGAAATAGAAGAAGACGATATCGGCCATTTCGATACCATCCATTTCCCAATTCACCTGATAGTTGAAGTCGGGATTGTTGATCGATTGCACCCACGTCGGGTCCCATTCGTCCCGGCGCGGATTCAGATACAGCACTTCCGTGTTCTCCGGTGTCGATTCGCCCGCCGCCAGAATCACATCATCCTGCCATAGCGCCGCCTTCCCTTGCTCAATGCTCCCCGCCAGAAACACGATAGGTGAATATCGGCGTCGGGATAAATGCTCTGTAGGAACGGGCGGTTTTATGACCATGATTGATCCTGTAACAATGACTGAATTGGTTCGCGCCTTACAAGCGCTTTCGATGAGCGACGTTGAACACCATGATGCTCAACGCCGGTTCGATCAGATACTCGAAGAATACCACGTGACGAAAGAGCAATTCCGGGCATCCATTGCGAAGACATCGTGCGCCGATCTGGTCAGAGAGTAACTGACCGCTTCATCGCATTCGGAACCACGGCTTGCATCATCCAGTTGTGTGCGGTGCCGACGTGTGCCCGGCGCACAAACTTCCCCACGGATTGCCGGAAGGCCCGATAGGGAAACTCATCAGCCACCCGCATCACATACCCTTCCTGTCGCTTCAAATCGAGTCGTGTGTGAATCTCCCGCACCAGCTTGCCATCATACGGCCCACGGTACATCACCGGGACCATGTGAAGGTCTAAGATTGATGCATACTCGACTGTGGCGTCCCAAGAGAGACAAACATTTCGATCATCCCAAATCGAAAATGCCAGAAAGAAACTTGGGAGATCATCATACGGCAAGGTGTGCCGGGCATACAGATTCTCTCCACAAATCCGCCATCCGGTCGGGATATGATGAGCAATTTGCGCGTGGAGATTCTTGACCCAACCCCGCGACGGATGCGAACCGCTATCGATACTTCGTGCGTGAAGATAGTCGCTGTACAGCGTCGTGTTCTCTCCGTCCATCTTCTCCGTGATGACGATTTCTTTCCCACAGAAGAGCCGGTCGGGATCGTCAAAGGCGCGTTCATCATCAGTGATCCCTTCACTCCACGGCACATGATATGTCCGTGGGTACTTGACATATTTGACGAATATGCCCGCCGCGATCAAAGGCATCATCACCTTCCGCACAGATTCGTCTTCCATCAGTTCGCCCGGAATTCGTGTTCCGTTGGGCTGGACGATGTTTCCCCATTTGTCATAGATCGCGTCACGGTACATGTGCTCCGGTAGCACCACCCGCGTGATACCAGCGGCCCGCCGAATGTCATCACACGACAGAACAGTCTGTTCCGCTTTCATGTGACAATCACCACACAATGACGCACCGTTATCCATGTAGTAGCCGCCGTCGTGGAACAATCGTCGTTCAAGGATGTGATGGGCGTCTTGTGCCGCCGCCTGACAGATCACACACTTATGACCGTCCCGGCGGAATACGCCTTCTCGAAATTCATCACGACTGAGCAGATCAGACATACAAGTCATTGTATCACATTGAGAAACGAGTCGTTGTGGTAGAATGTTCAAGGAATGTGGAACAAACGACTCGAACGGCACGCCGCTTCCATGCGGCGGCGTTTCGCCAGAGAAGCGGAGAAAGAAGCCGCCCGGCTGTTAAAGCAACAGAAGAAGGAAGAAAAGGCCAATCGTCGTCTTGCCCTCGAAATAGAAAGAACGAAAAATAGCCGCACTGCCTTTTTATTCGCCACATTTTGTGCCAGCCGCAAACTGTTTTTGTCGTGGATGGAATTTTTCGTTCGATGTCCTTGGTTGGTCCCGGTACTGTTGACGTTCCGGCCAGAATCAACCAAGACAGAACCACCCAAGTATGACCGGTTCCGCCGCCCGGAAAAGTTGAAATGCACCGAAGAGGAAATTGCCATCCTACACAAGCACGGATTGCATACGTCCCGCGCCGCCAAGGAACTGGACTGGTCCGCCGAACGGGTCATGCGATACGGGTTGAGCTTGGGCGTCTTCACTGAAGAGGATCTGATCGCCCGCATAGGCCGGAAAGGTCGTCCGAAGAATCCACCCAAACCGCCCCAAGCAAAACAGGAACGTCAGAGAAAATACGTGTCAACACCTGAAATCGATGCCCTCATCATTTCTGAGACTCCGACCAAAGACATCGCCCAACAGATCGGATGGCCCCGGCAAGCCATCTGGAAACGACGGAAAGAAATCGGGCACGGTCGTCCGGTCGGCTCTCCCAAGTATCACGCCACCCCGGAAATCGATAAGGTCATGCGCACCTATCCCGGAGAATTCACCAAGGTCGGTAGCATCATCGACTGGCCGGTGTGGGCCGTCGAACGGCGCATGAAGGAACTCAACGTCGGCAACGGAACCAATTATCGGTTCCGCGACGATGAAGCCGAAATCGTTCAACTCCTGAAAGACAATCAAGGATGCATCGCTGATGTCCGGCGCATTCTCAAAGCCAAAGGCCAATCCCGCACAGAGAAATTCGTCAAGACCATCCGCGACAAACATGGCATCGTCTTCACCAAGAAGATCGTCATCCCAAGCACCAAAGGCCAAACCAAAGCACTGGACGGTTTCGTTCAAAGCCTGTTAGAATTGAGCACCCGGAAACGGAAGGAATACTTCCAGACGATGCACCGGGCGCTTCCTGAAGTACTCTCCCGAAGCGTGATTTCGAACCTCATTCATGTGAGTCGGAAAACGATTGACTCTTATGTGAAGCAAGGATGGCTACCCATTGAAAAAAACGAATTCGTCCAGTTCCTCATCGACCAGTGTGATTACATGTCCGCGATGCAAGGGAACGAACACCAAGAAACAGCCACAGCAAACGGGTAACGGCATTCATGCCTACTGTCATCCATGCCGCCGGGCTTTCGTCCAAGGCGGCACAGTAGACATTGACCTGAACCTTCCCGTTCTTCAAGAACGCATCGACCGGACCACCATCGACGTGGAATTGCGTCAGGAACTTCTACACGACGCCGTAGAACGCATTCTGAAAGGCGAAGGGTCGTGTGCCACTATCGACTTGCGGAAACAGTCCAACCGCAAAATGCTCTATGGGCGATGGGGACAACAAGGCAGCGATAGCAATGCCATGCGCGCCCTGAATGGACAGAAGCTAGAGTACTCCTAGCCTTGCGGTTGCAACAACCGTTGTGTCGCCCGCTCCACGAATTTCGCGTGGATCTTCGGCGTCAGGAACGGCTTCGTCACTTCTTCCCACCCGTCCGGCCCCACATACGACTTCACCATGCTCGAAGAGATCAAGTCCATGTCGTTGGTCGGGAATGTCGGAATGTACACCGGCTGAAGGCGCGGATTCATCCGCTGATACAGACGCATCAACCGCGTCTCATAATCGAAGTCCATCGACGTGCGCAACCCACGAATCACGAAGGACGACATCTTCGCTTCCGCCATCATCGGCACGTAGACTTTCTCCGTGCTGGTTACCTTCACCCCTTCCGGGTATTGTCCCTCATCGGTCTTCAGAAGATCCCAAAACATCTGGACCCGTTCCGCCGCCGTAAACCACGGCTTCTTCTCCGCGTTCGCCGCCACGATCACCGTGACGTGTGGAAACATCCGCATACCAGTGAACAGCAAATCGATGTGCGCCTTCGTCGGTGGATCAAAAGACCCCGGATAGATGGCCGATGGATGATCGTATCGCATGCCCGAAATTGTAGCACCCCATCGACGTATATGTCAATCGGTCAGAACATAAGTAAGGGTATGGCAATGAAGTTCATCGACGGTTTCGACCACTATTTCTTCTCTCCCACTGCCAAGAAGAAATGGGATGACCAAAGCGGTATGGTAATTTCCGCACCGGGTCGATTTGGATATGGAAACAAAATGCGCCCCGCTGGTTCCGGTAGCCTCTTCCAACTATTTTGGACTGGTGCCTCAAAAACTACCCACCCCGGCGGTACAAGCAAAATCATCACCGGTGCGGCTCTTCGATTCGATGCTGGCGTTTCCACCAGTGTGGCGTTCCATCCTTTCCTTGCCATTCGCGGTGACAACCTTCGACATCAAGTCCAGTTCTTCATGGAAGCCAACACCGGACGAATTCGATGCGGTTTGGCTGATCCCACATGGCCGATAACAGTATCCGGGATCGATCCAACAACTATTCCACCAACGTGGTACCCCGATACGGATTTCGTTCCGCCGTTCGGCCTGTGGTTCTTTTTTGAAGTCGCTGTCTCCACGACCGGCACCGTGGACATCTATGTGGATAGTGAATTGTTGACTTCTATGACCGGCCTGACAACCCTTAGTGGCGGCGCGTCCAGCTACATCGGCGTTCGGTGGATGGGTGTGTCTCAATTCAATTCCGGGTATGATATGGATGATCTGTACATCGCCGATGGTACTGGTTCCCACGTGAACGATCCGATTGGCGAATCCCGCATTGAATACGTCACCGCAACCGCCGAAGGCGATGTCAACGACTGGCTTCCATCGGTCGGAACCAACAACGCCGCCAATGTAGACGGCACCACACAGTTTGGTGAAAATGGAACTCAAAACGGAAACCCCGCACAGTACAATATCTCTGATGTGCTCAACGCCGTCGATCTGTACCAACATGCCGACTTTACCCGCGACGGGACCATCTATGCCGTTCAAGTCAACACCGCCGTCCGTAAAGACGACGTGGGCAACCGCAAAGTCAAGCCCTTGCTGAAGACCGGCGGCACCACCTACGAAGGACCGGAATCCAAGCTGTACTCAGACTACATCTACGTCGGTGAAATCTGGCCGCAAAATCCAAACACGTCAGCCGACTGGACCCTCTCTCAAGTCAATGCCGTCCAGACCGGCATAAAAATTAGCACCTAACGCAAAAAATCTTTCGCAAACCTTGACATCACGCCAAGGACGCGGTATAAATAGAATCAGGAAACGCGACATGATCCGCTCCATGTATCAGTATCGCCAAGAACATATCGGCTAGCGCCGATGCCCAACAAGCATCTGGCGCTGAACCGAACGGCGGATGCTTGGGCGTAGCGGAAAACACACCTATCACGGTTCCCTCCCCTCTCTAAAATCCCCTAACAGTTCAGTTGCTAGAACGCTTGCACAGGTATCGCACGCAAAGCTAAATGCTTGGCATGCAACGTACTGAAGCGCATGTGTTGTATGACCGCTCGAAGTCTGAGCTTGAAAAACTGAAGTTGGGTCACCCGTTTGTTGAAAAAGTAGTGCGTGTCGTCGTTGAGACGGAAGCGCATCGACTTGGTATCAAAACGCTTGATCCAGTGAACGTCGTCCTCATGGACCTAATGCCGTGGGCGATGGAAAAGGCTGAACGCGACCGGGCAAAACCAAAGCCCGGTGGTGGTTGACAGTAGCCTAGCTGTCCGGTGGACAGTGAAGCACCGATATTTGACAACTGAAGAGGAAGATGCCAAAGGTAATATGAAATGGCGGGCGTGATCGTGCGCCCGCCAAAAGGAAAAACCATGAAGATCAAGGGAGATGCGCGCATCGACCGGGAGCGTGGATGCGGAGATAAGACCCGCTACCAAACCCCGGTAAAGGCAACAGCCGCCGCGTACAACCTTGAGCAGATCCGGCAAGGCCGTCCGTATGAGGTCTATCGATGCCGGTACTGCCATGCGTATCACATTGGCCGGGAAAAGGATCGTAGTATGTTCGACTACTCTTATGAAGGTGCGACGATCCATAAGCACCCGGCGGATGTGTGGCGCGGTCGGTGAAACGAGTTTTCATGGGCGTGATATCGGAACTGGTCCCGGTGCCGGGCTGTAACCCCGGTGCTCCTTCGGAGCCTTGCTGGTTCGAATCCAGCCACGCCCACCAAACTCATCGACTAACCAACATGGATGGGTGCGCCGAATGGTGAAGGCAGCGGTCTGTAAAACCGCCACCCCTTGCGGGAAACACTGTAGGTTCAAATCCTACCCCATCCACCAAACATGATAGGCTCTTGATATGCGATCATCGCGGCATCACATGTACATTCTCATAGGACAGACACCCGTCCCGGTGGAAAGCCCTTTGGAATTGGCAATGATGTTTGAAGATGATTCGTCCCGCCGGGTAGCTCTCACAAAAGTTGGCCCGGTAACAATCTCAACGGTTTTCCTTGGTATCAATCACCAGTTCGGTGATGGTCCGCCCATCCTGTTCGAAACGATGGCGTGGATCGACATGGAACACGAAGTCTATAGTGAGAAATGGGAACGCGATTGGGAAAGTTATCAAACCCGATGCTCCACATGGCTCGAAGCGGAAGAAATGCACCGCAAAGCCATTGAACATTTCAGACAGTATGGCGACGAAGTGATAGATATGCTGGAAACCGAATATGGTCGTGTAGCTCAACTGGCAGAGCGCAGTCCTGATAAGACTGAGGCAGATGGTTCAAGTCCATCCACGACCACCAAATGATTCTTTATCGCGGTGTCCGCGTGCATGAGGCGGTCGGCTCCGTTAAAAACCATGCACGGTTCTACTGAAAGGTTCGGCCCGCGCCCATGCCAGCGTAGCTCAGCAGGTTCAGAGCGCTTCGCTCATAACGAAGAGGTCGGGTGTTCGATTCACCCCGCTGGTACCAAAATCACATGGCCGTCAAAATCATCAGCATCGATCCACCTGTCGAAGTTCGGCAAAGAGCGGTTTGTCGCTCTTGTGGTGCCACACTGGAATTCGTCCAGAATGACATCATGAAGTACTCCGGTAAGGATATCAGTGGTGGACCCGATGGACGCGAATGGATCGTCTGTGCCAACTGTGGCAAAGATGTGACACTTCGGTCGTGGTAACAAGATCGCTGTTGTAGCGCTCAACAGTGTAGTTCGCTGGCAAGACAAGCAAACGGAGGATGGGTAGCACGTGTCCGGGTAGGACAAACGGCGGATACCCCACCGGCCAGTGATCGTCATGGCGTGTTAGGCAAGATGGATTAAGCCGCCGGTCCTTCAAATCGGAGATCATGGGTTCGAATCCCATACACGCTACCAAATTCAATCCGGGGAGAACGAACAATGGAAGAGACTTTGCTGTACGTCGCCGGGGCTACGCTGGCTTTCGGTGACTTCGCAGTAATCGGCGCGGTCACGGCATACAAACTGTGGAAGCGCAACCGGGCGGACTAACCACCCCTCAATGTTCCTGTCGTCTAGTCTGGTCTAGGACGCCACCCTTTCAAGGTGAGAACGCCGGTTCGAATCCGGTCAGGAACACCAAAAACTCCCGATGTAGCTTAAGCGGCAAAAGCGGACGGCTGTGGACCGTCAGATGCGGTTTCGACTACCGACTTCGGGACCAAAATACTTCTCATACTGGTCATCGATCTGAAAGATGTACCACTGGTGATTCGCATAAGAACGGATCATTCGAGCAACAATCGCAACGATCAAGTAGAAGAAGAAAGCAGTGATAAACATTAGTCAAATTTAGTTTCTCATGGGCCTGTAGTTCAGCGGAATCAGAACGGTCGCCTGATTAGCGACAAACGTTGGTTCAAATCCAGCCGGGCCTACCAACATCATGCCGAAGACAAATCACAACCGAAACTTCGTCGATGAACGAGATTACACTTGCCCGCCCGGTGACCATTGCCGGGGAAAACATGGTGCCGCCAAAAAGAAACGCGGCGAAAAGAAGTTCCGCCGGTCCCGACAACGGTTCCATCAGAATCAACAGACGGCTCTACTGGTCGATGAAGACAACATCATGATGCCGACCAAACACGACATGGTGATGAAGGATCATAGCAAGTTACGCAAGACTAGCAATTCCGGCCCGATGCACTGTACCAAATGCGGACGGAATGCCAGTATGCTTCTCATCGTGGTGCCGCTCGAAGTTCAGTTGTGTCGGTTCTGTGCTCCACGCAAACCCGAAGACGCATATACAAGTTACAACATGGCGTAGTTGACAAGAGGCTTAAGTCACCACTCTCTCAAAGTGGAAATCGCGGGTTCGAATCCCGTCTACGCTACCAACTCCATTGCGGTGTAGGCGACGCTGGTAAAGCCACCTGTCTTTGAAACAGACGCTCCATGTGAGCATCGAAGGTTCGATTCCTTCCGCCGCAGCCAACATTCCCGATTCGTCTAACGGTAGGACGGGTGACTCTGACTCACTTAATCGTGGTTCGAATCCATGATCGGGAGCCAATCAGTGATAGAGTGGTACTATGACTCTGAAATGTCAGTGCTGTGGCTTCGAGAAACAATTCAGCGACGCGGAAGAAGCCTTCCGTGCTGGATGGGATGCCCCACCACATTTCCCGTATGTCGGCTGTGATCTATGCCCCGGTTCGCTCATCGCGTTCGGGCAAACCCACCAGCATGCGGCCAAGCATGAAAAGTGGGCCGTCCAAGGACGGCCCGCTGAGTTCGAAGGTTAGTATATTGGCGTGTAGGCGACGTTGGTAAAGCCGCTAGTCTCTGAAACTAGTGTCCACGTGACATCGGTGGTTCGATTCCACCCGCGCCAGCCAAGTTTGTGGTCGGGTTCTTCTAATCGGTAAGAAGTCGCAACGGCGCGCACAATCCAAGGCGACAATGCGGGTTCGACTCCCGTACCTGACCATTCATTCCGGGTTCGTCTAAAGGTAGGACGGAGGTCTTTGAAGCCTCCTATCGGGGTTCGAATCCCTGACCCGGAGCCAATTTTGTGTCGGTGTCGTCTAAGTATTTTTGATGGCATATCGCAACATCGAAGATACGCGCGCGGCTTCACGACGATGGTATCAAAGAAATAGACAACAAGTCATCGACCAGAAAAATCAACGCAAACAAGCGATATATCAATGGTTCAAAGAACACAAGCAGACGCTTCAATGTGAACGATGTGGATTCGATCATCCGGCGGCACTACACTTTCATCACCGAAATCCAATCGAAAAAGATATATGTATCGCAAAAGCGGTGAACGAAGGCTGGTCGATCAAACGAATTGAAAAAGAAATTTCCAAGTGTGATATTCTTTGTGCCAATTGTCATGCCATAGAGCATTATGCGCACTCATAAAGTTCGCCCCACTCTTCCGGGGCATCGATTGTGGTCGTGGCCGAATGGTTTAGGCGGCGGACTGTGAATCCGTCCATGTGAGTTCAATTCTCACCGATCACCCCATTCCGGGCGCGTCGAAGCTCCGCTCCGCGCCCCATCTTCTTCTTCATGTGCTATCATGCGGGCATGCCCATTACCGCCCGTATCAAATTAGGGGATCGCGACAACAACCTCGATACCGTTCAGATCATCGCCAAACGCGCCGCCATGATCGTATCCGGTGAAGATACTCTCCACGAAATATCTCCCGGCGAAGCCCGCTGGTCTATCGACAATCCCGGCAACAACTGGTGGTTCTCATGGGACCAACAATCCGCGACGATCAGCATCAGTACCCGCTATGCCGGGGATGATATCGTTATCGCCGTGAAAACTCTCATCATCAATAGTGAGCCGAAACATCCGGCGGACACAAAACCATCATATCAGACGGGGCGGGTGTTGTCAACCGGCGACTTGAAATTGTTCCAGACTGAAGAAGTTGCTTAAGAAAAGCACTGATAGTCTTGAGTGGCTACTTCGCTACCAAATGCGGCCCGGATTATAACCGGATCACGCGGGATCAATAGTGATGAGTGATGGTGACCCTCTTCGGAGTAATCACCGTGACCGGAATTCGAGAGTTCGCGCGACTCCATTCGGCGTGACACTGGAGTTTTGAAAAAGCGGTTTGGAAATCTTTCGTGTCTCACGCTCTGTCCCATTGGAGCGGGGTTCGTCGGTGGAAAGGTTTGGCGGGCTGAATGCTTTGCCAGATCCGACCACAATGGGCGACAACCTAAACGCGAAGGATTCCCAAACCGCTTTTTCGTGCATGTTACCCTTGGATCATGATCTATCGATCCGCGTTCGACCGGCGCATCCGCGTCTATGCCCCGGCCCCACCGCCGCCTCAAAAGCGCGGCATCGTTCACCGCTTCCTTTCGTGGTTCAGTTCTGAAGAACAATCCCCGACATCCAGCAAGCATCCACGTCCCAAGAAAAACACTTCAGTTCGCCCTTAGCCGCCACCGCCTGAAGCTGTCCCGCCGCCTTCGTCTCCCGCTCTTCAAACTCCGTTTCCATCGACCGATTGACATGGATCGTGTTCGAGAATGACAACACCTTGCTACTTTGCCGCCGGTCTGTCTCAATCCCGATTGCGTTCAAGGCCAGTTGCATTGTGCATGCGTGCCGGTCGCTGGACAATTCCATCGTCCCGTCCGATTCGGCCTTCCCAATCACGAAGCCCCGCAAGAAGGACCGCAACACCGGCAACTCCGCATACATGTACGTCGCCGGGATCACCGCCCGCTTCTCATACGACTTCCGGGGAATGCGCGTCGCCCGGTGGACATACAAGTTCCGCAACTTCACCACCGCATCAGACGGCATCAGTTTGTCCGCCCGTGCCGCGTCCATTGTGTTCACACACGGCTTGTTCAACGAATCGATCCAATCACCGACCGCCCAAAAGTATCCATCCCATTCCGCTACTGCGTCCGGCGCATAGTCACCGTCCGGCCCCAATGCCGCGTTCAACTGATACAGTTGCGCTGGACACTTCGATCCATTCGGTTGCCAGATCCGCGCCGCTGCGTTCGCCCGGAAGGTCGTGTTGCCGAAATCATAGTCGTAGAATCGCGCGCTGGCATTGTTCGATATGGACTTGACCGCCGCCCAATTCTTGCCGGTCCATACTTCGTCTCCCACCTTCACTTGGGACACCATCCGAAGACCGTCCTTCGTCAATACCACCATCAAATCAGGAACTAGCATTAGCACTATTTTAGCAACATGACATGTAGGCGAAACTCGGTTCCCCAATGTGGTACCCTGTAGTGGTGCTGAGCAATACCAAACAACGACGACTGGACACGATCCAACGTGTGCTGAAAACTTTGTTCGAACAACAGCAACGAACGAACGATACCATCATTCGACTTCGCAAAGAAGAGGAAAGTATCCGGGAATCGATGTGGGCTGATCGTACCGACGTTCCCATCGCCGAATTGCTCGATAACGGATTCAACCAAACCGCCACGCAACGGAAACTCTTGGCCGCGTGGTTGAAACAGTACTACCTTCGCGCGTCCGGTTATTTCCCCGACACCAATCAGAGCGCGGTACAAATCATGCTGTACAGCAAAGACGGCGATGCCGTCCTCGAAAAAATGGCCGAAGGCATACAACTCCTGTTGCCCGCGATTAAACCCATCAAAGAGATCGGCCACGATGAAGGCATCATCCTATTCGACATCTTCGAACACACCCTGTCCGAACACGGTTCGTGGACAATGGCCTATGATGTCAAAGATCGCATCTGGCACATCCGCCGGAACCGGTTCGATGAACGTATGTACGCCAAGCTGATCGATGCGCTCCGTAGCATCCGCGAACGCCACTACTACGATAAAGGCGAACGCCCCGAAGAGTTTCAGGCCACCGCTTGACATACAAGTCGCCGCCGTTGTACACTAGAGATTCATGGCCCCAAAGAACTGCACTGTCGAAATGTACAACGGTCAGGCGATCTACTATCCCGCCGCATCCCACTGCAAGACCGATCACACGACCAACAAGGCCAACGCCCGGCGCATGACTCAAGCCGATGCCGCCGTCTTCGTCCAGCGCATCAGGACATTATCAACCGGTGTCACCGGCAAGGTGGTTCCCATTGCCTAAGCCACGGTTCAGCAAGCAATCCCTGATCGATTACATCGAACGCCGCCAAACCGAACTCGAAGCCGAATTCGGATTCACCGCGCGCGACGGCTGGTCCCAAGTCGAAGGGAAGGGCGAAGAAATCAACCGCGCCTATGGCGAATACACGCACCTATCCACGCTAGTGGACGTTTTTGAACTGTGATAAACTGAAACCCTGAAAGGAACTGTGACTATGCCTTGTATGATCGGCGTCCGTGAAACTGAAACCGGTGGTCAATGCTTTATACTGGATGGCGTATCGGAACTCCCCGAACACGCCGAACTGATGGCCGCTCTGAAGCAAGTCAATAGCCTCCCCCTCGAACATCGTCCGGCGACGGTCAACTACACCGACTCCACCAATCTGGCTTTGCTCACCGCCATGTCCGGCATGTCCAACGCATTTGAGCTATGGACGAAAGATGGCAAACCCGCCATTTCCCTTCTCTCCGTTCATACCGTTGTGCTCCCGCCCGGCGTCGATCCCGATGAAATTCTGGAAGGGCTTGAAGAAGAGGAATGATCGCGGAATTCAATTGGCCGATCATCGCATCCCTGCCGGAACGGTTCGAAGTCGTCACCGGCGGCGCTGAGTTCAACGCCGTCGCTGTCGCTCACCTTCCAGAGAATCGGCACTGCGTTGAAGCCCTGATCGCCCAAGACCGCACCGGCACCTATCAACGCCTTCGCGTTATCACCAGCACCAAGGGCAAAGTACGTTTCGGCCCGGCACAATGGATCGCCGGAAACATTCACGAAATCGTCGAAGCCCGGAAAGTGAGAGAATTGAAAGAGTCCATGAGTTCCCCGTCCTGATCCCGGTACCAATCACGACGGGCCAGCACAGCGCTTCGACTAATCTCAGGAAAGTCGCCGCCTTCTGACGTTCAAAGCGCGGGCGGGCATGAAGGTTCGAGTCCTTCAGCGCTGTGCTGGACACCCAAGTTTCTGTCGGTAAGTCCTCCTCCAACAAAGACCAAAACCACAGAAAACCCCGGCGGCTTTCGTCAAGAGTCCGCCGGGGTTATTTTTTCTTCCGCACCCTCTTGACACCGACCTATATGTCAGGGTATTCTGGTCATGGAGAGAACGACATGACAACGATTCTGAAAGACAGCTTCACCGGTGATCGGCGCACGATTCCCGGTACCGTGTCCGGCTGGTCCTATGAACTGACCATCGCCGCCGCCGGTAACGAATACGTCATCACGATAAACGAGATTCCCGGCAACCCGGCCAACGCCCGCACCAAGAAGAAAGAGTGCTACGTCGATGCCACCGGCGTCTTCCGGTGGAAGTCAAACGACTCCATCATTTCGCCCGACATCTGCGTCGAAACCTTCATCGCCCGCATCCCGGCCTTCAACGCTGAACTTCAGGCCCGTGAGTATGCCCTGAACATGGCGATCTTCATCACCCAATACCGCGCCGCCGAAGCCACCCGGCAAGTGACGATGGAAGAGCGCTACGAAATGACCGCCGCCTACGGTTTCGATAAGACCGTCGTCAATGTCCTCTCCGGTCGCAAGACCCGGACCCTCTCCAGAAAGCAGGTACGCTAACCATGAAACAACCACAGACCTTCTGTGTCAAACTCATCCGCCGCAATGGTCGCGACTCCGTGATCGCTTCCGGTATCGATACGCTGGCCGAAGCCGTCGATGCCGCCTACCGTCTCACCGTTCTTCGCCAGACCGAATTCGGTGGCGAAGATGAATTCTGTGCTTGTCCCGAAGAGAACTAACATGGACCCTAACGCTAACCTCAAAGAAACACTCGAACTGGCGGAAGCTATCACCGCTGCGTCCGACAACGAACAACCCATCAATGAAGACGATGCCGTCCGGCTGGCCGAACTGGTCATCGCCATGAACGAATGGATGCAGAAGGGCGGATTCTGCCCGACCCGGTGGGGAGTGCGCTAATGCTCCACCGCCGCGCCGCTGACTACCTTGCCTATACCCACGTCACCGGCTGGCGACCCACTCACATGCACTTGGGCACCAACTGGTCCACCGACGTGCTATTAGGTACCCTCATGGACCCGCGCACGTGCCGCTGGAATGTCGATACCAAACACCACGCCGAACTGTCCGATCATCCCTTTGTCAAACTGTTCAACGAATACAAGTCCCAAGGATTCACCCTGACCGACCGGTCGAACTGGAAACGCCGCCTCATCAGTCGCGGTATCCCCATGCGCAACGACGACACCGGCCAAGAAATCGCCATCCATGCCAACGGCAAAGTTGTACAGCACCACGCGCCCGGCGGCAAGTGGCAGTACATCCCCGATCTGAGGAAGGCTCAACATGCCTGAACGCTACGACGCCCGCTTCTATCCGCACGGTAGCAAACACGTTCACTACACCGCCGATACCAAGTTCAAGATCGGCGACGACTCAACCGTCACTTCCCTGTGCGGGAAAACCTACACCCGCTGGCTATGGGCCGAACACATCGACAAACCCCTGTGCCCGGCATGCGCCAAAAAAGACGCCGCTCTCACCCAAGATCAAATCAACGCCGTTACGTGGGCACTTGATGGACAAACCCATGACCATGCTCAAGACGGACTGGCACGGCTGGCCCGCGCCTTCAACTTCCGTATCGAACGATTCGTCTGGTGCAACTCCTGTACCGGATATCGCCCCGCTGGTCATCAACACAGTTGACATATATGTCAGAGTTTGATAGGATGGTCTTGTCATGAAAATCACCGAAAAGATGCGTGTCGCTTGCAACGGTTTCATCGGTACCGTCGCGAAAATACATGAAGGACAGTTGGCTGGTATGGCCGATGTCGAACTGTGGCGGGGTACAGTGTGCGTGTCGGTCACCGAACTGACCCGCGCGATGGATACCACGCCGATGAACAGTCTCAAGATTCGCGCCTTCAACGACACGAAGGAATCCGCCGCTGTGTTGCGCCGCCAAGCGTCATGGTGTCAGGGAGTCGGCAACGTCCCGGCAATCCCGGCGGGCGAACTCAAGCCCGGACACGTGATCGTCTACAACACCGGTGCCGTGTCCAAGGTGCTCACGGTACGGGAAAAGACCAAGGCAACCGTGTCCGTTAGTGTGCTGAACCACGACGGCAAAATCTACGAAGACAACCTCTACCGCAAAACCCGGCTGGTCCCCGTCGTCGTCACCGCCGAAAATGAACCAGTCATTCTCCCTGAACTGGCTTGACATATATGTCAGCACTGTGTTACTCTGTGAGTGAAGCTATGCCACTACCGAAATCCATGATCGCCATCCAAGACGAATACGTCGCCACTGTGAACGCGGGATTCGCCCGGTGGAGTCATCGCAAGGGACACAAGTTCGAAGCCTGTGGCGGGCACTACAGCCGCATCCGTGGCGGTGCGTGGAAGAAGGCCGAAGGCGAACTGAAAAAGATCGGGTTCACCGATCCGGCTCAGATCAAACAAATCATCAACGAAGCCGAAGACATGGCGAAGCTCGAAAGGAATGCCGAAGAATAATGACCGGGAAAGATTTTCACACCAAGGAAGCAAACGCCGCCCGTGCCGCGCGCGGGGTGGCCGCTGTCGCATGGATCGAATCGCGCGATGAACAGATGTGGGAATTCGATGCCGCCAACCTTGAAGAAGCCAAACGACTGGCCGTCGAAGGCATCGCTAACGGTGCGCTGAGTGCCAGCTACCGCATGGTTCTCCCCGGCGGGAAAACGAAGGTGGTTCAAATCCTTTCGCCCCACGACGATATCGACTTTAGCGATTGACATATATGTCATCACTGTGGTACTCTATGACTGGAGAGAACACCGATGAACGCAATTGACAGAATCATTTTGCTGATGGCACGGGAGATCGTAAAGCGCGATTGCCCGGAAGTGCTGTTGCTGGACGAAACCCGTTTGCTGGCCGCGATCAAAGAGCGGTACACCCTGAACACGACGGGCGACACTTGGGAACTGGTCCCGAAGGGGGCATAACGATGAATACCGCCCGCATGAGCATGAAGAAACAGTGGACCAACATCGGTGCCGGTGCATTCCGTCGCGGGCTTGATGTCGGTGCTGTCCTGACCAAGAGTGATTCCATCAACCAACTGATCCGCGCCGGATATGAGCGCGCCAAGAACAAAACCGCGCGGGAAAGGAAGGTTGCATGACCGCCGAAGAATTGATCGACCGCATTGCCCCGAAACACGACCGGACATCCTGTAGCGACCTGAATGTCAGGAACGCTTACGCAAACGACCAAGGACACTACCGGTGCGCCCGGTGCGTGCTTCTGACCGGACTGGACAACGGATTCGCCGCCGATACCGTGTTCACTGTCAGTGCCAGCAACAAAACCATCACCGACGCCGTGGACGCGGTAAACGCCGCCGAACGGCAACTCGAAGCCGCCCGGCGGAATCTGGTGGCATCCCGATGACACTAACGACCGCTGAGATCAAAACCCTGTTCGGGGAAATCTGCACGTGTGGCACACTGTTGCCGGTGTGGGAGTGGGCGAAACGGAAAGCCATCGCTGAAGGGAAGACGTGCCTATGCGCAACCAACCCATCGCAAGAGGATTGGGACGGGGTACGGAACACGACAACGCCGGAAGATTGGCGCGCGCCCCGGTGGGGAGTGAAACAGATCATGGTCGATACCGGGGTGGCCCGCTGGTACACCAACGAAACCCATCTGCCGGAAGATGCCGTCAAGCTGGCCGCGTCTTACACCAAGCACACGCCGATTGATCCGTTGACCGGTAAAGCTGTGCTCTACGCCGCCCATCCCATACCGAAAGGGGAGAGGTACTAACCATGACCAAACGCCAGCGAATCAAACTGATTTTGCTTGTCGCCGGACGGAAGGGCCAGTACAAGACCTTCGACGACTTCAAACGGAATTCGCTTGGTACGCTGGACTGTATCGAAGCCGCCGATCTTCAGGCGGAAATGGACCGCATCGAAATGGTCCGCATGGGGTTCACCCGGTTGTTCCGGGAAGTCTGGAAGGAACTGGAGAAGGAACGGCTAGAAGAGGAATCAATCCGCCGGTGGACGACTTAGGCCGGGAGCACATCCACAATCGCATCCGGCGGGATCGGTTTGGCCGTCATGACCGCCATATGCTCATGCGGATCATTCATGAAGCGATGGTTCGGGAGAAGATCCACATCGATCACTAGGACGACGCCTTTGATCTGTCGCTTGTGACTGAACGGTTTGGCATTCACGCCGCCCTTGGCATACCATTTTGCCGTCGTCAGGGATTTGGTCAGGTGGACCCGTGGATACCGGGGATCGTCATCTTCGCCGGTTTCTTTGTTGTCACCGATCATAGGCCGCAACCCGATCTTCTGAATCGTCTTCAGATTCGCGGCGGGTGTCCCGTGGTACATCAAATTCTGTTCGGCCATGAACTGTCGGTAAGTCTTCACCCGACTATTTATCGAAATCTCTTGACATATAAGTCACTGCGACGGTGATGTTTTGGCCCATCACCGTCGCATGTTTGAGGGGTTAGGAATGGATCGAACCGGCGATTTGGAACAGGTCCTCTTCGCTGATGCGATCAAACATGTCCTTCAGAACCGCCCGCAACTGTTTGCGGAAATCTCCGCTGGAAACGAGATTCTTCACCCGCTCCACATCCGGCAACCCATAGATGGACGGGAAGGATTCGTTGGTTGAGAACCGCAAAGACTTGACCGGGGTATTGGTCATGAAGGCATTCCACGCCTTGACCACGATGCCGACAATCTCCCGGTTGCTGAGCAGATGAGCCTTGAGCTTCGCCGCATTCGCGTTGATGAGACGATCCCGAAGGTTCCGTACCGGAGAATCCGCCGTCAGACCGATGCCGTCATTCAGGCCGTCGAAGAACTCCTTGGCCTTCACATGATCCGCGCGATGGAAGAGCACATAGAAGAATCCTTCCATCTTCGCCGTCAACAACTTCACGCCGGTGGCGCGCCGGGTGTAATTGGTCGCGGTGATAATCTCCGATTCTTGTTCTTTGAACAGAGAGTACAACTGGTCCTTCGTGACCGTGACATTGTTCGTCAGGATGCCCTGCAATCCTTGCAGTTCGTATTGCATCAAGGCTTGGGTGATTGATGCGTAGTTCGTGTTGAGAGTGCTCTGTCCTTCGTTCAGGTCCAACACGTTCGAGAGAGTGCGGATCTTGCCGGTGTCGATGGTGCGCGATACGTCCTCATCCAACCCCGTGACGATGATGGCCCAAAACGGACGCTGCGTCATCACACAGGCAATCAGCCGGTGCTGGCCGTCGATCATACGCCCCGACTTGGTGAACCGAATGGTGTCACCCTGATACCGGAATGTATTGGCCTCCATGTTCTCTACGATGCGGGCAACGTTTGCCGCATCGACACGACGGTTGTTTGCATTATGCGGCAACCATCCAGCCGCATGCTCTGGAGTGACAAGCATTTTGAAAACGTTGTCCTCCGCGTAGTTGATGTACATGGGTTCAGTATATGGGCTTTTTCGGGAAGCGAAAAATGGAAACTATCCTTTATTTTCAGCGCTTTGTGCGTGTTCTCAGTGTTCTCAGTGTTCTCAGTGTTCTGGAGCAATGAGTGATTTTTTTACTTGACATATATGTCGCCCGTTTGCTACTCTGAGTATGGAGAGAGAAACGAACTATGACTTTCAGCTATGAGTTTTTTGTGAACGTGACGTTCGACCCGACGCGGGCCTACATCAACTTTGATGGGTACCGCCCCGGTGCCTTGCTTGAGAAGGCATACACCGGTGAGATCGACGCCGCCGATGCGAAGGCCGCGTGTGAGAAGCTGTTCGAGAAGTTCAACATGGACCATCCGGCGGACTACAAGAACCGCTCCATGAGCGTCGGTGATGTGCTGATGCTGACAGATGGTTTGCGGGTGCTCTACTTCGCGTGTGAGTCGGTCGGCTGGAAGGCCATCGGCGATCCGGCTCTTCAGCCGCCGATGAAGGGTGTTTGCACGGTGGAAACCTACCGGAAGCATGCCGGGCTGTACGCTGAAATGCAGAAGAACCAGACGACGGCTCACTTCCTTGACGCGGTACGGTACGCCGAAGCGAAGGCCGCGCCGCCCGTGACGCTGACTCTCAACGCCGTCGAAACGGAAATGCTCTATGCGCTGGTGGTCGCCGCCGTGGGGAACGGTACGCCGGTGGACGCGGAAGTACGAATCAATCTTCGCAAGAAGCTGGCCCGGTTGAGCTTGGAGAACTAACATGGCACGCCGCCCCAATCCTGACAAACTGAAAGTCCGGGACATGGATGTTCCGATGGTCCTTGGTATCGAACTGGACCGGAAGACACTCACGCCGGTACGCCGCCCGGTGAAACCCGTGACGGCTGTCCCGGCCAATGTCACGCCGGTGACTGCTACACCGGAACCGGTTCCGGTGATTCCGCCCGATCCCGCGCCCCATACCGGACTGATGAGCGATCTGAGATCGTTGTCGTCGGGTACGCTGGCATCCCTGTTCAAAATCAACGACATGGCGGAACTGGACCGGAAGCACGCCGAACTGTTAACCTACTACGCGACGAACTACAATCCTGTGTGGACCACGTGGATCGACATCTGGAAGGACTACAATGCCACTCGATAACAAAGAACCAATGCGGTACGCCGAACTGACCGCCGCCGTTTTAGGCGAAGCCGCCCGCGCCGCCTTCAAACAGGAATTCGTGGACGGGTACCGGGTGACCGATATTATCCCGATGGAGAAGCGGGAACGCGGAGAAATTGGACGCGGTGATTTCATCGTGCGCATGGCCCGCGACTACCACGCAGACAATCGCCCGCCGCGTAAGTACGGGTTCGTCTACGTGGACGCCGATGAAGCCTTCAAGCTGATCGCGCTGTTGGAGAAGTTGCCGCCCGCCGAACGGGGCGACATCTATGACCGGCTCAAGGCCGATTTCAAGGTGGATTAAGACAATGTTAAGCAAAACGATTCCCTACTTTGGGAAACTACAGGTGGTATCGTGCGACGGACGGTGTGACAAGGCATGGGGAATCAATTTGCGCCCCGCCGTCTATTTCGACTCGAACGGTGCCGTCATCGGGGAGCGGGCTTGTAACGACGCAGGGAGCAATACCATCTATCGGGGAATCGACCGGGAAAACTTTGACGACTACGCTTTCCTTGCCGACAACGAAGTCAGTACCGCCCCGTCTCACCCGCAGACGTGGGAAGGTGGTGACGGGAAACCAGCGGCAACCACAATCCCGAACGCCACGTACATAAACAAGTGGTGCATTAGGCAGTGTGAACGGTCCATCACGACCAATCCCGGCCAAACCATTACGTTACCCTTTGCCGACCCGTCCGCCCGGCTGTACAACATTCCCGGCGGAAAGGAAAGGGAAGAGCAACGCCGATTGATGCTGACCGCCGGGGTGGATCTGAATACCGTCACGTGGGACCCGGCCAAGAAAACCTTTGTCAAGTGACGACATATATGTCGGGGTGAGAATGAGGATAGACAGAACGATTGAAGGGGTGCGGGTGATTGTTGAGCAACACCCGCTGAACGAACGGTGGTGGAACGTCACGTGCCGGGAGACGACGCGCGCGGTGACCACGTGCTTCGATCATATCCCCACTGAGGAAGAACTGACGGACACCGCCCGGCGGTTCAATTCGAAACCGTCATTGTGACGACGTTGCCGGTGGTATCCGCCGGACCTTTCGTCCGGGGTGCCTTTCCGACCGGCATACCTTCATCAAGCCGGGGTTCCCACCAATAGGTGATGTCCTGTTCGCCTTGGTTGTCGAACCATGAGGCAAACTGTTGCGCCGCTTCGAGCGTTTTGAATCCTTTGATGTGAACTTCAAACATTGAACTTCTCCGTCCGGTCGATCCAATCTTGTGGGATGGTGACACGATTGCCGATAATGCCCGCGACGATGGCGCAATTGGTGTCGGTATCACCGCCCACGCTGGTGATCTGTTGCATGGATTCCGCAAAGTCATTAACAACCAACGCCCGATGCGCCGCCCATAGACAGTACGGTACGGTGTCCATTGCCGACACTTCAGATCCTTTACCGACCGCGCCCGCGACTGTAAGATGAGATTCCCTTCCCATTTGACTCACGTGGACGGTACGATCCCGGACGACGGACGGAGGGATTGCGCCGATGATTGCGTCCCATGACCATGTGCTATGCGTTGCCAGCAATGCGGCCACAGCGACGCCGATAGCGCCCGCGATGGCTTCCGGGTGGTCGTGGGTCACTTGCGCACTGTAGCGGGCCTCTTGCACCACGGTGTCGATGTCGGTATAGAATGCGCCAAGGGGAGCGACGCGCATAGCCGCGCCGTTGCCGAATGACCCAATACCTTCGCCCCACCAATTCGCTGAGAGTTGCCGCCATTCACCCGTCTGATAGATGGCATCCAACATACTGGCCGTACCGCGACCATATCCGCGCTGAGGATCGGCATGGTACCGTTCGGCAAAGTACCCGGCTAGTTTGTCCTGAAGGATACGACCGTCTTCCGCCAGACACCGGACGATAGAGATTGCCATTGCGGTATCGTCGGTCCAGAAATATCGCTGTGGACCGCCGTCGCGTGGCAGGACGATCCGTAACTCGTTTTCCCCGAAAGCGTCTCCAACTGAAAGAGCTAGCAGGGATTTGATGGCGTGTACGATAGACATACCAATAGTTAGAGTATCAATTTTGAGATCGGATCAAATTCTGTGTTGACATATAAGTCGGGTTTTGCTATTCTGTGAGTGGAGAGAAAACGACATGAGTAAGATTCCCGTAAAGAGCATTGAACTTGAACGCGCCGAAGGGCTGGTGAGTGAATGTGTGGTGGTGACGGTGCCGAACTTCGCCGCCGCCGAAGAGACACTGACCCGGTGGGCACGTACCGCGCCGGATAACGGTGGGTACCACAAGTGTGATTTCAAGGTAACGTTCGTTGATGGTGAAACGTACAGCGGGCGGTACGATCTGAGCCGCGACCGCTCCTACGCCGATGCCCCTACGCTGGTGATGCACATTGAACGTCACCTGAACTTCTACGCCGGTGCCTACCGCAATGAGCTACCGGCTCACCTGAACCACATGACGATGGCGGACTATGAGCGGATGATCGGACGCCTGAGCGCTGAAGACCGCGCCGCCTACGCTAACTTTCTGGAGACATATGAGATCGCGTAACTTTAACATCGACAACGGACCCCGTTTCCCCTTCAAGCTGTTCGGCTGTACGTTCAGCATCTTCGGCATTTTCTTCGCCGCCGTGTTTGCGCTGGTGGTTGGATCGTGGTTGTGGAACCTATCCGGCGGGATGCAGGAACTTGCGACCAAGGAAGCGACGAAGTACGCCGCGCACGTGCCGGGAGTGACCAGCATTGAATGCAACCGCTACGACACGGACGCGGACGGCTACGTGACCTGTACGCTGTTCCGGGGCGAAACGAAACCCATGCAGATTGAATGCGGGTACAGCGGGTGCCGCATGCCGAAGCTGATGATCCCACAGGAGTAACCGATGCCGCGCCGCCAGAACGAATTCGAATTCCGCCACGGGAAACTGACCGCCACGGTACGCTGTTCGGTCGGTCGAACGTGGTACATCATCCTGACCAACGAAGCAAACAACAAAGCGTGGACATCCGGGGTGTACGGGAAGAAGGAAGCGCTGGCGGACGCGGTGGACTTCATTAGCGGGGAGAAGCCGTTGCCGACGACGATGCTAGGGAAGATCCCGGAATGTAAGGAAGAGTTCACCGGGACGATTGAGCAGAACAAGCGCACGTGCAACTTCTGTATGCGGCGGTATCCGGCGGATCTGTTCCGGGCACATTGGGATGTTTGTCCGGGGCGACATATGAGTGGTATGATGGAGCCACGATGAACGACGAAGAATACACCCACATCGGCGACGCGGACGCCTATGCCGATCACGAATACTGTACGGTATGCCGGGAGTGCATCACGTGTGGATTGCGTTCCTGTCGCGATGGGAAGCCCCACACGCGCGCCGGGGAAGAAGGGTTGACCGATGACCAGCGGCGGCTGAAGGCCGCGTACAGTGACGCCTTAGACCGCGTGCTGGAAGTGGAGAACGAACGCGACGTTGCCGCGTTCACCCAAGAGCACAAGGATGTGTCGGAAGTCGAAACCTACTTGGCAGAGAACCGCGACAATCTGGTGCCGGAAGAGATTCACTTCCTCGAAGTCACGATTGCGCTGAGGCGGGCGTTTAGCGGTCCAACAAGTCGCTGACACTCTTATCGGCGCGCCACATCTGGCAAGACCAATACCGGGGAGTGGTTTTGTCTTTGGCGTCGTCGCAGTTATGCCGGGCACGGAAAGCCTTGCGCCGTTCGGGATCGTCGCGCTTGATTTCCATGTCCTTGTCCCCGAAGTTTACTTTTTTGACGTTGCCGGTATCGGGATCTTTCACATAGACCTTGAACTTCTTAACGTCCCCGCGCATGGGTTTGTTGAGGGGTTGGTCCTGTTCGCAGAATTCGGCAAATGTCAACATAGAGGGTATTTATGGAGAATCAATCGAAACCGCCGGTCGTGATAACGGTTGGCAACGCCATTGTCAAAGGTGCGGCAAAGAATTATTCCTATCTGGAAGCGATAGTGTGTGTTCTGCACCGGGACAAGAAAGGAGCGGTGATGTTCCGTAGCTATGCGCGCCCGTGTGCCGCTCATCGTTCGAAACGGCTGGCCGTACAGAATGCGCGGGATCTGTTGGCAGAGTATCTGTCCGAAGGGCGGATGGCATTCTTTCTGGAAGACCGGAAGGGTAGCATGCATAACTGTCCGGTGCCGCCGGACATCGCCAAGGAACTTCTGAAGACGGAGTGGGCCGCGTGGTTCCCTTCTCACCCGGAGATCGCACAAGAATTCTTGATCGCCGCCTATTGACATATATGTCGTGGTGTGACATCATAAGGGTGTCATGAGTAACAGCGTCCACATCCTGAAGACCGCGACCGGTACCGTTCTTGGGCACATGACGCCGAAGTCTGAGTACTACAAAGAAGACCCGAAGAAGTATTCCGACGAAGAGCGGATGGAGTTGTTCACGTTAGAGGGCCGGGAAGCGACCGGACTGTTGTGGGGTGCTGCGCACCATGTAGCGCACGACGAAGCCGCCGCGACGCTCCTACACGGTCTACGGGACGAACTGATCGATGACATCGAAGTGAACGGAGAGAAGTCGTGGGCTGAAAACAACAAGTCGCTGTTCCTGTACCGGCGGAATAATGACCCGGTGTATCAGGCATGGTTGGCAGAGAAGGAAGGCCGATAGGATGTTGATGAAAGAGAAGACGGAACCACAGAAGACGTTATCGGTGTGTGCAACTTGCCCGTGGCGGAAAAAGCTGCAAGGGACCAAGCATCCGGCGGGGTGGTACAAGCTGGCGAACCTCAAACGATTGTGGAACGGGATGCGCACCGGGGAAGCGCCGGGGATGGTGTGTCATGCCAGCGATCCGGGGAGCACTGAGTACGGATCGACCAAGGTGGTGCCGGAAGGGACAGAGAAGCGGGAATGCGCCGGGGCGCTACAGTTGATTTACGCCGAAATCGAGATCCTGAACCAGAACCCGGACATCAAGCTCTATCGACAGAGCAGGAAATCGCCGATGACACGCGACGGCATCGGGTACTGGCTTTCCCGCTACGTGTTCGGGAAGCCGCCCGCAATTGTGAAGTGTGAAGATGTAGGACTCCCGTGGGAGCCAGAGAAGCCTTGACATATATGTCAGCGTTTGCTATGATGGTTATGTCATGAGCGAAACCTACAAATTCCGAATCAGCGTGATCGACCGGGGCCGGACGATTGACTATGGCGTGCATGTGGGCACGCGCGCGGAAGCGATTGCGATGTGTGAGGGAATTCAACCGTCCACGTCTTACAAGTCGGTGGTGCAAGCGTGGATCGAATCGCCGGTGATGACACCGGTGGAACCGTGGGTTGTGCTTGGTCCGCACATGCCGCCGCCGGAATCGCCGCTGATGAGTTGCCGGGTGTGTAGTGGCGCGATGAGCGGGCCGATGTTGGATTTGGCATTGCGGGATCTGGCACAGGGAGTGTGCGGGCCGGAATGCCGGGAGAAAGAACTGAAGCAGCATTTTGCGTGCTGTGAGAAGGCGACGCCGAAGGCTTGTGGATGTGCGTATGCCTTCAAGTGCGAAGAACACGGGGAAACCCACGTCGGGAGTCACGACTAATGGCTTGGAAGGTCTATTGGGACAACGGAAAGAGCGCATGCGGGGAATTCCCGGATGAGTTCGAGACAGAGGAAGAAGCGCAAGCATTTGCCGACAACTGGATGGCGGAAAGGAACGCGGAAGAAGGGCTGGACCCGGATGACGAAGAGAGCTACTTCGCCGAAGTGATACCATCGAAAGAATGAAGCCGGATCGGGAACTTAAGGACATCGCCCGCGAATGGGCGGAAGGTCGAATCCTATTCAGTACGCAAGTGCCGAAGGAAATACTGAGCATGGTGTTCATGCCGATCCTTTTCTTGACTGATGAACAGCGGGAGAAGCTGATCGCCGATGATGTATTCGCCTTCTACGGAAAGATGGCGGACGCGGGGCCGCGTGCAATCAACGGCTTTCCGATGTTCACCGCGATGACATCGATGACGAAGCCGGAATACGAAAAGGTTGCTGAGCATGTCAAGGTGTACCAAGCCATGCAGAAACAATTTGAAGGATCGGAAGCCTAATGCGATCATTTGACACTGCACACGTGCCGCCGCCGAACCCGGAGAACTATTGGTGGTTTGCTCACCGGGAACGGATCGACTACATTCCGGGAATTGGCTTACAGCTAATCGCCATTGACCTGAACAACAAACGGGCGATGATGAACCTGATCGTGAAGGACAAACCGATCCGGGACTATTTGGAACTGGATGCGCCGGTGGTGGCGTTGCGGTTACCGAACGGAGAGCCGTTGTTGACGTTGACCCTTCGCGCCGTGGAAACGGATCGGGTGGGCCTACAGGTTACCGGGCACCCGGACCATTTGAAATCCGCATAAAGCAAAAGGCCGGACCCGAAGGCCCGGCCAATCTTATCAGTCGTCGATTCCGATGTGATGTTGCCATCCTTCGGTACCGAAGATGTCTCCGTATGAATTCCCGTCTCCATCTTCGCTGTTCTGGAGATCATCGCACATTTCCACAAAGTAATCGATGATCCGGGCGCAATGTGCCGCCTCTTCGTCGGTGACTTCGTTCTTTCGAAGTTTGTTCACCAGACGGTTGAATTGAGCATGAGTCATGCTACTAGAGTAGCGGGACAACTCGAACGGCAATTTCTACAGACCCGGCGGTCAGGGCACTGAGGTTGGCACCGACAGCGGTGAAACGAGCATAGACGTAGTGAGCTTGGGCGCTGTACGTCTGGAACGCTGAACTCATCTGAAGGCTACGGTCGGTGACTGCCAACGACAATTCATAGGGC